AAGGGCCAAGTTTACGACCTAACCTCTTTTCAATACAACTGATACACAAAAATCCACGTTCATTATTATGGACTTTATACCATATTTCATTTTTCAGAAAAAAATGTTCCCCAATTGTGGCAGTAGAAACTCCACAATCTAAACAGGGTTTAAGTTTATCTCTCTTTTTCATAATATTATTATATGAGTATAAATGATTTGTCAACTAGAAAGTATATCCGATTTCAGCAAACCATCCGATAGTATCCATACTGGCATTGATATGCTCCCGACCACCATTACTAATATGAGAGTATTCAACACCAAAACGAGTGTAAAAATCATTATAGTCAATCAGAATACCCAATTGGAAAAAGCCAGAATAGTTAACCCGAGACATTTCTTCCCGTTCTTCAATAGTATAACTATCTACAAGAACAGTATAAGTATTAATAGTCTCAAACTCATGGATTGTCTGAGGCTGACTTAAAAACATCAATCTCTCATCATTCCAAATAATAGCACCACCTAACCCAACAAAAGGCTTAATATTCTTAAGACCAATATTACCATAAATCCGAACAATGGCCCTAGCTTCAATACCATCAATATTATTAATCTCACACGATCCTAAACCAATACTAAAAGAAACAGGAGTATTTTCTTTTATAGTCATTATATCCAACATTACTCCCATACGAGTAACATCAACATCAAACTTACCATCATACATAGAATCGCTCATATAGGTTGAAACACCAAACTCAACCGCAACCACAGGAACAACCATAGCCATGAGGATTGCAAAGCGCATCTCTATCTCCTTATGCCTACAATTATATAAACCAATCCACCTATTGCAACACCTATTTACACTCATTTTGTTCTTTACATTCATCCTAAACATGATAATAAAAGTTTAATTAGTTTAAAATCATTTATTCAAATAATAATCATATGCTTCTTGATGTTTGTAAACTGGTAGTTGATGATGATTTAGTAGTGAGAAAAAATAAAACTTTTTCTCTGCATCATTTCTACCATGTTTTTCTGCATACGTTATTGCTAGGTTAATAATTTGTAGTTCAACTGAGTTTAAAGTAATTGGAATATATATTCCTGGGTCCATCATCCAGTGAATTGTTTTAAATGTAATCATTTTAATTCCTTTTGTAAAAAGAACCACGCCAGTACCCACTAATAGGATACTGGCGTGGGTCTACCCCCTGCAAGGGGTTGGGTTACTCCACGGTTGCAGCCGCTTTTTTCACCCTGGGGAGCTTATTTCCCCTTTAGCTTTGGTGACTCGCCCATATCAATCCTGGTTAGAAGGAGGAGGTAGATATGTCGGCACATGGGGCCGGGGCAGTAGGTTAGGCTACCTTCCCTGGGGTCGTCTCGTATATTATATCAAAGAGTGTTCGCTTGTCAAGAGGTTACTTTACTTCTGGATCAAGAAAGAAATCGACCCATGTCATTTGACTACCATGCTTCTTTTGGTAGATATTAAATTGCTTATTAATTAATAGATAAGCAAGTAAGGCGATCATCATACCAAACATAATGGTGAAAATAACCTTAATAATAGACTTCATTTTGTTTTCCTTAAAGTGGCAAGCGTTCAGCAATAGCAGTTTCAATATAATCAAGCGTTGCGGAAATAATAATATTACCATCCTTATCAACCAAATTAGCGTAAATAAAATGAGACCGATTGCCCTTTCCACGACGAATGTTTACAATCGTACACCCAACATAATCTTGAATAGGATTAATTGGATGTGGGTATGTTTTCACACTCATGGGGTTCTCCTTTTATGAGAATCATTATATAGAGTATTTGTCAATGTCAAATCTTAAACTGCAATTCCCTTTTCGTCTGCATATTGACGAAGTTTTGAAACTTTATCATTCATAGCATGATCATCATTAGCCATTGCATACCCAACAACCCGACCACATGCAAAAATTGCTACATTACTACTTGAAACAGATTTAAACCTAACATGCTCATCAATTCTGATATATGCAATATTTATCAAAGAATTAAAATCTGCATCGGTGGTCATGTTTATCCCCTTGTAAGAATCATTATATGGATTGAATCAGTCTGTCAAGCTACAACCACAACAGGGACAATAATTAAAACGAATATAAACATCCGGTTCATTATGGGAATAAACCTTGGGATTATAGAAAATCCCATCCTCATTAATACTCAAACTTTCATCATCACCAACCGGATTATTAAGATATAAAGAAAAACTCTTACCAACAAACTCACAACCATCTGCATGCTTACTCATTCGTTTCTCCTGCAATCATTATATGCCAATCAAATCAATTGCAACCACAAAATATTTTACACTCATCATAAACAATTTTGTTCTTTACATTCATCCTAACCATGATAATGAGTCTAAACTATTGTAAACTAATGAGTTAGTAAATGAGTATAAAAAGAACCGCCCTTCCTATTCTTTTAGGAAGGACGGTTTCTACAATCCTGCCAGATTGTTACCCATGATTAGGTTGGCAGTCCTAATCTTGGCTGATGATGATATATTCCTTGGGGGGCGCTAGCCAACAAAAGCCGTATACCCCTGTAAAATATATTCTCATCTTTAGGGGTCGGTATTCCCGAATATGTCCCCTTTTGTGCAGAGGGTTGCTGCCCTCATATGCTATATTATATCAAGTCTTTACGATTGTCAAGGGTTTCTTATAGCGAGCCAACACCCTTTCTCTCCAAGTCTTTGAGTATTCTCCCATAGGTGCAGTAAGATTCTTGAGAAACTTTTTAGGACAATCCCAATAGTATGGACCCATATCCTCACTTAGAGGCTTATATCCAACTTGGCCCTTTGCAGAAAACAACAGGTCAAGATGAATATATCGGTCCATCTTATCACCTACAGTGACTTCCATTTGCTTCCACAGACGGTTTCCACGGAGGGAAAACATCAAGCACTTGACATGGACCGGAATACCGGCTGGATTGATATGAGATTCATCCTTGGTCAATTCCCGAATCAGATTCTCACGGGTTCCAGGCTGATAGTAGGTTCCCATCGTTTCCCCTTGTGAGAATGATTATATGGATTGGATAAGAATGTCAAATGAACTTTTCAATCGTCTTAACCTTGCCACACTTGGAGCAAGTAAGAACAATAACTATCTTCTTACGAGTAAGTTCGTACATATCACATGCACGCATTGGACCTTTATATCCAACCTTCCTCATATGTTCAACTACACTTTCCCCAATATTTTCAGAAACCTTATTCCACTGATGCTTGCAGAAAAACATGACGGTCTCCTTATGCTAATGATTATATGGATTGGATAAGAATGTCAACCACGAATCAGAGGCATAACAGCAAGAACGATCCACCAAATACCAAACACTACACTGGAAACTCCACCAAGGAAACTCATAATCATACAAACAATATGACCAGTAAAAATATTACTTGTCTTGCTAAAATCCATATTCTTTGAAATATTGTTAAACCCAATTGCCATATTCAAGAAACAGAAAATAATAGAAAACACAAAAACACCTAGACTAATAAAAAACAGAATGGGAATCATGGTATATTCTCCTTGTAAGAATGATTATATATGAGTTTAAACCCTGTCAACCCCTATTTTTCAGTTCCATACAACAATAATGAATCTCATCCTCATAATATCCATAATTAGGATTTTCAGGATAAGCGTTAATAGCTTCCCGTGCATCCTTAATAATAAACCGCAATTGTTCAACACTTTTATTCTTGAGAGACTTCATATATTCCGAATGATTCATCACCTTAGTAGGATGACCCATGTCTTTCCCCTTGTAAGAATCATTATATGAGTGTTCCACCGTTGTCAATAGCGACTTTGACTATGCTCATTGTGATCCGCATTGCCATAATCCCAACGTTCTGCCCCTAGTTCCTTCGCCTTTTTAATAATAACAGCATGCTTATTGCCATCATAATTAGTCCAGGTATGCCATACCAATCGCCCACTAATGTAAAATGCAGCCTTAGTCCTATATGCTATCATGCTTGTCCCCTTGTGCCATACAGTATATGCATCATGAACACTTGTCAACCCCTAGGATTTCCCTTTACATCCATCACAAACATGATATACGAAAAATGAGTGTAAAAATATACCGGATTTCTCCGGTATAAATCCCCCTCTAGTATATCAGGGAGTCGGGGCACGTACTCGCTTTCGCCGCCCTTTCGCTAGTAGATGGTGTTCTACTAACTACCGCAAACGACCTACCGGCTAAATAAAAGCCGCGCACTCGCTATTCGTTTGCTACACTTGTATTATATTGTCAATGATGCGCTTGTCAAGGACAATGAACAATAATACACTTGATAATATAAGCAAAAGCGCAAATACCTGCCACAATCAGACTAGAAGAAAGAATACCACCTAGTCCGTTGCGGGGAATGCAAACAAATACCCCCAATGTGGCAAAAATCAGAGAAAGAATAATTAGAGCAATCATTGTTGTCTCCTTGTGTGATTGATTATATTGGTTTCCAGCCCTTGTCAATACTCACTTGCCAGCATCAACACCCCATCAGTATAAAAGAACTTGATTTCATTTACGGACAAATCAGTGGCATCATATTCCTGACGATACAGAACCTTACAATCACCATCTTCGTAGGTCATAATCGCACGACGATCCTTCGTCACGTTCACCTTGACGCAAACAAAGTCTTGACTCTTGACATTCTTGTGATGCGTCAGGACCGCCAGCATGTCAGTAATAACCCAACCAGCATGCTTGTGGACAAACTGAACGCCATCCGTGTACCGAATATTCCGATACATCGGATGATAAAACATATTCTCCGATCCGAAAAACCCCGAAAGGTCCGCATCGGTGAATCGCTTGTTGCTCTCCATGTTTGTCCCCTTGTGTCTCTCATTATATGAACCAAACAAGCAAATCAACCTAATTCTTTACACTCATTTTGTTCTTTACATCCATCACAAACATGATATTGCACAAATGAATGTAAAATAAAAGGATAGGTATTAACCTACCCTTTTATGATTGTTCAATGTTCACAGACCATTATACTGCATTTTGTAGTCCACTTAGGATACTTTTTAAATCCACCCATTATATGAATGCTAATATGTAAATTACACGATTCAACATAATGACTTCGTTGAAAAATATTACTATCAAATAAATACGCATCTTTTAAATCATTAATTAGGTAGCAAATCTGATTTCTCCACTCGTTAAACGATACAATATGTCCATTATTATGCTTACGCAATTCCACCCATGCCTTGTAGAGATTGTATCCCTCTCCATCTTCCCAATTCAACGTGCGAATCTTTTCCTTAAACTCATTGATAGCATCAATAGCAACCAACCGGATGGGACGCATGGTTGTCTCCTTGTGCCTCTCATTATATGAACCTCACAAGCAAATCAACCTATTTCTTCCCCTCTCATCCCCACTATTGACATCCATCAGAAACATGATAATGAGTCTAAACTATTGTAAATATTATAGTAATAAAAAAATCCCCTAGTATTTCTACTAGGGGATACTCCGCTCCACTTCCTACTGGAAGATTAGTAATCGTCTTCTGGATCATACTTTCCACGGGGCTTGGAACGAGGGCCATGCACCACTTCCATATGCTCCCGCCGGTATTCCTCCATCGCCACGGCAAGGATATGCCGCTTGTCACCCTCTGAAATATCACCACAATAGTCGGTGATGACTTCTCGCTCATTCTTGAACCCTGACCCCTTGGGATCATCCCAATAGTCAAAGAGGTTGTCAATCAGAGCATCGTCAATAGTCATGGTGGTCATTTTCTCCCTTTCTAGGAGGATTTGTTATGCGTTTGATTATATGACCTAGTGTAAATTGTCAAGTAGTATTTCCTGTCGTCTTGCCATTCTGATCCAAGTTCTTGCCATCCAACGATTTAGTATTTCATCAGCAATTTTTCCACACAAATCAGGAGCAATCGACTTGCGCCACCGATTCTTGAAAAGAGTCAATGCATATGAACGTTGTAAAGGTATTGAAACTAACTCACTATCTATAATTCTTGCCATGTTTGTTTCCTTGCTCCATACATTATATACCTACAATATACAAATCAATATATTTTTAAACTCGTTTAATATCAATACCAGTGTATTTTATTTTTTTGTTCAATTCTATAACCACTATCATGCATTATATCTCTAGTTGATGAAATATTCTTAAAAAGATTCCATACTTCAAGGTTAGTTTGATCTAATGTTTGGATAAACGCCCATAGTTTTTCATCATAAGGAAGAATAATTCCACCAGGAATTATCCTTTTACCATTTACATCAAATACTGGTTTTACACTATCATAAAAAAACTCACCATCAATTAACTTAGCAACTACAGGAGGAGAATCTTTTTCATTATCAATTAGAATAAAAAGATTTCCAATCTTTTTTGTCCACACAGGTTCCCAATTATGTCTAATAGTTTCAACATAAATATTAGGAGTCTTAAATAATTTTTTCCACAATTCTTTGAGGAACATGTTCACTCCCGTATGATAACCATTATATACTGATTATACACAAATCAACCGGTTTCTTTATACTTGACATCCATCAGAAACATGATAATGAGTTTAAATTTATTAAATGAGTATAAAAAATAAACCCCAAGGATCATAACTCCTTGGGGTCTATACCCTTACGCTCAAACGCATCTATGGGGCGAACCCCTCCGCTCGCGTAGCCGATTAGGGAATAAGTGACGACTTCGGAGGAATCTGGCAACCTTCCTAGTCATCCGTGGCTTACGGTTCCACGATCCGTATTTAGGTCACTTTCAAGATTAAAGCCTTTATTAATATATTCACTTCTGCATAACTAACTCCTTTATTCATGGGTGATATGCTTGTTGAGCCTACATTATATCTACCACTTTACACTTGTCAAGATGGTTTGTTATCCTTCTCAAACCCATATTCAATAATCCCTAATTTTTGGTCTGCATCATCTTCTGCCGCTTCTTCAGTTGGAAAAGGGCCATCCGTAAAATCTTCATCAGGATAAACACCCATATTATCCTGCCACCAATAAGAGGCAGAAAAATTACCCCAATAATAACCATCCTCAAACTTACGAACAACTACAAAGTTGTCAGCACTCATGTTTATTCCTTATTATTATAAAAAATTATACCATCAAGTTTACTAATACCATTAGGAGGAGTAACACTAATATTATCAACATTAACCTTTTTAAGGAAACATTTATCAATTAAATAATCTACAATCTGAAACATCTCTGGAATATAACCATGCTCACCACGATAATGAATGGTGACATTTCCGTTTTTTGTCTTATTATGACTATTGACTAACGGAAAAAACGCAGGCATGTTTTATTCCTTTTCACTCATTATATTTACACTCATTTCAAGTCAAGTAAAATACAATCAGCACAAATACCTTTTGCTTCCCGATCAATATGATTAATTAATACACAATCTTCTTGTGCCTTAGTTCCCGGTTTCAAGGTGATAGGACTATAATGAACTACCGGAATATTATCAAACGTGTTTAAAATAATAGGATATGCAGAACCCCAATTATTAATATCCTGACCCTTAGTAATCAAATGATATGTTTTCATTTGTTCCATTATATGTTCCTTAAAACACTTGTCAATTATCGCTTAGGATTATTCTGCTCTAATTCCCTAATCCTTGCCCTAAGTCTAACACTTTCTAACAACATTTGATTATATGCGTCAAGCATCCTTTTATCCGGATTAGTATTTACAACCTTTTCAACATATTCCTTCTTAACTACTTCTTTAATAGGTGCATTCTTCTTACCATAATATGCACCAGCTATAAATGAAATGGTCACATAGACCACCGTAATAATAGCATACTGACAAATTATTTTGCTGTCGTATCTCATGCAAATCATTATATCATCCTAAATACCTTTGCAATCACTTTCTTACTACTTGACATCCATCATAAACATGATATAGACAAAATGAGTGTAAAAACTAATAGGTTAGTAAATGAGTATAAAAATTAAAGGGGCAGTTTTGCCCCTTTAATCTGTCTAGAAGTTATAGTCATAAAACTTATAGGCAACACCCATCAGAAAGGGAGTACCCTTCATCGCCCAACCACGCTTGGTCAGACGAATCTTGGTCTTGACCGGATTGGCAGGAATCGCCAGATCATACTCCAATTCCCTCTGGTTTGTGCAATGAGCACAGAACCCACCAGGAACAAACTCTGGCTTGATCGTCTCACATAAAGTCGATTCCAGGGGAATCACGGTGGCAGTCTTGCCACTCTTAGAAACCTCCACCACCATGTACGGATGGCGATCCGTGTACCCGCAATAGGTACAACCGAGACCAGGAACCGCCGCCAGGGTGCGGCTGGGGTTGGGGTCAGTCTTGGTCGGGTTAGTCGGCATGTCTGCCTCCTTGTACGACTAATTATATGCTCTTTCCAATCCTGTCAATCCCCCAACTTTTGTATAACCTTCCACCGATTTCCGTTTACATCCATCCCCAACATGATATAAACCTACTACTTCAATAGTAAATGAGTATAAAAATAAATGGTCCTTATGGACCATTTACCACCACCCGATACAACTGCCTTGCATACTTGGGCATCTTCCGATGCAAGAGAGCCATACCCTTCGGACCCAGCGGAGTCGCGTACAATAGCGTTTTTCCGGCTGCATGTGCATTCCAATGAGAAATGATGCGCTGGGCTAGGATCGACAATATCTTTGCGTCTACACCCGAAAAACCAACCCCATTGTAATCAACTGTCGCTTCCTTTGATACTTCCTCCATAGTCTGAAACTGAAACACACGAACACACCCCTGCATCGCCCATTTAGAATCGTTCGCTAACTTATTCTTAATAAAACTAATAGCCTCCTTCTGGCTCATCGCCAAAATGCGGTCCCTAATAGCGGCTTTACGTTCGTTGCTCATATCAAACTATTGTATAACCATCCTACTCATGTCAAGATCCTAAATCATCCTTGACATTCTTAAATACCATGATAACTACCTCAATGAGTTTAAAAAAACTAATACATTAGTAAATGAGTGTAAAAACTAACCCCCTCCAAGTTTCCTTGGAAGGGGTGACAATCTTTGTCAGTCCGCTTCTACCATGAGGCTCGCAACCTCGGCAGGCATAACCGTTTCCTTGTCGATGGTAAGACGGTCATAGTTGCCATCCTTGAGTGACAGCATCTTGTATGGCAACATACCATCCTCGCAGTAGGTCTCTACTTCCCCCTTCGCAATAGTGAGGGGACGGCTGTTGGTCGCCTTGTATTTGCCTTCAACGTGGACCTTGCGAGACACTTCAAGCACCGAAACCATGATGCTAGCAACAGTCGGAACCCCGTCAGCATCCAGCACCGGCACCTTGACCTTGCGACCATCTACTACTCCGTCAGTAGTGACAAGGTGGCACTTGATCCCCTGACCGCTATGGACGTAGCACCGAGCATGGCCTTGTCGATACCCGTCTGACTCCTTATCCCCTGCGAGAGTCTTGGTCAGACTCTCAACTACGAGGTTGCGAGCCTCCTCATGGAGCGCATCAGTAGCAACGTACCCCTTCGCACGTTCCAGCATACGCTGGCAACGCTTGCCATAAGAGAATCGACTAATGAAGTTGATAGTCGAAACCCCAGAAACGATGCACTTGGGATCACTGGTGCCACTGACATAGTTGTGGACAGTGGCAAAACCACCATGCCGACAACTATCCAGCACGTTGAGCGCATCCAGTGTGCGCTCATCAATGTTTACAAGCGTTCCGTCGAGTGTGATGCGTGGCATGCTTGCCTCCTTGTACGACTCATTATATCAACCAAAATCAGTTTGCAAGTATTCTTCTGTTTACAATCGTCTTCATATTTCTACTATATTAGTTTACACTTGACATCCATCTAAAACATGATAATACAAAAACTAATCCATTAGTAAATGAGTATAAAACAAAACCCCGATGGGTGATCATTCCATCGGGGTCGTTGGCAGGCTTTCGCCTTTGGTTTGGTTGCGATCCTGCACCAGCGGTGCCCCTACGCTTTGCCATGCGTGGGAGTTTATTGCATATCCTCCGCAGCCCATCTCCCAAAACTTGCGGATTAAGCCTATGACATTTGACGGGCAGGAGTCAGCCATAGGCAACTAACCCCTATTGCCCTTCATAATCGTCGCTTTAACATTTGCCCATCCTTATAGGTTAGGCGTTCATGTGTATGCCTAAATTATATCAACAATCTCAACTTGTCAATACCCATGTTTACACTTGACATCCATCATAAACATGATAAACGTAAATGAGTGTAAAACTAAAAGAGTGGTTTCCCACCCTTTAGTTTAATGGCCATTGATAGTCAATATACATTAGACGCAATATATCGAATATCTCACCAAAATCTGTCGAATTATACAACCGATCAAAATTGTAAGGAGCAGATACAGGCTGATTCCGAATAAACTTATTGAAAAACCATTGACCAACTCGTAACGTCTTACGAGGATCATCTTCCTCATATTCCGTCATTATGTTGCGAAAGGATGGAATTGGATGTTTGTAGCTCATGATAACTATTATATCAACTACATAAACATTACAAGTGTAAACTTTACACTTGACATCCATCATAAACATGATAACCATATTTAAATGAGTTTAAAACTAATAAGTTAGTAAATGAGTGTAAAGAAAGGGGATAGTTGTTCCCATCCCCTTTGTCGGTTTCCTATTAAACCTCTACTTCCTGGACAGCCTCGACCGGAACCGGCTTGCCCGCCTTGAGAATCTTATCGACTGCCACCATAATAGCCTTAGCACTCTTTTCGGGAATCCGTTGGCCACCATGCAGGCTATTCCAATGCTGGATATAACCACGGGACTCGTCGCCACCCGCCAGACCTAAGACTTCCCCCACAATGTAAGCAACCGTTTCCGCTTCAATTTCCCTAAGACTACGCTCCATCGTAGGATGTTCGGGGTTCCAATCGTTTTCCCCCGTATGACCCAGCACAATATGGGCAATCTCATGGATCAGAGTCTTGGCAGGATGCATAGCAATCGGGGAAACTGCCACCTTGCGACCCTTGGCGTATCCCTGGCAGTTGCCATTTACCATATCATACGAAACCCGCTCAATCCCCATCTTGTCCAAGCAACGATCCCCCTCCCAATCAACCGTATGAGTCTCATGCTTGAAACTATCAACCTCGCCACTCACAACCTCCGTCTGCGACAATGCAAACCACAGACTGCGGAATGTGAACCCAATCATACGAGGATCATCATTCTTTTCCCCCTTGCGTGCGAACAACGGCATGCACAAGGTCAGACCTTTGCTACCCTTGCGAACAACGCGACCCATCGTTTGCCAACGCTTGAAAGTAGCAATCGGACCAACTTCTATCCCCCTAATCTTCATCTGATGCATAGCCAATAAACTATTCATAAAACTATAGTCGTGAAACATACTATAACATTGGGCAATAATGCCCGGCTTGCTAATAGCCTCGTCCAACAGAGTCTCAAACGGGATCGGGGTGTCGTTCATGTCTCGCTCCTATGCTATGGATTATATACCTTTCTTTCCACAGTCAATAGACAATCACCTTATCTCCCTTGTATAAATCTCCATAAAATTTCTGTTTACATCCATCATAAACATGATAACTACCTAATTGAGTGTAAAACTAATAAGTTAGTAAATGAGTGTAAAACTAGAGGGGTGGTTTCCCACCCCTCTAGTCGTCAGACCATGACGCGCAACGCTTGCGCCTTGGCCAGCAGACTCCGCAACACGATGCGAGTAGCACCATCGTTGCGAACCTCCCAGCACAGCCGAATCTTATGATTCAGCCGATCAGTTGCAACGCTACGAGCGTTCTCACAACCAGCATAGGCGTTCAGGGTCGGAATGGCGATGGCAACCATGGGTGCCTCCTTGTACGACTCATTATATTAACCTAAACACCCTGTCAACCATTACCTTTACACTCATCTCCATTATTGACATCCATCATAAACATGATAACTACCTAAACGGGTGTAAACGAGTGTAAACTATCCCACTACTCCTGTGGATCCGGTCCTGGCAACTTACTATCACAATACTCAATTATAGACCTAATAAACTCAGGACCAGCATCTAATACCTTGCGATCATTGAACGCAATAGTATTCTCATACCCTTCACAACATTTCTTGTATTTCTTGCCCGATCCACACGGACACAACTCATTCCTTCCTATCTTCATACTACCACCACCCCATAAAGCAACCAATGCCATAGAGGTTCACTACAATCGCAAACCCCAAGTAAGGCGCGGCATACGCTAACTGACGCATTCGTTTCTCCTGCAACCATTATACCACTCCATAACCATTGTCAATAACTAATATTACACTTTACATCCATGAGTAACATGATATAGACCTACAACTACTAATTACAAACATAAATTACCGTAATTACTACCTATCCGTAATTTCCTATGAGTGTAAATTACCGTAATTTCCATAATTACCGCTATACCCCCCCATAGTAGTAACCACCCCCTCCCTATTATACCCCCACTTACTACCCCCCTCAAATGTCCAAAACACAGTATTAGGAGGGGGGTACTAAGGGGGCAATTCCACCGTAACTCAAATTTTTATACATTTAAACTTATTTAGGATTTTAAACTCATTTAGGGTCATTTACAATAATTTAAACTTATTTAAACTCATTTACAATAGTTTAACCCCATTTTAAATTAGTTTAATTACTTTATAGTCCGTAATAGGGACAAAATACGATTTTAAATTGGTTTAAAATATGGGAAAAATTTTTTGGGGTGGGGATTTACAATGGTAGGGTTTATTATAGTCCGATAGTTAGGGAAATTTAGGTATCGTTGGATATTGATTTTTGGGAAAAATTTTTATGGGGTGGGTTTTTATTTCCAGGGGTTTTATGGTTTTTTATATAGTTGTTACATAGTTTATTATTAGATATAGTAATATAGAGGAATAGGAGGTTAATACAGTATAGGAATAGGATTAACAATATAAAGGAAGCGAGCATGAGGTTTACAATCATTTATATTATTTTTTTCTTTCTTTAGAATATTTGTCTAATATCAATGAAGCTAATATCCAGGACTTTTGGATTCCATCCTGTTTTACCATTTTTTTGACTAGATACGACTGCATTAGGGTGTTTAAGTAGGACGGCGTATCTACCGAGTGGTTTATCTGGATATGTTGTATCTGGGTCGATTCTTTGGTAATTTATAGTAGTGATGATATCATTAAGTAGTGTTTTTAATAGTGAGGCGTTTTCTATCCAAGGGGTAGCGATGATATCTAGGTCTCTTTTAGTTGATCCGTGTATAGCGATAGTCCAACCGTGTGAGTTAGCGACAGATTTGATAGTATCTAGTAATATTTTATCTTTTTTATTCATGTTAAATTTTTCGTATTTTAAATTTCTATTATTGAGTAATAATATTCTGTATTTATGAAATTTGGAGAAACGGTGAATTTATTATCTATTTGTCCGATAACAATTCCGGTATCGTATATTTTTGATCCATGATATCCTACGAGTAGTTTATTTTTCAAATCTTTATAGAGGCAAGTTATATTAAATATTTTAGATACGCCAGAGAACGGGAGATTTTCCAGGAAGTTTGTTCCGGTTAATTGGCATTTTGTTTCTATAATTTGCAGTTCATTTTCGTTTAATAGGTTTTTTATTAATTGTTCATTTCCGATTAAGAAGTTTCCGCAACTTCTACTTGTATCTTTTGCTATATTAAAAGATGTTTTTAATAAAGTACTTATTAATTTATTATTTAGTTTAAATGTATTTTTTGCTATTTTAAGGGCATACTCAATATATGCATTAATAGCATCGTTATAGTTATTATAGGTATTACAATTAGTTATGTTCATTTTTTCTGTAGTTAGGCCGTGAGATTTTTTATATCGAATAGTAAATATTACGTTATCATGTAATTGTATTGGGAAAAATGTTTCGACATCGAATATATCGGTTTCCATATTATTTCCTTTTTTTAATTGTTTAAATTTTTTCCATATTTTTTAAATAGTGATTGTTTAACTTTATTAGGGATATTATTCCAGATTTTATTATTAGTAATAGAGGAGTTTAGGAGTTGTTTAGTGATATCTAGTTGTTCTTGTAGGTATTGGAGTTTTGATTTATATTCATTTATTATAGTTTCGGAGTCGATTAATTTTTCATAATCTGGGTTTCCGAGTTTAAGGAGTCTATTTATTTCTTCCTCTTCTTTTTGTTTTTTAATATATTCGATAGTGATACGGAGGAATTCTGGGTCGAAGGTAATAGTATAAGTAGAACCGTCGTGGATGGAGATTTTATAATGACCGCATTTACATTTAAGGTATTTAACTATAGCGTTAGTGGGGTAAGGTTCTTGTAGATATGAGTTATATGATAAAATGGTTGAATATGGTAGGATATCTTTAGAAGTGTAGGAATTGATTATTTTTTTATTTAATTTAGGATAGTGGAGTTCTTTAATAGGGATAGAGAATTCGGTATATGAGTGTGAGTGCCAGAGGGGCATTGGATTAGTCCTTCACGTTTATTTTAAGAAGTCTATGATGTGAGGAGTATTCGTCGTCTTTATTTTCGCAGAATAGTTCAAGGATGCCGTTATTATGATCTAGCGCGTAGATTATTTCGAAGTCATTTACATTATGTTCAGATAGTAGAGCATGCCAGCCGCAGGAGGGGCATTGACCTTCTTGGTTCAATTTTTGTTGTAGTATTTCTCTAGCGTGATTTATTTGTTCTGTAGTAGCCATTATATAGTTCCTTAGTTGGAATTTAATGTAGTTTCAAAAGAAGTTTAATAGTATTTTGTTTATGGGTAAATATTTTTTATAAATTCTATAAGTTCACTGATTGATAATAGGTGATCTGGGTTATACTTATCTTTTAATTTTTTACTTAAGAATTCTATTTGTTGTGTAGTTAGAGGAATATTTACGTAATTATCTAGTTCTGGGTTTGCCATGTTATTTCCTTTTTTGTTTTAATATATTCAAGTTAATTAGTTCATAAATGTTTTCAGTTGTATGTTTTACATCATTGATTTTCTGGCCACATAAAGGTATCTGCTTTTCCACGCAGAACAGAGAAGGCAGACACAATACGTCGCCACATACTAATACTATCTTTATATAGAGGGCGAGAAGGCACCCATTTTTTGTTTATTTGTGTATGAGTGCTGTTTGCATATTCCATTAATTCTTTGAGAGTCCACATGATTTATCTCCTTTTTGTTTAGATGCATTTGATCGGTGTTACCATTTGTATAATTTTAAATCTCAATTATACATAGTAAGTTTATTAGTCATTACCTAATTCTTTTATACATATTATACAACATAAGTATATATTAGTCAATATTTTTAGTTTATAAATTATCCCATTCTAATTGGATGAGACCTAATTCTGGGTCGTTATCTAGTGGTTGATATGGTTGAATAAGTTGTTTAAGTTCTTTCCATTTATATATTGGCATAGTTAGTGAGACTTTGACCATATCATCATTTTGGTTTACAAGTGGTGTACTACGGAAGGAATCTATTTTATGAATAGAAATATCTTTAAAATCTGGTATTAATCGGGAGAAGAAATCTTTTATGGATTCATTATCACGGTTAAATCCTTTAGATTCTGCCCATTCGACTATTTTTTTAAATTCGTTAGAGTCGTTATGGTCATTTTGTCTAGAGGATAGTTGATGTAGGAGTTTATCATTTTCTGATTTTAGGTTAGTTATTAAGGTATGAATGGTATTGACTGCTTCACCGAATGAAGTAGATTCATCGTCCGCACCTGTAATTGAGTAGATAATATTTAATGCAGTTAATTCGTCCATTATATTATTTCTCATTGTATGGATTAGGTTGGAGCATAAATGTTAAAGCAACGATGGAAAGATCAAAGAAGAAAATTGCAGTAACAAAATCTAGCCATAGGTAAAATGGTATAAGATTGAATATACCAATAATAAAGAATAATATAGTTAGTAAGATACAGGATTTAATTAAATAGTTTGACATATTATTCTGGTTGTCTTAGGTCAAATTCTGTAAGGAGATGGTAGTTAGCTTTAATACATATACAATATGGTTTTACATTTATTGAGAATTGTTTATCGAAGATATATGATGGTTGGTTATCAATAATAGTTAATTGTATAGGTTTTATTATTTTTCTTTCAGTATTTGAAATGAGGATTGAATAAAGTGGGAAGGGTGGAAGATAATGTTCACAGAACCGTATTTTAGCATCATGTTGGTTTCGTGGTTTAAATATACAATTATTTGGATTAAAATTTGGTGAGGTAGGGTCTTTATAAAGACTGTCAATGAGTTTAACTGGAGTAGGGATAGAGATTCCTGTGACATATTCTAATATATAATGTGGTTCTTTATAGCAATTATTTTTAGGAGTGATAGAAGATATTAGGCAAAGATCTTTCCCTTTAATATGTATAAAGTCACCCGGTTGGAACATTGTAGTAGGCAAATTTCTTGATTCATCTATTTGAATTTGTGATTCTATTTGATTTTTGAATGAATTATATCCAGCGGAGAATGCTTCCCACAGTGGTTCATCTGGTCCATAGTCTTCCATGTGTCTTTTATAAAAGTCGTATTCTTTTGTCTTTCGAAAAGCATCCCATGCATCACGGAGTTGATGTGTCATCATTTTATATAACCTTTATTGTTTCAGAATCATCGAATTCGTTTTCGTCATAATGTACAAGTCTTTCTATTTCTTTAACAATAGTTTCTTTTGTTTTAAAGATTCTAAAGTTTTTTCCAATTTTTGTTTTTTCTAGTTTAATTTGTTTTTTGACTGCGTTTTTAAATTTTTCAGGCATTAAATAATCGTAGCGATCTAAGGAGCATAAAAGTAGCAAATATTCACCATATTCGTCATTTATATGTTCTGTGATTTCTTCTAGAGTGAATTCATTATCCATGGTTATTCCTTTCTAAGTGGATTATATTGTATCAATGATTTTTTAATATGTCAAGCCCAATACGTATAGATCATAGGTTTTAGTTGGAGTATGGTTGATTCATCTTTGAATACTTTAAGGTATATACAAAGTTCTTTTATTATTTCTGGGACCATAGGAACGATGTTAGTTTTAGCATCTTCTATGGAATCAAATCCGAATTCATTGAGATATTCTAAATTACAAGGTTGTTTATGTTTTATCATCCAATTGATAGCTTGGAGGAATTCTACTAATTGGAGTCGTTTTCCATCTATTTCTAAATAATTTAGACCTGTTTTTAGGTTAGTCCAAGATTCATATGGGTATATAGGTCGATTTATGGTTGTTACTTTTGGTTTACAATTTTTTGCGTCGATATAGTCTATTATATCATCGTATCTAGACCAATCTTTAGAAGTAGTTTGGAATAGTACGACGTTTGGAAGTCCGAATTCTGGATCAAAGTGTACGAGTTCATAGATATTTTTATCTTTATTCTTTTTATAATCATATACTTCGAAAGAGAGCATAGATGGTTTTTCATCTTGTTCTATTTTATTTTTTAAATGTTGGATGAATTTTTTGAATGTAAATTTATTTTCTTGTTTTTCTGAGTCGAATGCGAAGTAACCATCTTCTAAATTAAAGCGAGGATCAATGATGTTAAATTTTTTAGATTTAACGTCTTTGAGACCGTACCCTAGTAGTTTGTTAATTCTTGTACTCATTTAATTCCTTAATATATTATTCCGTTTTTTAGGATGTTTTAACTCACAAATAATCACTCCATTATGTTGAGTATTTTCTTTTATTAATAATCCATGTGATGAATCAATTCCTTCTATATTGACAAAAGAATCTAAATATTCGTCTGGTAATTTTTCTAAATAATCTTTTAAATGTCTAAATGTTCTGAATTTATATGTATTCATTTTATTTTTATAGCCTCTTTTAATAGTTTATTAAAGATATTTTCTTTAACATAATTGCAATGATTATAAACAAATTCTTTTTGTTCTTTTGGAATGGTATCATCAAAAACCACCATTTCTTTTTTATCTATTATGTATTTGTGAACAATTTCCATTAATAGATCGTAGTCTTCTTCTGTTAGATTAATGTTAATATTAATCATTTTAATTCCTTATTAGTATTTTTTCTTTAGAACCGTCAGAATATACGATTAATTTATAGGTATCAAAATTCATACCGATATAAAAATCATTATTAAGAGTGGTAGACATACTATCGTATTGATTCCAATATTCTTCGTTTAGTATTATTATTTTAACATCTGCATATGCTTCGTGGAAGCATTCGTAAGTTTCTGGGTCGAAATAATTAGTACCGTAACCTGCTACTGCAATACATTCCGCGATTATAGATGGTTTTATTTTTGACATGTTAGTTTCGTTTCTTCCCAACAAAGATAAAGTGTATTAATATAAGTAATATTATTTTTTCTAGTCATTATTTTAAATCCTAATTTATTATAATATTTTTCAATTTTTTCAATAATTTCTGGTGAAAGGTATATAAACAAACCATTAATATTATTTCCATCATTATCAATGGAATTTAAAGATATATAGAATTTCCCAGCAAAACAAGATTGTTTTATTTTTTTATTAATTACTTTAATTAGACGTTTTGTAAGTAAAAATTCTGATTGTGTATTATTTTGTTTAGCCAGATTGAATGCGTCTTCTGCTGTTATCTGATTCATTTTTGCATTGCCTCTTTTCCCCAATAAAGCCAAATTTGCGGAACTACTATATCTAGCATATATCCTAGTTTAAACCCAAGTTTACTATAATATAATTCAACTTTTTTGATCATATCTGCTGAAAGATATACTCCAATTCCTCTGGCGCAATTTCCGTAATCATCTATTGAGTGTAGAGATGTTGAAAATTTACCAACAGAACAATCTTCTTTAATTCTTTTGTTAATTTCATTAAGTAAACGGGTGGGCGGTTCAACTGTTTGTTGATTTTGTTTAGCCAGATTGAATGCTTCGTTAGCGGTTATTTGGTTATCCATGATATTCTGCCTTTCTTTAAGTGTAAAGATGTGATATTTGGTTATCACATGATGATATTATATCATCAGATTTTACATTGTCAAGAGTCTTGTTTCCACTACCTGACTTAATGTTAGTATTATTAACACCAGAGGTCTGATATCCACAAGCGTAGATTTCCGTTAAGCCAACGGTATATATATTTTTAGCTGCATTATGATCACGATTTAATTGAAATCCACAAATATTACATTTATAAGTTCTATTATTTAGATGTAGATCATTTTTTATATATCCACAATTTGAACATGTTTTAGAAGAAGGATACCAGCGATCAATTTTATGTAGGATATTATTAAAAATATCTTTTTTATAAGTTAATTGTCTGATAATTTCTCCTACACATCCATCAGATGCAGATTTACCATACATTTTATTCCAAGATTTAACACACAAGTCTTCAATTATGATAATTTGGTTTTCATTACATAATTGTGTTGTTAATTTATGAGTAAAATCTTTTCTAATATCTGATATTTTCTTATGTAGTTTAGCTACTTTTATTTTTTGTTTTTCTCTATTTTTACTATTTTTCTTTTTTCTACTAAGACTTCGTTGGATTCTTTTTAATTTTTTGAGATTATTTTTTAATGGTTTTGGTGAATGTATTTGATTACCATCCTGATCAGTAACTAATGTTTTTATACCAAAGTCAATACTAATTGTATTATTTGATTTTCTTTGTTTATTGTGGTTTTCTATATCAACAGAGATAGACGCAAACCATGTGTCTGCTTGTCTAGATATTACACAACTTTGGATTTTTCCAGTAAATCTTAATGGTTCTGTTAATTTTATTTCACCAATTAACGGTACTTTAATATGTGTATCATTTATTTTAAATTTATCATTTGATAAATAAAACGAATCTCTCAATCCTTTCTTTTTGAATCTTGGATATTTACTTTTCTTTTTGAAAAATGAATTAAAAGATTTATTCAAATACGAAAAAACTTGTTGATTAGCGTCTTTTGGACTTTCATATATCCAAGGAAATTCTGTTTCTTTTATTTTATTAAACTCTTTTTTGATTAAATTTGCATTTGGTTTAGGTAATGTATTATTACCTTTCCATTCTTTGTACATTTGTGTCCACTTAGATAATCCCCAATTATATGCAAATCTTGCACAACCACATGATTTTATAAGTTGAGATTCTTGTTCTTTATTTGGTGTAATCTCAATCTTATGGGATAAAATCATAATTCTAATCTACCCTTTAATGCTATTACACGTACATATTCTGATACAGATTTAAACCCAAATTGATTTGCTCGTTTCTTAAGTAATTCCTTTTCTTTAAATGTCATTCTTACATTTAATTTCGTTTCTTGTTTTGTACTCATATTGTCCTCACTTTTTATTTATATCGGAAAAATTGAAAATTAAAAATATTTTTACTAGTGTAAATTTTTATATTTATTTTCATTTTTATACACAATTTATGTATCTAGATATATCTCCCTGATGCAATCTTCCCATTTACAAGGAGCAAGTTTATGTGGCTGTTTACTATATATTAAAGGAACCATGCTATTACCAGTTTCCTTGGTAACAAATGTTTCTCCATCTAATAATCGTTGAAACTTTTCGTACATATCAAATCCATTCATGAAATTGTATTAGGTCTATTTTTCTTTTAATTACATCTGCTGTATATTCTTTTCCTTTTAGCGCACACATATTTGCTGCTTTATCTTTATTAATTTTTATTACAAATGTAAAATCCTCGTTAATATGATTTGTTTCCACTAAATCTTTTTCTATTTCAGAAACCATTGTATATAATTTTGGTTCTTCGTTTGTATCAAAATTATATGCATTATCTTTTGAAAATGTATCACTATTATAATATAAAATATGTGCGGTTCCCTGTCCAACCATACATTTGTATGTTAATGGATTGTTTTTGTATATAAAATGAAAAAGTTCTGTATGAAACATACATTTATGTTTAGTAAAATATTTCTCAAAAAATGGAGAATTAACATAATCTATAAACGTCATGAATCTCTTATATCTTTCTTTATCATCATAAAGAAGATTTTCAGAATCTATAAATTCGTTTTCTATTAATTTTGGTAGAAATTCGTCTAACATGTCAATCTGACTCATTTGATTCTCCTAATAAAAAGGTTATAAACTCTTCTACTGTCAACCCATGATCTTTTGCCATTTTTGTGACCATCCATTTATTAATTTCTATTATTTCTTCTATAGTTGGTACTGGTGGAGGATTATTTTCAAAATGTTTTTTAAGTAATAGAAAAGTAAATCTATCTAATCCTTTAGGTTCATCAGGAATATTGAAATTAACTAATTGATCATTATCCATTTCAAATATCTCTATAATCCCATTCTGTATATGGATGGTCTTTAACAAATTGGGTATATGCTTTTTTAGATGTAGCATATACAACAGTTTCAAAATTACCCCATACAGTACCATAATCTTTATGTGTTGCCTTGAATTCATTTATCCATTTGGAATAATCTTCGTGAATTTGTCCATCTATACGCCATCCAGATTTCATTTTACCATTTTCCGGTAACAATGTTCTTGCTTGGCTTTTGAAATCTCTAGTAAATTCTATTTTAAATCTTGCTCTTGGTTTCATTTTAACTCCTTTTAACTCTGATATAATATCATCACTTTAGGATAAGTCATGTTTTATTTTAACACGTTATGTTAATGCTTTACATTTTATATAATCAACTAGATCATCTAATCTTTGTTTTATTACGTTATATGGATCATTATTGAATTCTATTTCCATTTCGTCTGTCATATCCATTGATCTGATTAGTATTAAATCGCCAAAATATATTATAAAATCTGAATATGTTAAAAACTCTATTGTTAAATAAGTATCAGTAAAATATGAATATGGTTTGCGATTATTACAGTCTTCTAGATTACAATTAAAATATACTATTGTATCTAGTAATTTTTTAATTTGGTCCATTTGATTCTCCTTTTAATCAGAATAATGTTCGAAGATTTTATCACAAATATACATAACATGTTCATATGATCCATTAATATGGAATATACTTTCCAAAAACCCCTTTTCCTCAAACCAAGTTATATTATAACCATAAAATTTTGCCTTTTCTAAATCCCGTTTTATTTGTTTACGAATCAAAAGACCGGCAGTTATTGTTCTTGTTATGGTATTTTTCATAAAATTATCTTAATATAGATTCGTTTTTTCTAAACTTTCTGTAATCATTATAATCCTTTTTTAGGAGGAGGAGGTTTAACATTTGGACGGAGAGGAATCTCTTTTAAAGAGACAAAATTATTTCTTCCAAAATATATCAATTTTCTAATTAACCTTCTCTTCATTGTATTTCCTTAACAAGATTTGAAATTTCATTTACATTTTTTTCATATACATTTTTTTCATCAGTTAATTCGTAAACTTTATATATGAAGTCTCTAACAAATACACTTTCCTTCATACCGCAACATCCTATGTTATTATATAAATTCAATATTTCTCGTTCGCCATCGGTCATAATTAAATTTGGAATAAAATATTTATCAGGATTATATTCTACTTTAATATTTTCTGGTAATATTCCTTTTGAAATTGCCCAATTCCTATATTCATATAATCTTTTCATCATTTCTTCTATAGATTTTTTGTGTGTATTAAATGACGTTATTGAAGTTTTTTTTATCTTTTCAAAATATTCATCTGATATTTTTTTATCAAATGGTGTCATATATAGTTCTTCGTCTACATATTGTTCGGAAGGATTTTGATTTAATATAACCGCGTTTGCCGTAGAAATATTATTATTTTCTTGTTTAACCTCTTTTTCAGACTGCTTTTCTTCTATAACAGTCTTTTTCTTTAAAAACCACATACTAGACTCCTTTTATTAGTTTTGTTGATTATCTATCTTCAAATTATACAGAACTTCTTTAAAGATGCAAGCACAAACTACTGCACAATTTTTAACAACATTAATATCATTAGGAACGTCTTTGTTATATAAATTTGATGAATATAAATGTTTTTTCTTAAATAAACATGTATGCGTTTTCACATCTAATAAATTAAATCCTTTATTGGTAACTCTAATAAATTGAAATATCCTATTACCCATTTGATAATAGGCACCGAGTTTAAAACTTCTAAAATATATGTTAAGCATAATCAATCCTCAATATATGATAGGTTCCATTTGTTCGCAAAATGCTCAAATGTTTTTCTTACATATGCAACTGGACTTAAATGTTCAGGATTATATTCAAAAAATCCGCCTCTTATTTCTGATATACAATCAACATCGTTCATGAAATTCAATTTATCAGATTCTTTTTCCAATTTTAACAAAAACATTGTATAATGTCGGATATCAATACAACAGGAAATATCGTCTTTTAATGATTCGCAATCAACTATTGTATTGTTATTTGAATCTCGTAAAAAATGTATCATGTATTTAATCCTGTTATTTTAATCGGTTCTTTTGTTGCTATATATGTTGTATCCCAATTAGAATACAACCAATCGTCGTACTTCATCCAATAAACATCACCAAAAATATTCAAACATAAAAACATATCAGAATCTTCGTCATAGTGTTTAATAACAAAACTATGACATTCTGTATAATTTACTAATATTTGTTTTATATTGTTATTAAAAGATAAACATTGTATAGGTTTAACTCCCAATATAATAGGGATATTTTTAATATTATCATATATATCATAACATTTACGTTTAATATGACATGATGTTAAAATGGGATAATGGTTCAAAAATGTTACTATAATTTCTTTGTCATTTTTAATACTTGCTAAATTTATTCCCAAATCATTAGAAATACAATATAAATCTGCTGGTGATGTTCCATAATGGAGTTTATACTTCCTAGCAATATATTTAAGTTTTTTTATAGGTGGAATTGGCATAGAATAATGTTCTAACAAATTTAGAATAGCTATAAATCCACATGTATTTTCTGGTCCTTGTGTATAACAAGTTTTAATCTGGAATTGTTCTAGACATTCTTGCATTTATTAACCTTTATATCAAATTCCAATTCCCATTCCAATTCCCATTCCAGTATTTTTAATCGTGTAATACAATTATCAATATTAGTTCCTGTCTTAAAATTATTTTTAAATTCGTCTGAATTTAAAAATTGGTGCAATTTACTTGCAACAAACCATTTCTTTTCTTTATCACTAATATGATTTACAAACGCTTCGTATTTTAGATATATAGGATATGCACTATTCATTATTTTTTGAACAAATTCTTTTACTGTATCTGTATGCGAAATAGTATAATCATTTTTATCAAATAAAGAAATAGGAAATTCTTTGTTGATGGTGAAATCCATAAAATCACTAAATGCTGTAATAGAAACAGTTACATTATTTAAAGTAGGAATAACTTTAATAATTAATGGGCAATACTCTGTTATAGGGGTTTCGTCAATGGAAAATGTTATCCCAAACAATTTTCTAGGTATTTCTTTTATTCCGACAATTTTAGTAACATATAAGTTGCAGAGCGGGTCGAAATAGTTAAGAACTCTTTCTTTTAATTCTTTTTCTTTTCTAGATATATTATTTACAACATCAATTATATTGTTCATTTTTCTTCCTTATTAAAAATTTGTTTCATATGATAATAAAATGCTGGTTTCTGAGTAAAAAACGGATGCATATCGTGAGTACAATTAAATATTAATTTGTAATGGTCATTCAATCCTTTTCTTAGTCTTTCAGATTCTTGAATTTCTTCTTCTTGTGTCATTTTTCTTCCTTTATATGTTTTTTATTCTCACATGCAAAACACCCAAACTCAATGAACAGAACCAGAGGGATCATCCACAAAAGTACTAACCAGTTCCATCCAGACAACTCAAGTACAAAGAAAAAGAGGAGTCCAGTTGATATGTTTCCCAACATAATAACTATATTATAAAAACGTTTCATTGATGATATTTTCATTTTTCTTCCTTATGATATGGTCTGTTGTATCTATTCTGGTCAAATGTCCAATCCATTAACTTATTGTCGTTTGGTATATTTTCAAAATCTGGAACCAATGCTTTACAAACGTCATATGCATCAAAATATAGATTTTTTAAAGAATTAATATAGTTCATTTCTTTCTCAAAATATTGACATTGTTGTTCGTTTTTAAAATATACAGAATATTTAATAAGAAATTGGTCCAATGATAATGTTTCAAAATCATTTGAAAATTCTGGAAAATTGTTTCCATTAAATTCTGACGGCATATTACTAAACAAAAACCGTTTCCATTCGCATCTACTAACAACTTTCCATGCTTCAAGAAATTCCGTCATTGTTTTTGCGTCTACCATATCATTCTCCTATTAGATTATCAAAAAATTGTATTGCTTTAAACTCGGGAGGAAAAGATAAAACATCCTGCAAATCTTTAACAAATCTTGTTGTTAGTGTTTGGATTTGTAATTTATTATCTTCTATCCAAAAAATCATATCTTTATATTGTAATATACAAGAACGTTTTATTCCATCAGAATCTATTGGGGTTTCTTTTGCAGCCAATAACATTAAAGGCAAAAGACAAAATGATTCATCTTTTAAAAATTGTTCTACTGTGTCTTGTTTCATTATATTTTCCTTATAATATCAGTATTATCCTGTAAAAGAATTGGTACTGGTGCAATACCAAAGTGCCATTTAGACTTTGTTTTGCATGTTATACAAGTATACCATCCCTCGCCAGTAACTCCTTCTTGGTCTGTCTGTGCCTCCCACATTGCTTGATCGTTAAGAAGATCACTGCAGCAAGGGCAATAACAAGCGCAGCCGCAATTGTGTATAGATAAAGATACACGCTTTTTCCACCGTGCGTTTTCTATCCATTGTTTGATACGTTTCATTTATTTCTCACTTTCCTAAACATTCAACAACATGTTTACAACCATTATGACATATATTCATCGCATTTTCCTTATCCATCCAACCAAGATTCTCGTTCATATTCTAGCTTTTTTAATTTTTCAATCCACTCATTTGCTTTATTTAATTCTTCATAATTTCCTACATGTTGTACGGAAGGATATATGCAATCATAATGAAAATGTATATTAACTTTTTTATTGCCAACCTTACATCCCTCAATAACAATTGAAGTTTCATTTTTTCCAATAACCTTTTCACATATACGACATATTCTTTCTTTATCGCTTTTATGCATTTTAATTTTTGCCATATTTAGTCCTTTAAAATTTTTATTCTATGTTAGATTATATTCTTTATTATTTCAATGTCAATAACTAAGTTTTATTCAATTTATAATTGTTTTCTAATCTAGTTTCTGCGGTAATATGTTTACAAAACTCAACGTTATGTGTCATTTAAACTCTTTATATAATGTAAAAACATCACAGAAAATATGTTTTTTGTATCAAGTGAAATAACATAAAAACTTGATTCACTATATTCCACAACATAATAATTTTTAGTTAAAAGAATTTTAAAAGTCATTTTTTGTCCTAAAATAATCACAAAAGCATAACCATACAAAAACCAAATCTATATTCTCACAAACTAAAATATTCTTATCTAAATATGTTATCCTTAATAATTTATTTGATCCAGTATGAACAACCGGAACTATTTTAAACTCATTAATTATTCGATTAATCATAATACAATGAATTTTAGGAAATTTCTGCGGCATAACATATTAAAAGGTTTAACAAATACGGTATAGTTGCCTTGTCTTTTTCGCAACGTGTTATACATTTATTTTTAAAACGTATTAAAACAAAATTTAATCCATTATTTTTAATTTTAGGGTATTCATTTACAACAAAGTCATTACAAATATGCCAATACTTAAATATTTCACTAAATAGGTTTCTTCCATTCCAAAACGTATATTCGTTTTTATCTATTTTGCTTAAAATCTTTGAATATATATTTATTCTTTCGTAATAATAATGTATTATACAAGTATCCTCACATGGACGAATTACTTTAATATCAATATTCTTTGACATGTATTACCCAAAATTTAAATACGTTCCTAATAGTCAAATCCTTTTTAGAAAGAGTTAAAAGAAATTTGTCATGACCAGATTTATTTATTAATGAACAAGTATAATATTCTCCAGGGAAGAATGTATCGTCTTTTATAATTTTTATTTCTGGATAATATATCATGATTTTCCATCAAGTATGGCATTTCCTACATCAGAGAGAAATATTGCACCAGACTCATCTTCCCGAACAAGCCCCTTGCTGGTCAACATTATCCACAACGCTTCACCAATTGGTTCATGATCCTCTTTAAAGATGGCAGAGGTTGCATGTCCGTTAGTGTTCCTAACATATTCTAATACTCTCAAATGTGGATTCATAAATGATCCTTATTTTATAATTGTTGTTTCAAGGAATTTTTTACACTCACCCAAATATTTTTTTAATATTTTATTGCATATATCAAATGTTAAATGATTTCTGCATATCTTAACAATATCTAAAAGAACAGTCTTATCTCTCTTTACAATAATGTTAATATACTTCATCTTTATATTATCACTAAACATCATATCAAATATAAAATTTTCTAAATTTTTATAAATTATATAATAATACTTATCAGTTTTAAGTAACTCTCGTTCTACCAATTCTTTTAAAAACTCTTTCGTTGGTTCAGTTAATGTACAAAATTCTTTAAATATTGTTTGTAAAATGGATGGTCCATGAAAATCTATTCCATAATCCAACTCAACATCCATTCCTATTAAATACGCATTTACAAGTTCTTTAAAACTGAACTTTTTTGGTCTATATATTAGCGTTTCATTGCATTTTGATTTTAAATAATTAATAATATTGATATCAGAAATTCCCAAATATCTATTTAATACTCTGTTAGTAATGCTTATATCACTATTTACTAATTTATCAATCAAATCTATTTTCATATCTGAGCATAATATACCATCCCATAATTTTTCTTTATCAAACTCAATATTTAATTTTACTATTTCTTCTATTTTATCAATATTTTGAACTATTAGTTTATGTCTATCTTTTTCTTTAATAAACGGCAATAATATACCTAAATCCTTAATTGATAAATCATAAAAATCAAAATCATAAGCATCCATTGATATCTCTATGTTATTATCTCTTGCTAACTTCTGTAACTTTACATCTTTACATAAAACTCTAGGATTATATAATATAAATCCTAACTTATCTATATCATTAAACTTATACGAGTTTAAATATTTTATGGAATCCGTTGTATCAAACCGCAATAAAAATGAATAACGCAACTTCTTTTTGTCTGGTTCTTTTACCATTATCTTAAAATCTTTATAATCGAGTTTATGTGTTGGACAAAACAAACTATATAATGCGTAGTTACCCATCATATTATTTTTGTTTTTCTCTACATATTCGGACATTTCTTTTCGTGCTTTAGAAACTAAAGAATGTACTAAATTCATTTTGTATTCCTTTCAGATAATGTATGATATAATTTTATTAAAACTATAATACTTAGTTTTTAAACCTTTTCGGAATAGGAGGCCCACCATTGGGCCACACCATATAATGAGGAAGAAATGCCGCACCAAGTGGAATTGTAATTAATCCAACAGGATATGCAAACAATCTAATGAACATAGGTTGCATCATACAACCATAATGCCATCCAATGGCTGTAAACACAAGTTTTTCCCACACAGATAAGTCTTTAATTGGCATTTTATACTCCTTTAACTATCTTATTCTACATATATATTTTAATATGTCAAATTAAAAAATCTTTATCTTTTAATTCTTTTAAAACTTCTTTCCAATCTACATTTTTATTTTGGTCTAAACTACCCCCACATGATTTATCATCAATAATCAAATTAAAATGTGGTTTATGAATATGAATTTCATCATATTCGATTCCATGACAATTTAAATAGTCTATCATTTCAGAATGACCATTTTTCATGTTTGTTTCTTTATCATTACTTCTAACAGAATATATTATAAGTTTGTGTCCAGATTCCTTTAACCTTTTCAATACATATAAACACTCAGAAGAAGGTCCAGGAACTAAGGAATCATTACAACCTTTGTTAGGACATATAGTTCCATCAAAATCAATACAAATATTCATCTGTTACCTTTCTAAAAAAGATTTAGCAGATTTATGCCATCGCCGTGTTTAGGGGCCGCACACATATTATTTCATTTCTAACACCATTATACTAACTCATATTCTTATGTCAATTAAAACTTTTTATTTGACTTCAAAATCCTTTTGTTTATAATCATCAAATCGAAACATTCTAAACTTAACCTACAAAGGAATTATATGAGGCCAGGAACCATAATTCAATTACAAGATGGTAGAATCGGAACCACTGTTTTCAATGGTTTAATTGGTATAGGAATAAAATGGGGTGAACATACATTACCAGAAGGTATATTGGATGAAACTAGTGCTGAATTTACTAGTAATATCCCAGAAGATTTTGAATGGGAACCAGATGCAATATTACGAAATCCGTGGGATGGTTGTGACCGTTATGGATTTACTAAAGAGCAATGTGTCGGAGATAATTTTGTTGTATTACGCAAAGGGAAATGAGACAATATATGTTCAATAAGGAACAACGAGCACATATGGAATACCTTTTTAAAATACCAAACTCTTTGAAATGTTGGTGTGGATGGTATCTAAAATGTGAATGCCCAAAATGTCCACCGGATAAAAGTCGAGAAGACTATTATGAAGATAAAAAATTAAAGGAAAAATTAAAATGAAAAGATTTAATCTAGAATATCTTGTACCCGACTCCTGTTCGTGTCCAAAAGGTATGGTAGAACGTCCAGACGGAAAATATGTTCTGTATAATGATGCTAAAGAAGAAATAGATCGTATTACAAAACAACCAATAAGTGACAATATACAACTTGTTAATAGAATTCAAGAATATCTCCTTCATGGTGGATTATTTAATCCAGAATTGGCTATCCATGAAAATGTTCGTGATTTATTAATGGACATTTTAGAATATCTTAAACCCGAAACAAAAGAAATTGATAAACGATGTAAGCATGGAGTTTTTCTAACTCATCGGTGCAGAGATTGTGAACAAGAACCAATATGCGAAAAAGACTTCGAACTTTTCAAAAAACAATTATTAGGATCAGAAGATATTTATTCAAAACATATTGTAGAAATCTGGACTGTCGGATCGTTAGACTCAATTAGTTATGTTATTATAGAACCATATAACAAAATAGATAACTCTTGGTGGGCTATCAATGGTGAATATATTGTTATTCCCAATAAAGAAAAATCAGAAGTATATCTCCCATATACAAAAATAACTCATGAATCACACTATCTAGGTGATGTCGAATATACTGGAAACTATAACGAAACTATTAATAATTATAAAGATACTAAAAAAATAATAGGTTTTAATGGAGTTAAATTCAAAGAACAATTAAAGCCAACCGTCGAAACCGACGAACCACCATTCTAAAAAGGAATATAAAATGATATTAATTAATGCAAAAGATGCATCTAATGCATATTTAAACAATAAATTTAATGAGGAAGAAAAATACTTCATTTTCAAAGAAATTGAATCTATATTAGAAGAAATAAATTCAAAATGTAAAGATATAAACTATATAACAAGATTTTATGGTAATCAAGAGGATATTATAATATCGTTTATAGCATTTAGATTACAAAGATTTTTCGGATATAACATAAGATATGGAGTTCATAAAGAAATAATTATATCATGGGCATAACAAAATAAAAAGGAGCTAAAAATATATATACCGTTGGCTTAACGGAAATCTACGCTTGTGGATATCAGACCTCTGGTGTTAATAATACTAACATTAAGTCAGGTAGTGGAAACAAGACTCTTGACAATGTAAAATCTGATGATATAATATCATCATGTGATAACCAAATATCACATCTTTACACTTAAAGAAAGGCAGATATTGTTTATTGTAAAGTAAAAGGAAGGTTCTACACTCATTTAGTAGTTGCAATTGATCAGAATAAAGGCTGTTTAATCGGAAATAATAGAGGACATATTAATGGATGGACCAAAAAGGTTTTTGGTAAGGTTATAGAGGTTCTACCTTTATAATAAAATATAAAAGAATATTATTATGTTATGTGAAGCATGCGGAAAAAATCAAATATATACATGGTTGGATGTTGAAATAAATAAATATCCGGAACAATCTGAAGTTAGAGTTTGTAATATTTGTGAAGAATGTTTAATTAAAATAGATCCTGATATGTGGATCAGTAAAGAAATATGGGAAGATATAAATCCTGTAGTACCATTTGAAGAGTTAAGACCATATGATGTAGAAGAATTAGTATATCAGTGGATTAAATTTTGTAAACATTATGTTAGAAATAAAATTTAAGTATAATAAAAATCTCCATACAGAAGAAGTGACATCTATAACTATACGATATAAATTAGATGGTAGAACTATTTTAAGAAAAGAATATCCAGCAGACTTTGTTAATTCACCAAATAATTTTGTAGTTTTGTGGATAGATTATTCAAAATTGTTTGAGAAAATTAAATCTGGATATAAATTTGAATCATATCCAGCAGATATTTGACAGTAAAACAACATATGTAAAGATTTTTGAAAATACTATCAAAAAAGGAATTAAAATGAAATATATAATTTTACAGTTACTAATTGCAGGAATAAATGTACCATTTATGTTTCGTGAATGGCACCATAATAATGTTAACTATTTAATATTTGGATTTTGTTTAGCATGTGCATTTTGTAGTTCTATAGCAAAATACTATTCAAGAAAACAAAATATTTGACTTGTATTGTTTTCAAGGTATACTATACTACAATCATGTCAAAAGTACCATTAAAAGAGCAATATCTAATTATAGATGCCATATGTTATGCTTACGACCATTATGCAGATTATTTTGTATATGTGAAAAATGCGTTAGAAAAAGAAAAAATTGAATATAATAGTTCCCACGAAGTATTTGTAGAAGAATATCTAACTGAATCGGGCATTTGGTAAAGGATTAAAATGACTCAAAAACTTTTTACACCCGAATCTTTTTCCAAAGAAGATTATGATCTTTTACAAAAGGCTGGATTTAGATTTGTAAAAGATCGTCATGAAGATACATGGCATATAACTATTCTGTTTAATCGTCAACGGTGTGGATGGTCTTATTGCTGGAATATAGATGTTGTAAAAGATATTATAAATCTTTTAAAACTTGATTCGGATGTAAATTCGGATGAAGTTTATAATAGATTTTATAAACGTTTAAATATTATAACATACGAATATGAGCAATCTTTTTCACGATTACATTACAAACATAGAAGTGGTTCTCCACATTTTTATAATACAAACAGATGGATATTAGAAAATGAATTAGTTGCAGAAGGTGATGATTATTATTTTATTAATTATATTCCAATGGGAGATACAGCAGACGGTAGTATACATACTAAAAAATTATATAAAACATTAGATCCAGTTAAGCAAATAGCTATAAATGCTATACAAAAACAAATAGAATCTGCAATTGAATTCAAAGAATTAATAGAAAAATATGACATGACATTTCATCAATGAAGTATAAATGTATTAATAAGTATAAAAAATTATTTTATGATACAATGAGTATAAATAAATTATATAAAGGAAGTAATAATATGAGAACGAAGTCATTAATCGTAAAAGTAACAGAAAATGAACAAAAACTAATAAAAGAACGAGCAGAAGCATTAGGATTTGATTCAGTTAGTGATTATATACGATATATAGCACTAAATACAGAAAGTATTAAAAGAAGTATAAGTAAATGAAAACATATAAACTACCAATAGTAATAGAAGAAGATGACAAATCATATATAAATGATTTGTGTCGTCAACAATCTATTATAGTTCGTAGTTCATATAATGATTTACTAAAAGGTAATTTAGTCAAAGACTTAGAACAAAAATACAAATCATTAAATAATATAGAAGATATGGATTCATGGTTTATTAGATGTGGTATTCTTAGAGGAAAATCATTAACTAAACACAAACATATAATATTTGGTGGTAAACATACATTATCAAAATTGAATAAAAAGAAGATAACTAAAGAGGAATGGAAAAATAGAAGATTATATTCACTAGACATACAAGGTGAAAAACATCAAGGTGGTAATAGAAAATTCGAATTAAAATTAGAAGAAAATCAAATATTATTCAAACCAAATAGAAATAAGAAGATATTAATTCAATTACCAAAGATAAGAAGAAAGTGGAAGAATGAACTTCAATATATTCAAGAAACTGAATCCTGTTTTTCAATTAAATTAACCAATAATACAATAGAAATCGTAGTAGATGAATTATTATTCAAACATGATAATTATTCATCAATAAAAGGAAGAATATTAGGTATTGATCTTAATCCAGATTATATTGGATATAATATTACTGATTTTCCGAAGAAAAAAGTAGTAATCAAAGAATGCTATAATACAGAAGAATTAAATACAAAATCAGGATTATCATCAGATCATCCAAAATCAAAATATCTCAAAAATAAAAGAAAATACGAATACTTACAAATATGTCACGAAATTATCCAAAAATGTATTCATTACAAAGTAGAAAAATTATGTATCGAAGACCTTAATATTAAATCACAAGATTTTGGTAATAAACATACTAATAGAAAAAATAACCTTTGGATGAAAACCCTAATAAATAATAAACTGAAAATGTTGTGTAATATAGTAGGTATCGAATATGTAGAAATTAATCCAGCATATACTAGTATTATTGGTAATTTAGTATATAATGATTTCGATCCAATAAGTGCAAGTAGAGAAATAAGTAGGAGAGGTTATTATAAGTACCAGAAAGGTAAGTTCTATCCAGGTTTAGAGTCTGTGAAACACCAATGGAAGGAAATGGTCACAGAAGATATCAATTCATGGAAAGAATTTGCCACTAAATTAAAAACTCTGGACATCAGATACAGAGTTCCACTAAATGAAAATCATGTGGTTTCTAGACTTAAATATATAAAAAAGAAAATAACTTTATACTCTTTTATATAAAAAGACTATCTGAAGATGAGATAACTAAAATTATTGATAATTATTTAATGGAAACACCTAATATTATACCACCATCATTAATCGGTGATATTATGACAAAATTTAAAGAATTGAAAAATAAAGATAATATATTTGAATAATATTTAAAGGATATTAAATGGAATCATATCAATATTATATAGAAAAAACTAAATGGAAATTCACAAGTTCATTATTTTCGGATGATATTCTTGGTGTATTAATATCAGTTGATAAAAAAGAATTGTATGTAGAATTGAATAATTGCCTTTGCCCTAACTGTGATTTTTCAAAACATATGCCTGATACATGTATAACATTACAAAAACATGGTTATATCAAAAATGTAAAAGAATTTTATTTGACATATGTGGATTCTCCATTAAGGAAATTTTGTGATTTCCACTATATTGAGTTATTACCAACATATAAAAATTGTGAAAATATTAATAAAATTATATCAACATCATGTTTGCCTGTTAAATATTTAGATAAACTCATTAAAGACAATACTTGATTTTTATTGACATCTTTATTATTTCTGTTATCATTATACAAATCAAAAAAGGAGATTATATGTTCAAACTATTATATTTTAAATCAGTAGAAGACTTTAAAGAGCATTCTATAAATGAAATAATGGAGGCACATTTTGTTGCATATAGAGAAGGCGATGGTAATTATTTTGTTGTAAAAAACAAATGTGGTGCATGTAATAGATCGTTTACAGAATCCGCATTTAAATTACATTTAGTACAATCAATAAACGAATATCAAGATATTGGATATGTTCATCCTCCATTTGATCGTGCATCATTTATGCCATCATATTCTCCACAATATCATGCTGGAGATGTTGTTGCATGGAAATATGTTAAGGAATCTGTTGAACATTTTGCCATGATTGAAATGTATACTCAAGAAAAGTATTATTTTGATACTCCAATTGCAGCAGATCCTCAATTATTGAAATCTTTTACAGCATATAGTAGAATAGTTGATCAAAATTTGTATATAAGAAAAGCAACAAAAGAAGAAAAAGAACAATATATTAAAAATAAAATATGTAAAACAAATTCAATCCAATCATCAGAATATACAAAAGAAGAGACAGAAATTTGGAAACACGTATTTGATAAATATTCTGCAAACAGGGCAACAGACATAGATAATATATTTAAAATATGTGATAGAGCAGTTAAAAGCTTTAGAAAAACTGTACAAGGAAACTGATATATGTTAGAGTTGGAATTAATTCCTACGGATATCTTAAGAAAAGAACTATCAAAAAGAGAAGAAATACAACGTAAAAAAGAATATGATGATAGCGAAAAACATAGAATAAAGGAAATGAAACAATTAAGAACACTTCTTAAAGAAAAAGGTTTTAATAAAAGAATTATAATTTGTGGTGAATCTGATGCATACAATATTCAATATGATGTTGGGTGGTTTAATAATACAGAAAGTAGATTTGGCAAAAGGGAAATTCCTATTAGAATTGTTCGAACAACCGATACATTAGATAAAATAGCAAAAGATCTTATTGATGATAATAATAGATATTGTAGAAAAAATCATACATTAGTATTATATGGTATTTTTTCAAAACAAGATTATTTTAATGAATATAATATGCGTTATATTAAATATAGATATTTTAAAAATGATAGAATAAAACATAATTTTATAAAAGGATGACAATAATGATAGAAGGATTTGAAAATAAAGAAGCATTCGCTAGATTTAATTATATAATTGATATAGTACGAGGAAACAACATACCTATACAATGGAAATTATTGCCACAAACAGAAAAAGATATATATTTAAGAGAATCAGAAATAGCAGAATATGTTATAACCGAAGATGATTGCGATGATTTAGAACAATTTATTATGGGGAAATCAAAATGATTACGTTACACTGGTCATATGGTTCTTCTTATTATGGTGATAATAAAGAAGCAGACTTTAAAATAATACATCGTGATAAGTTACAAACATTAATATGTCTTATTAATCGGGAGTTGTTGAGAACAGAAGAAATACCTATTACTTTTGTGTGTGGTAGATATGCATCTTGTGTATTAAAAGAAGCATTAATGGCATGTGGATATTCTATACGACATTCAGAAAAATGGAATATTGTTATTGACACATCATTAGAATTAAATATTATTAAATTTAATGATGTTGAATTAACACTAATAGATGCATCCAACATACAATTTGAATTTTATTCTCCATTTAATAATCTTGATGGGATATATAGATTATCTTCTATTTTAAATGAAGAAATAAAAAATAATAACTTAAAAGCAGCGTTAATGTTAACAGAAACATTACAAAGTAAATTAAAAGAAATAATAAATGGCTAAAATTAGAAAAATATACAAAATAGAGAAAAATAAAATAGTTGAATATATTGTTGAGCCAAATCATGTTTTATCTGGCTGGTCTATTTTATTGGCCCCACCAGATAAAGATGGATATTGTAGTATATATCCTATATCAAACGAGGCATTAAAAAGAAGTAGATTTGATTCAATTAAAAAAGCAGAAACTTATGTTGGACTTGAAAATATAATATATTATAATGGTAGAGAAGAAGCAGAAGAAGTTCTTGAATTGGAAAGGAGATTTAAAAAATGAGCGGCAGATATAAAATCCATTTCGATAGTATTGCACATAATCCTCCACAAGAAATATCAGAAGAAGAAAAAGTTAGAAGAAAAGACCGCGACGAATTATATAAAACAAGAAAAAAGATATGGGATGATACCGCAAAAGTAGTAGATGGAATTCCCGGTAAATGTGTCATTGTTTCCCGAGCCGAAAAACTAAGTATATTTGTAGACAAAAAACTAGTTGATGTTTGGCAATCTGATAAAGAAAGTATTTTATATTATTATAATGATATAGAATTTCTTTCTGGTACAGCAGGATATATTTTGGTTTGTTCCGATGGTAAAAAACTAAGACAAATAACATTGATGAGTTGATACATGTTTATTAAAAACAGATTATTTGATAAAGCAATTTTGATATTAAAAGATACATCCCTTAAGGAATATCAAATATTAAATGCAGCATATCAAAACATATTAACACAGAATTATGTTAATGAAATAAATAGACAAGACGATATTGTAAACTTATTTCGTAACAATAAATATTTTTGTAATATTTTAATACATATAGCACTTTTCGATTTTGAAAAAGATTTTGAAAGAAAATGAATACTAAAGTAGTTCATTGTAATGCAGAAAAGTACGATGTATATATAGGACGACCTTCTATTTGGGAAAATCCTTTTATAATAGGAAAAGATGGGACACGAAAAGAAGTAATAGAAAAGTACGAAAAATATTTGAGAAATAACGAAGAATTAATAAATAGAATAATGGAATTGGATGGAAAAATATTAGGATGTTGGTGTAAACCAAAACCATGCCACGGGGATATTATTATAAAAATTATAAACGAAATTAAAAACGAAAATATGTTAGGGGAATTATGACGAAGAAAGAATTATATATAGATGAACATGATGATATTCAGTATTTTGTTGATAAAATGGTATGTTATTTTAATAATAATGATATTAAAAACGCAATAAAAATGTATAAAAGGCTCAAATTAATGGAAGATGCTGATATAATTTACAGATTGTCTAAACCCGCATTTAAATTTTAATGGAGAAAAATATATGACATCTAAAAAATCAATTAAATTTGGAAATACTAAAGAATTTGAGAATGATTTTAGAAAACATAATAAAGAAAATCTTGAAGAAATTCTTACAACCAAATTAGATAAATCTTTGAAAAAATCTGAAAAAGAAAATAAAATTCCTGAAATAAAAGAAGTATTACGATCATATTTATTTGTATTTAATAATGATGTACACTTAACTGCATATATCAGAGAAATTAAATTTATTGATAATAAAACAATAAATTTACAATTTTTAGAAACAGAAAATTTAGACACAATACTATCTCTTGAAAAACTAAAATATAAGGATATATACATATCTATTATTAATAGAACAGGATGTGACCTTTTAAGAATAGAATTTAATTTAAATGATATTATTGATATATACCCAACCATATTATCACATGATTCTGGAGTTGCAATTTTTAATACAACATTAAAAATAAAAAATTTACACTATACAAAAATACCAGAAAAGAATAAAAATGTTTGATTCATACGAAAAATTTACGGATGAAAATGGTAATGAATTATCATTTGAAGAATTGTTATCAGACGCATCGGTTAGACAAGCAAATCGGTTAGCCAATGATCCAGAATGGTCACAAAAAATAACAATACATATCCATTCTATTATTAGTGCATTTGCTCTTGGTGTTTTAACCTCATATCCATATTATATCTCATTTCAGATGCCACCAAATTTTGAATTAGTAATGAACAAAATGTCTTTATTAATTCAGAAAACTTTTGATGTATTGACAAATGAATGTGTAGAAGTGAGTTTGTTAAAATTAAAAGGTGTATATTATAGATTGGCAATGTCAATACCAGAATATATTGCATGGAATGATATTACAGGAAATTCTTTTGATATAACAACTACTCCAACAAATCCATCGTTCATTGATTTGTCTGTTCCTCCCCATAATGCAGTAATATATTTGAGAAACGAAGAAAGAAATTATAAAAGATTTGACGACGAATTAAAAAAGAAATATGGAGATTTAAAATGAAAAAATTAATAGAAGATTCGACAAACATAGATCATCTAATGGAAGGACCATTAGAAGATGTTATTCTTAATTTAAAACAATTGAAAAATATGAATTTTTCAAAGTTAAAAACTGCATATACATGGGATACATTTGATAGAATAGAAATATCTAGGATTTGGGATAATACAGAAATTTTAATACATGGCAAACGATAAGAAACAAATTTTGAATATAATAAGAGAATTAAAAAAGAAGAAAAACTAAAAAATAAAAATAATGAAAAAGCTAAAAGTATTAAAAAATTAGCCAAACAATATAATTTAGATGAAAAAACTATAGAAATGATAGTAAAATCCGCAAAAATATAATGATTAAAATAGAACAAGAATTATATAGTTGCTACGTTGTAGGATCTAAGGATACTACTATATTAATACGGTATTGTGTATATGAAAAGGAAAATTTAAGATATTTGACTGCGTTCTACCATAACGATACTGATATATTTTCTATATTATGGAGTCATTTCTCTAGGCTTAAAAATTGAGTGAATTAACATGAATAATTATAGAGTAAGAATTATATATAATGTGGATCATATAGCAGACAGTATTCTTATTGTGTATAAACCAACTAACATGATTATAAAAAGATATTCTATTAATCAACCAGATATATTTTCTAAATTGTGGATACTTCATTGTTCAAATTAAAATACATATATAATGATTATTATAATTTTGACATGGGTGGATATTATACAGAAATCCACCAATCCCAAGTTCTTGTTTGGATGTGGCATCGGTTCGTATCTGAAATTATAACTCGCAACAATATATTAGAAGTACATTTGTGCAAAAAAGATAATATTTTAAAATCAAGAGGAAAGTTAACAATAGAACAAGAGTTAGAATGGTACGAAAAAAATAAATTGACTTAGATATATTTAATCGGTATAATTATACAATGGAAAAAGATATTTTAATAGTAGAAGATTCTCAAGAAAGAATGAAACATATTAAACAATATGTTATAGGATATTCTTATGATTTAGCAGAAACGGCTGATTCTGCAATTTATTATTTAAAATCGTTTCAATATGATTATATATTTTTAGATCATGATTTAGCACAAAAGCATTACGAAAAAGAAGTTTTTGGAAAAGGAACAGGATTAGAGGTAGCTAATTATATTGCTGACAATCAACTACCCACAACCTAAAGGTAGTGGGTTTGTAACTAACTCTTGCGAGTCGCTACAATAGGCTGGTTGATTTCAGCCCTTGAAATATTAATAGCAGCATTGTAGTCTGCATTAACTTCATAACCACAAGAAACACATTTAAAGTTTTCTTGAGTTAGTCTGTTTTCTTCGCAAATATACCCACATTGACTACACTTCTGGCTTGTATAAGCAGGATTAATATATAACACTGGAACTCCAAGTAACTTTGCTTTATAGTCAATCATTTGTCTTAATTGACCAAAAGCCCACTTACCTCTTCGTGCATTATTATCCTTCCATTCTTTAGTCCAACCTTTTTGCGGAACTTGTTTCTTGAAGTTTAGATCTTCTAATTTGATTCCAACTCCAAGTGTCTTTGCTTTTTGAACTAAACGTTTACTTATACAATGATTTGTATCTTTCTTGAATCTTGATTCTTTTTTACTTATTTTCTTTAATCTACGCTTTGCACTTCTACTACCTTTACTTTGCAATCTTGCTTTATATGAAGTTATTTTCTTTCTATAAGTCTCTACTCTTTCTCCACTTACAACTTCACCATCAGAGCAAGTAGCAAGATTTACTATACCTAAATCTACCCCAAGGAAATCTTTAACTTTATTAGTAGGTTCTTCGCTTGTTTCAGCGAAGAATGTAACATAAAACTTCCCTTTAACTTTATCATAACTTAATTCACTTTGACAACTTAAATCTAAATCTTCTAATGACTTACGAGTTCTAAATGGTAATTGAGTTCTTTTACCCAAAATCATAATAGATAATTCATTATCTTTTTTAATAGTTAAATTTCTACTATCGTAATCAATTGAACCTAACTCGTTAAATGTCAATACTTTATTCTTTTGATTCCAGTTTTTATAGCAATCAGTTACTTTACCTATAACTCTTACAGCAAGTTGACTTGAAAGATTAAATCTTTGTTTTATCTCGTAATATACTATTTTATGTAAATTAACTTTATTAAAAGTTTTTGTTTCAACTGCTTTTTGACTTACCCAATCACAAGCAGAATTAAAAACTTTCATAACATTAAGGAGTTCTTGATGTTGTTTTTCGTTTGGTAATAATTTACATTTAACTGCTAACTTCATCTTTTCCTCCTTTCATACTAATATATTTATAATCGAAAAATAAAATTTGACAAACTTTTTTATTCTATTATAATAAGTAGTAGAAAGGACGGCAATTACTCCCACCACCTAAAGGTAGTGGGTTTCCTTGCCGACATTAACAATGAAAAAATTAAAAAGAAAAATAACAAAAAGGCGTAATTATGAATACCCTTTTTCTGATGATGGTGGATTACACAATCCAAATATAAATTTTGTTTGTTTTGATTGTAGATTTGTAACAAGAGATAAAAATGGTCAAACTCCTACATGTCCACATTGTGGAAAACAAATGACAAATGTATTTTGTAGAGATGAAATCCCAAGAAAAACAAATAATAGAGGATGGAAACTTTTAGAAAGAAAACACGGATGGATGAAATAGATGATTTTTAAAGAAACCGTATATCATTATTTTAAGGTAACTTGCGAAGATATAGCAGAAACACCAGAATATACTATTTTTATAGTTGATATGGAAAAACTTCAAGATGATATTAATCTTGGTATGATACAAGAAATTTATTTAAAAATGTTGATTGAAGAAGACATATTAACCATACACAAAACATTTACCGACTCACATTTCAAGTTCTTTAAATTATTTAAGTTTAAAAAGGACATATCATGAAATCATATGATACTATATTGGAAAAGATAGAACTTATTAAAAATTATTATAATAAATTTTTAAACATTTCTAAAAATGATATTAAAATAAGTTATGAAATATATTCTGATTCTGTAATTGGTGAAAGATTTATATCTTTTTATATATGCTGTTCTAGATTTTTTGAACATTGTTTTAATATAAATTTAAAAACGTTTACAGATGATGAAATTAAAAACAATATTTTATATCTTGTAAACAGAGAAAGGGGATATTTTTATGGAGAATAAAGAGTTGTTAGAAATGTTTGTTGAAACATTAGTAGAAGAATTGACAGACGAGTATAACAATAGGAATATGGATGAAAATGATGCTGAATATGAGAAAGATCATTTAAACATATTTTTAGATAGAAGAATTAGAGATATTGCACGTCAATTAGTTGTTGCAACAAATAATAGTAGTATGCTTGAGAGATTGGATGAATTAGAAACACATACTCATAAACTTTATATTTATGAAGAAGAATGTTATAATCCGGAAATACATTATACCGAACCCCCTACAAAGATGGATTAATATATGAATAATATTATTTCTGATATTCTTAATGAAGTTGATAATGCAACTAAAAAATTTAATAATTGGCCGACAGATCCTCTTCATGCTCTTTCTATTATTGGTGAAGAATATGGAGAATTAAATAAAGCTGTTTTACAAAACGTTTACGAACCACACAAAACTTCAATAAATGAAATAAAAATTGAAGCCATACAAACAGCAGCAATGATTATTAGATTTTTAGCTAGTTTAGATACATACAAATTTTCTAAAAGTGAACAGCATATACAGGAAACGTGAGATGTCAGAATTAATTACAAAAGAATTTCAAGAACAGATTGATGATATGAAAAGGAAAATCTTTGATATATCAAAGGTAAAAGGAAAACCATTTCTTGGTGATACATGGAAAGAGGGAGATATTCCTTTATATGCATTCTTTACGGACGATTGCCAGGATTTAACTATGCACATATTTTCTTTGAGAAATATAGAAAATATTATGAAACTATATGCATTATGTGAAAGAGGTAAAATTCCAAAATTTATTCAGATATCAAAAAGTTGTCATTCTTGTGGAAAAAATCAAATATATGCAACTATTAATGTTCGACGGGTATCTGAATATAGAATATGTAGTGTTTGTCAAGATTGCTACAATAAACTCAATAATGAAATTTTAATAGATCTTACCCTTTGGATTAACCTCAATCCGGTAATTCCGTATTATGCACTTCCGTTATGTACAGCATACTATAATGTTGGAAGTTTTAAACCCACAATTTGATAAAATGATTTCTTCTTTTGGTACATTATGTTATAGAAAAGAATCTTTAGTTGTAGAAGTTTCTAAAGATTTGGCAAAATTATATCAATTTTTGTTGTCAAAAGAGATTGAAAAATATAATATACCTCTTTTTGATCCTCATATAACAATTATCAGAAAAGGCGAAATTTTAACGCCTATTGATATAGATCAACATGAAATAGAGTTTTTCTATTATCCTTATATCGACTTTCATGATGAATATTATTTTATTCCAATAGACAAAAAGAATTTAGAAACTATAAGGGTTAATTATGGATTAGATTGGTGCTTTGACAAAGAAAAAGGATTTCATATAACCATAGCGAATATAAAAAATATAAAATGTTGATATAATGTTAATTAGCCAGTCGTTGGCTAATAAAGGAGTGTTCCTATGGTTATTCAACCTACTGCATTTTATAATGCTTTCGAAGCTTTTGTTAAAGCCATAAAAGAGACAGAAATTCCTAATAGAGAAGTTCTTTATAATAATCTGTCACGAAAATCATATATAAATGAATATTGTACGTATAAATTTGGTGCAAATAGACAAGCTGGACATACATGTAATTCAATAGCTATATTACCAAAATATTTTGAGAATACTTGTTTTGTTTACTATAATTCTAATATGCAAAAACAGGTAGATATGGAGTATAAATGGTTAAAACCATTAACATGTTCTCTGAATGGTGTTAAAAATCACCATTTAAGAGGATTACGTATAAATTGTGTTTGTATTGATCCTGCATCATTGTTTAGTAAAGATGAAATAGAAATGATTGTAAATGAAACAATGTTCGATTTAAACTATAAATTAATACTTTTAGAATAAAAAAGTAGTTGACAATCAAACTTTTTCTATTATACTTGTTCTAAAGGAACCATATGATTGATAATTTTACGGGAAAATATTTTTTCCTATCTAATTTTTACAAACATCCTATAATGTTTGAAGGATTAAAATATCCTTCATCTGAACATGCATATCAAGCATCAAAAACATTATATCCAGATGTAAAGCAGCAATGTTTATATATGTCATGTGGTGAATGTAAAAAATGGGGAAGAAATATAAAAATGAGAGATGATTGGAACAACGTTAAACTTAAAATAATGAGAACTATTTTGAATATAAAATTTTCCGATCTAAAACTAAAGTCATTATTATTAGAGACTAGTTCGGAAGAATTAATAGAAGGAAATACTTGGAATGATACTTATTGGGGTGTTTGCAACTCTAAAGGTAGCAACCATTTAGGAAAATTATTAATGGAAATTCGTCAATCGTTCCAAAATGAAGATATATTAAAGGAATTAATATGACCAAAGAAAAACTTATATCTTTTTTAGACTTATTTAAAAAGGATATAGTACATTTTGCAGTATTAGTAGAAGAATATCCAAAGTTTATGGAAAGTGATTATCAAAATGCATATGATTATTTTAAATCAAAAGGAATGATCATAGAAGTACAACAGCCATTAACTGATGTACAAATTTGTAAATTGTTAATTAAAAGTATTTTAGCACCAAAGGATTCTTCTCTTAAAAACGAAATGTTGTCGGTAAATGAAGAAGAAAAAGATATAGATTATTTGAAAAAATATCATATTAGAAATGTTTTATATAATAGTAGTGTTTTGAATGGTGAACAGATGTCAACCGATCCTAGACGAGTTAAAAATATATTAGACGAACTATTATCCGATTATAACAATTAAAGGAGTTTAAAATGAGACTTTTTCTTTTAAGAATGCTTATTGGTATATGGTTTATACCATTAATGACCATATTAGGATTTCCTATGGCATATTTAATATATGGATACGATGAAGCAAAAAATGCTGTTAAAGGAATTGCTCATGATTTTTGGTTTGGAATGGATTAATGATTTTTAAACACACCCACGAACATTTAAAAAATGAAGATTATTGTTGGGCAATAGTTACTGGAAGTCAATTTCCAGAGGCAGAACTCGTTAAAATAAGATATGATTCTTGTGATGAAAAATGGTATGTAGATAACGACGAGATTCCTATTAATCTTTATGTGTTTGGTGATAAAATAGAACAACCATCTATATACGAAATAGATGGTGAAGAATGGAAGGTTAATAGACGACCATTCACACCAACAAAACTATAGCCATTTAACTGAAATGACATATCATTTAACACCAAATACCAGTTTTTCTTTTAAACCAAATGAGTTTAAAATAATTAAACTTAAAAATAATTATAAAATAACAATACACAAAGACGGATTAAACCGCATTTGTTATATTGATTTTAAAGATTCGTTTTCTTTGATATGGAAAGCATTCACCGAATACGAATCATTTTAATGGAAACATTTCCATTTATTATTATAATCAATACAAACGTCTAAGCAGTTCTTTTTGCATATAGGATCTTTAGAAGTATCTGTAGTTTCAAACCATTGTTTTCTTTCATTTCTCATTTCAGGACCAACATTACCTATATATTTTCCACCTTCACGCATGTAGATAATACATGGATAATGCTTTCCATCCATAACTGCCATATCATCTAATACTAATGGGCATTTATGGTAGTCAGATGCTTGAATTCCTCTAACATATCTATTATTTTTTAGATTATCTAATCTATATTTTAAGATCTTACACTTATTTAAAACATTCTCATTAATATTTGCATTTAATTTTAGATAATCTATTTGAGCGGCAGATATTATTCTAATATCAGAAACACCCATATCATATGCAAAATTAATTATTCCTGACAATTCATTTACATTATCATTTGTTAAAACAACACCAACGGTTGTATAAGTTAATTTAGAAACATATTTAATATTGTTAATGACAGTAATCCATTTATCTTTTACTCCTGCCATCATATCACCCATTGTTGCACAACACGCATCTAATGAAATAGAAAAGTCATTTACACCAGCATTAATTAACTTTTGATAAAATTCTGTTTGTGCGCTACCATTAGTAGATATCGCTATTCTTTCTACATTTAATGATTTTGTATATTTTATTAATTCTTCTAAACCATTCCATATAGTAGGTTCTCCACCAGAGAATCTAACATTTTTTAACCCACATTTAGACCATTCTAAAACTACATTCTTAGCTTCATCTAATGTAGTTTCTTTTTCTGGCCCCACTCCTCTACAATAAGGACATTTGAAATTACATCTTTTTGTTAACAACAGTTCACATCTATGTAACGGAGTTGTAGAAGATGCTACTTTTGCTCTTTCGTCTGAAAGAGTATAAAACCCAATTTCTTTTATATTATTCATTTATATAGTATATTGTAAGATTTTAAAAAGTCAAATATATTTTAATTGACTTTTTGTTGCCTATAGTTATACTTATATTGATCAATCACATATCATCAAAAGTCTTCATGCTAAATAATATGAAAAATAAATTTAAAATAGAAAAGATAAAATTTTATGATTATATCTTGGTTAGGGTAAAATATAATAAAACAGTAAGAATATTTGAGAAAAAAGAGAAAAATTTGTTAATATATATGTGGATGGTTTTTTCTTTGGAACATAAAAAATGAAATTAACATTTGAAAATCTTGGAAAGAAATATCTTGGTGATGTTATTCTTGTTGACATCAAAGATGAACAATATATAATATACTGCGCATCAACCGATGTTTTTGCCCAACTATGGACACTCTATACAAATAATTTAAGGAAAATAGTATGATTTCGGAGTTATTATTTAAAATTATTAGAGATACAAGATTAAAACTTATTACTCGCGGAGACGATCAATCTGTTATAAGAATTGAATTATCATCTGATGATCATGATGAATTAGAAAAAGAATATAATTACCCTTTATTTGGAACATCATTTCACTTTTATCAAACTTCTGTCACACAATCACACGATAATAAATCATATATTGTATTAAAATATAATGATTTGGAATATTCTAGAAAAGAAATTATTAATGGCAATTTGGTTTCAAACATATAATAATCAATTTGAAGATGATTATGTTTTTGCTGCATATTTGGGATTTAAACTCATCTCAAATAATATCAGATTTTTTGAAAATACTTCAGAAATATTATATAATAAAAACGATGTTGTAGTAGGAACAATAGAAAGTTCCCGATATATATTTAATAAATTGGGGATATCTGTTCCTAATCTATACATTCCAGACGAATTATCAGAATTCACTGGAAGAAAAATAGAAAAATCTACTATTAAAGATGCATTAAATCGGTTTAAAAATAAAGAAAAAATATTCATTAAACCTGTTGTTGCTAAAAGATTTCCAGCACAGGTTGTTGATGGTTTGCCATTAATGACTTATGTTAATCAAAATTTTGACGATACTATGGAATGTTGGATTTCAGAAGTAGTTAATTTTGTTAGCGAATATAGAATATTCTTAAATAATAATGAAATAATTGGATGTAAACATTATCTTGGCGATTATAAAATATTTTTAGACTGGAATATAATCGAAACTGCTGTAAAGAGTTTAAAATGTCAGCCAGCAGGATGGTGTTTAGATTTTGGTGTAACAGATGATAATAAGACATTACTAATAGAAGCAAATGATGGGTATTCATTAGGAAATTATGGATTGGATACATCAGCCTATTGTAAATTGTTAAAGGATAGATGGATTGAGTTGACAAGCGGAAAATGTGGTATTTTATGAGTAAAAAATATATTCTTTTAAACGATTTACAAACATATTGGATGAGATTTTGTATTCTGCGATTGTTTGAGAAAAAAGAAATAGATAAAGAAGAAGCATCTAATATGGAATCTGGATTATTAATTTATAATTTGACCGATAGTGCTAAATTTTATACAGAGTTAGCTGAAATAGAAATTGGTCATAAATTTTTAGATTTAGCTATTAGTTATATAGAAAAAAATTATTAAAATATAGATGAATAGAACTAAAATAATATAGATTGACTATTAAAATTTTTATATTATAATATATAACTATAAGGAATAATAATGGAGTCTAAAGATTTTACAGAAGAAATAAAAACCTTTTTAGAACAATATAAACAAAAAAATATGTTTATACAGGTATCTATGTTAAATACAGAAGTATTTCTTATTAAAGATATAAAGGATGATATTGATGAATATAAAAAATAAAATTTTAAAAATTTTTAATGAAAGAGAAAATGATGAAAAGCAAATATTAGATGCAGAAAACATTTATTATAAAATATTAAATAAATTCGAAAATAAATATAATGATCATTAAACATGGTTATTTAGAAAAAATGCGTCTTCACTATTCTTCACCAAGTGAAGGTGTTTTTCAATTTTATTGGGAAATTTTTATTGAGTCTTTGACGGCAGACAATGAATGCATATGTTGTGAAATGCCAGGAAAAATAAGAAGACAAAACACAGGTTATAATAAAGATGAAAAAAATTTTGAATGCTTGTGTGAAAGATGTCAAATAGAACGAGATTCATATTGGGCAGAAAGGTGGAACGAATATAATGGCTCAAGAATGTAAAAATATACGAAAGGAATTTTCTTTTTTAGACGATGATATATTGTCTGCATGGGAATTGTTTTCTGCAGAAGATTTATCTGAATATAACAAAAAAGCCTCTGTTTTCTTTCCTATAACTACAATTTTACCTTTTAATATGTTACGATATACAACATCTGGGCAAAGTCCTGGATTGGATGTGATACGAAATGAAAAATTGTTTTATTGTAAATATACTCTTACATATTCGTTGAAAGAATGTTGTAAATACATATTGAATAATAATAAAATAAATAAAACTCAAATATCTGGCACTCCACATATACATATACTGAAAGCATCAAATAATATAGCAATGAAAACTCGTAGGGGAGTAGGAAATTTTATAATTGGAAATAAAAAATTATTAGAAAAATTTTTTGGTGTTGATATTCCACATTCTCCATTTCCAATCGGAAGATATAATATTATGACGACGAATTATATTGATAATAATATTATTATTGGATATACTGGAGGAAATAAAGATAGTTATATGGATTCTGGCCTTTGTATATTAAATGATAATAGATTTTATTGCCCTTGTGTTGGAAATAGCGGCGAAGAAAATTATTACGAGGTTTTATATGTTTAACGTAAAAATAGTAGAAACTGATTTGGTTATTATATTCTCAAAAGATATATTTGCCCAAAAATGGATAGAATTTTGTCGAGAGAATTTCTATCAAAAATTGTAAAATATATTGACATTAAATTTTCTTGAAGTATAATAAAAACATGCCAGTTAATATGTACATTATTGAGAGAAAAGATGTAATCTTGGTTAAAACCAAAGATACATATTGTATAATTATAAAATCCGACAAAAATGTTTTTTCCCATATGTGGGCATTTTTTTCCAAAATATATAAAAGATAATAATGATTAAATTAACAAAAAAAGAAGAAAAGAAAAAGAATAAAAGAATATCATTATTCATTAATATGTTTGGAAAAATGTATAATAATGGTATTGCTAAAAATGTTTTTGTAGATTTATGGAAAATATGGACTTCTTGATATGTATTCTTTAATGGAAAAAATAAAAATACAATATATCTATTTTAATAAACAATATAGATATATAATAGAAATTAATAATAATGATTATAATTTATTAAAAATAATTGAGGAATTTAATAAAATTTACAATATTGGAACAATTGAAAGAACATATGAGTCGTTAAATTACAAATTTGTATTTAAAGATACGATTAATATATTATCAAATACATTTATTTTGTTTAACTATATACATTCTTTAACATCAATATATCATACTGTCTATACATATGTAAAAACAAATCTTCATAAACCATTTAACAATATTAAATGGAAGATTACTAATACTAAAGTAGATTTACATAAAGATAAATTAGGTATTAAATATACTTTAAAAGGATATAAAGATAAAATTAAACAAACTATTAAAGTTTTTGAAGATTCAAATGGTAATATGGAAGTAATATGGAATTAATTTTAGGATATATATTTGCATTAATAGGAAATCTTTTAGTAGCACTAAATTCTACTAAAAATAGATTTATTGGATATTCTTTTTGTATGATTTCTTGCATTTGTTTTTTATATCATGGTTTGGTTGTACAATATAGTGATATCATCTGGATTTTTCTATTATACATAGGCATAAATACAATAGGATTATTTAAAAACAAGGATATATTTTGCAAACCTACCATTCAATAAAATATTTGTTATGTCGCAATATAAATGATCATAAACAATTTATTTTATATATATTTAATAATGAAACTGATAAAACTTTATTATTTATTACAAATCCTTTTTCTGCTGCATGGATACATTTTTGTTTAAATGCAGGGAAATAAAAATTTATATTGACAAAATTAGGTTTTGAGATATAGTGGGGTTAAACAAGAAAGGAATTACCATGATTAATTCCATTAAATCTAGCCTCGGTAAAGTAACTAATCAGTTTCTAAAAGATAGAAACTTATTTGAAGAAAAGAATATAAAATACATTTCAAGAATAATTGATGATTGGATATCGCATCATGTATATGTTACTACATTTAAAAAACAAATACATATAGAAGAATTAAATGATTGGAAACTTGATTGTGAGTCTCCTATGGCATATAATTTATACCATAAAAACAAATTAGTTTCTAGATTAAAATTTGAGTTTGTTTTTAATACAAAAACAATGCTTCTTTTAACGCATGTATCTGATATAAAAGGATTTACGTCGAAATTTGAAAAGGAATTAATATGAAAAAAATACCTATTAAAGCTGCAAAAGAAATATCAAAAGAATATAATCAAGATCAAGTTATTCTTTTAACATTCGATAAAAAGACTGGCCTAACTCATGTAGTAACATATGGTAAAACAAAAGAAGATTGTATCCAGGCTGCACAGGGAGGAAACTTAATAAAAGAAAAGATTTTAAAATGGCCAGCAGATAAATGTACTGCAGTTCCTTCCCGTTCAGAATGGAAATGGGAAAAGACAGATCAGAAACTACAATTTTCAGATGCTAAATCAGAAGATATTGTTTGGGTTTGTTTTGACGATGAAGAAAATGGATATCATGAAGGATTCGCCAGATTAATAGAAGGATCAGATTGTTTTTACTTTGATCCTCCTATACAAAAAGATTGTCCAAGAGTATTATATTATGCTGGTAGTGCGGACTGGACAAAAACATCCAGTTGGGTAGAAGTCTATAAATGTAAGGAAATAAAATGAAAAATTCAATTAAAGACATAATAAATGTATATAATAAACAATTAGAAGAAGTTAAATTTATTCTTTATTTATTGAATTGGATTAATCATTGTCCAAATGTTTTAAAACATTTTGTTTCGGATAAAATAAAAAATAATGCTAAAAGAATAGGTGAAATGTATTATGATAAAAATAACAAAGAAGAATTTCATAATATTTGTTTAATTATAGAAAGTGGAGTTTTCAATACAAAGAATATCACAATTAAATCAAACGGAATACATAATTATATTGACTACAAAGAAAAAGGTGATAAAATAGCTACTAAGAAAGATATTATAAAGTTCATAAAAACATATAAGGATATTAAAAAGATATGAAATTATTTTTGTTAATTATATTAATGTTATTAAGTTTTTGTTCTGCTAGATTTCTTCCAACAGAAGAAACTAATATGGTTAACAATGACCAAGAATGTATACAGGAAGGATTTACAATATTTAAACTTGATTTTTGATTATGTTATATAAAAAAGATAGTATAAACAAAATAATAATTAAAAAAGATACAATAAAAAAGCCAATAGACATTAAACTGGAATGTCCTATTTGTAAATCAGTAAATAATTGTAAAGATAGAGAAATAGAATTACCTGGATGGATTCACGAAAAAAGGATATTCTGGATATTTTCATGATAAATTTTAAAGAAGTGAAATATCTTTCAAATACAAATGATAATATTTTTTTATTGATGTTTAATTTGGATGTTGATATTCTTGTATCTTATACAGAAGATAATAGTATTGATATATTTGAAAAAACGTATAAGAAAGGAATGCCGATAGTATTAAAGAATACTAAAGATTTATTGCTGTCTGCATGGAAATTATATACAATGTTTAATGATTATGTTCCTAAGAAAAATGAATATTTTGATTTAAAATCATTAAATCTAAAGGAGGTTAAAAATGAAAATTAGGACAGATTTTGTAACGAACTCAAGTTCAAGTTCTTTCATTATAATGAAAACATTTCCAAATGATGAAAAGGGAAAAGCATTTGAAGAAATATGGAATAAAATGATTGATTCTTGGTCATTGCGATCACATGAGGATTTTGACGCAGAACCAATAACAACAGTTGAAGAATTAAAGTCTCGTTTATTTTCTGAATATCACGATGAAATTAAGGATATTGCTCCATATATATTTTCAAATCAAATAATTTATATTCATTGTGATAATCATTCATTAATTAGAACAATTATAAACTCATTTATTAAAGCAGATTTAATAAAATCTCTATGGAGTGACGAATGAAAATCAGAACAGATTTCGTAACTAACTCAAGTTCAAGTTCATTTGTAATATTTAGGAAAGATATAACTCCTATTCAATTAGAAATGTTATTAAATTATATACATATAATTAAAACCTTTGGTGATAAGATACCGAATTTAGAATATCCTGATACTCATGATTCTTGGGAAATAGATGTAAATGATGAAAAAGTCACAGGATTTACATGTATGGATAATTGGGGATTTGATAGTTTTCTAGAATATATAGGATTAGACATGGAAAAGGTTAAATACGAAAACGATGGCTAAATTACGGTTTCAAATAGGGAAAACCTATATGTTTAAACGAGGTTATCTTGTTGGCGAGGATTCTTCTTCTAAAGAGTTAACAGATTGTTTATGGATTAATAATCCATCTGAAATACTATATTTCGTTGATAATAAAGGGACGCGATGTAGTACAAAATTATATATTATATCAACAAAAAATTTTATAGCTAGAGCATTTTAAATATATGCATTAAATAAAGAATTGTTTTAAATATTATGTTAAAATTTAATTATACATATGATAATAGATTAAATAGTTATATTTGTACTATAACAGCAGTAGATAATATAAAAATTAAATATAAATACAAAAATAAATATTTAGAGGCAGATTCAATAACACTAAATAACAATATTTTTTCTAATCTTTTTGAAATTTGGTATTTAAATTTAAACAATTAATTATAAATAATAATTATAACCATACTGGAGAACTGCATGGAAATTCGCCATCGGCTTCAAAAAATATTCTATGAACATGTAGAATTAAGTGAAGAAGAACGTTTTTCTACTGCAATACAGAAAGAATTAGAAGAAGAATATAACAATTTGCTATCATCTACTCCAAAAACGGATCAAAATACACCAGAACAGGAATTGGAAGCATTTACAGACACATTAAAAGAATTGGCTATTTCTCCATTAGATAAAGAAACAGTTCCCGTCATAATTAATATGACTATTAGTAAAGCTAAAGAAGGACTGTCAACAGAACATATTTTAAAATTTTTAAAAACAAAGTTTAAGATAGATGCAGAACTTGAAGGACAACTTTCTACTATTTTGAAGAAATTGACTGATGTAAATCCGTTAGTAGAAGAAGCACAACAAATGGTACAGGATATATTACCAAAATTAGTATTAGTATTTAAACCATCATGTGGTATGAACAGTCCGGAATTTGTAGATCGTTCCAAAGATCATTTAATGAAATATATTGATCGTATTAATGGAAAAAAAGTAGAAATAAATCAAGCATTGAAAGAAATGAAAGCATTATTTACCTTAGATTCTGATTTAGAAAAGCAAGTAGAGTCTATTTTTCAGAAGTCTATAACACCTATAGTCGAAACACAAAATCCACCACAATCATCTCCTAGTACAAATGATGCTCCTGCAACAACAGGATCACCATCTACAAATGATTCAGAAATTCCAACAGAAACTCCTATGGAAGAAGAAAATGGTAAAGCTGGATTTTATGTGGAATATAGAAATCTTTTTGAAGATGTTGATAATATTGCAGAAAGAATAGTTGAAAAAGAAGGTCTAAAAGAAGAAAATAATGATGCGTTTGGATATACACATTTAAGAGAAACAATCGCAGAGGCATCTTCGGTCGCAATGAGATATGGTGCTAATAAATATCCTAAAACTGTATGCCTAGAAGATATAGAAAAAATAATTAATGAAGAATTTAATATAAAAGATCAAGAATTAGTAGAAGAATTAAAAAATACAATAAGACATGCATATGAAATCGGCGAAAATTATTCACAAGATTTTTTAAAGAATTCAGACCTTCATAATGAATGTAAATCAATAGATATGACAATTTCTATGAATGAAATTGTCGATATATTTGCAGAAAAAGAGAATGAAGAAGAACTTGTTGAAATAGAAAAGGTTGATGATATAATAGAAGAACCAATAACAGAAAAAGATGCATATAGAGAAAAATTAAATCGTCTTTTTTCTGATGACTGAAAGGTTCTTAAATGCAACAATTAAAATTAGATAATATAAAATTAAATGTGGAACCACATTCTGCATCAAAGGATTTTTGTATTTTAACTTTAAAAACGTCCATAAATGGAATGGAATATTCGGAATCAATATCAGTATATTCTAAGTTTATATTTGATAATATGGATTCAAATAGTCAATCAAATGCTTTAGATGAAATAGTTTCTAAATTATCGTATGATTTAGTTTCTAAAGCATATTTGTCACTAGATAAAAGAGTTAAATCATCTTGTGATATGAAAAAAGTTTTAGAGTCTATGAAATCATTATTATCTTGACTCTATTTGTTGTTCTGGTATAATAGTTAAATCAACGCAAGCCATATCTTATTATAAAAAGGAGAAAATCATGGCATCAGTTCGTTATTTTGTAAAGAGCAATACTCACAAGTCTTATATTGCTCGTCGCACACGTACCAGTCCTACAGGTCGTCGTTATGCATGGACTAGCAATCGTTCAAATGTAGTATATTTTACTAATCGTAATGCTGCATACAACGTTGCCCGTCGTTATGGTGGTCGTATCGTAACTGCTTGATACAATCATAAGTATAGAATCGCCATAGGTTTATATGCCTATGGCGATTCTATTTGACATTTAAAATAATGTCTTATTATTTTATAAATTCCCGCATATGAATAACCCAATTCTATTGATATTTCTTTTATAGTTAAACCATTTTTATAAAGTATAATACTTTGTTCTTTTATATTTTTTGCTTTTTCGTATCTCAATACATAATTTAAATCAATTTTATCCCATTTTCTTAATAATAGAGGAATATTTAATGTTAATGCTTTTTCTTTAAGTTTTGTTATTAATAACATTTTTGTAAAATTTAAAGTTGCATATCCGCTATTATTTATTTTTGTTAGTTTATTGGAAGATTCTTTTAAAATAATGTTATAAATTTTATTTTCTATAAATTTTAAATTTTCGATCCAAGATGAATGACATTTTATTGTAATTATATTTGATTTTCTTCCGCTTTGAAATTTAATACATCCATCACCATCTATAAATCCACATATTAAACTAATCCACTGATCATCAGTAAGGTTATAATTGTTAAATATTGGAGGATTATATGTTTTTGTATTACTTATTTCATATTTTTGTACTACTTCTGGAATAATATCTTTATTCTGACAGGACAACACAGATTTGTGTTCATAGTTAATAACTTTTGTATTTAAAACACCAGAAATTTTTATTAAATGGTCTTTATCTTTTTCTGATACAGTTATACTCAATCTACTATTTTTTATGTCAATATGCCCATCTGCTAAAATAAATCCAATTATATACATAATATCATTAGTTTCTTTTAATAAACATTCTAAATTACTTTTTCTAAAAAATTTATATGATCTTTTAAATTTTTTGTTTGATGATTTTTTATATAGATTATGTGCTTTTAAAACAATAGCATCCCATGATCGGTTTAAAGTATTTAAAATAAATTTTTTATCTTCATTTTTATAATTTTCTTTTAAAAATATAATTTCTTCTGGTGTCCATGGTTTATTTTTTCTAATTAATTTTAGTAAATTTGCTTTTTGTAAAATACTTGTATATTTTCTATTAGGTAATAGCTTTTCTAATTCCTTTTTTGGTTTATAAAAATTTTCTTTTAATAATAAAATTTCTTCTTTTGTCCATTCATTATGGTGTTTTCTTTTTATTCTACATTTTATTTTTAGTTTTTTCTTTTTTGATATTATACTTTTTAATGATCTTTTTGGAAACAATTTAATAAGATAATTTTTATCAATTATACTTGGCAATGATTTTAAATTATTAAGTTCATATTCAGACCATGGTTCCATATTATTTTATCTCCAAATAGTATTTATATCATGTGTATCAAAAAATAAATATTGACATATATTTTTACTATGATATAATGTTAAAACAACCAGCAAATAAAGGAAAAACGATGAAGATATTCTTCACATCGGATATTCATTTTTTATCCATTTTGGGCATAAAAATATTATAAAGTATTGTAATCGACCATTCAAATCTGTTGATGAAATGAATGAGACTATAATTTATAATTGGAATAATACAGTGACATTAGACGATACTATATATTGTTTAGGAGATTTTGGGTTTGGTCCCGTCAATAATTTATTACCATTATTTAATAGACTCAATGGCAAAAAAATATTAATTCGCGGAAATCATGATAAAAAAGATGTAATAAAATTACCATGGGATTCTATTCATGATATTCTTGAAGTAAAATATCAAAATATAACATATAACCTATGTCATTATCCTGATTATCATATGAGGACATGTAGTAAGTCTTCTTATGACACTAGATATCTTTTTGGTCATTGTCACGGTGCATTAACTCCACATAATTGTTCTTGTGATGTTGGTATGGATTGTTGGGGGTTTACTCCAGTTTCTATATTACAACTTGATAAGCTTTTTGAAAACCTTCCTAAAAACATAAATGAAACAATATTAGAAACTAATACCATATGGAATGCTATCCAATTTATGGATAAAATAGATCAAAATACAATAATATAAAATTAATAAAATATTTGAAAGTTATATTTTTAATGATATAATCATATTTAATAACCACTCATTAAAGGAAATAAATGCCTAAGAATACATTAATAGTGAATCTTTTTGCTGGACCTGGAGCAGGAAAATCAACGGTTGCAGCAGGAGTGTTTGAAGGATTAAAAGAACAAAACATAGATTGTGAATTAATCACTGAATATGCAAAACAAGCTACATGGGAAGAAAATAAACTTGCGTTAAAAGATCAGTTTTATACTTCTGCGAATCAATATCATAGAGAATTTATCGTTTATGGTAAAGTTGATGTTATCGTAACAGATTCTCCTATTTTAATAGGACTTATGTATTTTTCAGATCCAAATGAACGTAAGTTTTTTGCATTAAGAAAATATCTATTAGAATGCTTTACTGAACGAAAGAATTTAAATATATTTCTTGACAGAGTAAAGACATATAATCCAAATGGAAGAAACCAAACAGAACAAGAATCTTCTCAAATAGATTTAAAAATAAATACGTTTTTAAATGAAAATAAAATACCATATATTAATGTTCCTGGAAATCAAATTGGAAAAACCAAAATTCTTGAAGAAATTTTAAAATCAATTAAAGGTTAATATATGCAATTTAAACCATGGATCGAAATGATGTGTAATATCGCATTTTTATTATTTTTGGTTATTGCCATAACATATTTAAATATTTGGATGTTTGTATTTGGTATAATATTATTAGTCATATTATTTGTAATAATTTCGTTTTTCACGACACGAAATAATCCTATAGAAATAAAAGACAATGATCCAGAATTAGTATGGCAAAGGAATCAGAAAAAATGAGTTGGGATTATCGTATAGCTAGACAAATATGTGATAAAGGAAAAAAGTATGAGAGTTTTTCATATTTTATTGTAGAAGCATATTATGACGAAAATAATAAAGTTTTTATGATTTCTGATCAAGCACAATCTCCATATGGAGAAAATATTTGTGAATTAATGGAAAATTGGGTTATGTTTGCTGATGCGTTCAATAAACCAATTTTAGATTATGATAATATTCCAGAACCAGGAGCAAAAAATATAATTGAGAACGAATTAAATGATTTAAAAGATGATTTAAAAAATAACGCAATTGAATACTTAGAAAAAGAAGGAAAAATATCAAGATTTTTAATAGAAGATTTAATTACAGAAGAAGAGTATGAACAATATAAAAAAGATGAGGATGACAAAAGAAAAGAATCTGAAATGAAATATTATGTTGACAATGTAGGAACAAATATAATAGATGTAATTAAGAAAATTATTGTTAAATATTTTACACCAAAAAAGGAAAACAAATGATACACCCAACATTGGGAGATAGAATGAAACGTTATGAAGAAGTTTTTAATACTTCTTTAATGCGTAGAACACCAGTCATTATTAGATTGGACGGAAAAGCATTTCATACATATACAAGAGATAGAAAGAAACCAGTAGATGAAAATTTATCTTTGGCTATGCAATTTGCAACTCAATATCTTGTTAAAAATATTCAGGGGTGTAAATTTGGGTACACACAATCAGATGAAATTAGTTTATTATTGACTGATTATGATACATTAGAAACTGATGCATGGTTCGATAATACTATTCAGAAAATAGTTAGTATATCCGCATCATATTGTACATTGATTTTTAATAGACAATTACATTCACTAGATATGTTGAAAGCATCATATGATCCCAAAATACAAATAAAACCACCTAAAGATGCATATTTTGATTCTAGAGCATTTAATCTTCCTAGAGAAGAAGTATGTAATTATTTTATTTGGAGACAACAAGATTGTAGAAAAAATGCTATATCTATGGCAGCACAAGCAAATTTCTCTCATAAACAGTTGCATAAAATGAAGTCTGGTGATAAAATCGCAATGTTATCAACAGTAGGAATTGATTTTGAAACAGTATATCCGAAATCATTTCGGTATGGAGCAGTATATCATCGTAAACTAGATGATTATGGTATGCATGTTCGATTTCATACTGATTGTGATATTGAAATACCAGACTTTAAAGAAGATAGAGAATATATTAACCGATTTGTTTATTCAGAAAGTGAAACAGATGCAAAACAAGAGAATATTTGAAATAGATTACTATTATCTATTACAATTTAATAATCTTAAAACATTGCTTGTTGAATCTGAAAGCAGAACCCAGGCAGAAGATTATTGTAGAAAATTGGAATATCCAAATAAAATAAACATAAAACATATCAAATACCATTGGGCAAAATAGAAAGGAAAACATGTTTAAATACATCAAGTTACTCAAAAAAGAATTTTTATCTTCAAGAAATAGAAATAAGATATTATCTTATGATTTTAATCAAACACAAGAAGAAATTGACAATTCATCTGTTCTGTGGCAAGGAAACCCACTACCTTTAGGTGGTGGGAGGAATTACCACATCCTCCTTTCTTAATAGTGTATCACTCAACATTATACAACATATTGTATAATATAAAAATAGTTTGTCAAATCTTATTTTCCGGATATAAATAACTATGTATTGAAGAAATAATGAGGCTATAATGAAACTAGCAACGAGAGTAAAACTACTAGCAAACAAAAGTGAGAAAGAACAACTCACTCAAGTTATGATTGCTACTAATAGAGCCTCTAATTGGGTTGCTGAAGTTGCATTTAATAATAAAACTTTTGGTCAAGTTCAACTTCACAAACTCGTATATTACGAAATTAAGCAAAGGTTTAATCTTTCTTCTCAACTTGCTGTAAGATCAATAGGTAGAGTCGTAGATGTATATAAAAATAAAAAACAAAGAAGTAAAGTTATAAAATTTGATGAAATGAGTGCAATTGATTATGATACTCGCAATCTTTCAATTAAAAAAGATAGTGAAATTTCCATAACAACTCTTGGAAAAAGAATTAAGTTACAATATAGAAGTCGTAAGCCATTGGAAACTTATGAATTATGCACCCAAAGTGAATTGAGTTATGATAAAGCAAAGGGGAAGTTTTATGTTAACTTCTTCCGCATTGAAAACGAAAAAGCAAATGATGAAGTAAAAGATTTCCTCGGTGTAGATTTAGGTATAGTGAATCTTGCTACTTGTAGTGATGGTGAAGTGGTAAGTGGTGAACGAGTAGAAAGTTATAGAAAGAAAATAACTTTACATAAAAGTAATTTACAAAGTAAAGGTAGTAGAAGTGCAAAGCGTAGATTAAAGAAAATAAGTAAAAAAGAAGCAAGATTCAAGAAAGATACGAACCATTGTATAAGTAAGCGTTTAGTTCAAAAAGCAAAGACACTTGGAGTTGGAATCAAATTAGAAGATCTAAACTTCAAGAAACAAGTTCCGCAAAAAGGTTGGACTAAAGAATGGAAAGATAATAATGCAAGAAAGGGTAAGTGGGCATTTGGTCAATTAAGAAAATTTATTGACTACAAGGCTAAACTTATCGGTGTTCCAGTGTTATATATTAATCCTGCTTATACGAGTCAAATGTGTAGCAAGTGTGGTCATACTCACGAAGAAAATAGATTAACTCAAAGTGAGTTTAAATGTATTTCTTGTGGATATAGTGAAAATGCTGATTACAATGCTGCTATTAATATTTCAAGGGCTGAAATCAACCAGCCTATTGTAGCGACTCGCAAGAGTTAGTTACAAACCCACTACCTTTAGGTGGTGGGTAGTTGATTTAGAATGTATGTATTAGTTAGACGAGATATCTTGCCTTTAGTACATTGTGCTGTACAAGCCAGTCATTCTGTCGCCGAATTCGTATTCTATCACTATAATGATAATACAAAATTGTGGTTGACTCTTGAAAAAACAATGATAATATTGGAAGCATCGCAAGAGCAAATAGAGGAAAAAATGAAGTGGTTCGCAGATAGACATATGAATTATCAGCCATTTTGGGAACCAGATATGTCTAATGCTATGACTGCAGTTGCATTCCAACCGATTAAAACCTCATTTGCAAAAGAAATATTTTCTGATTTAAAACTTTTAAGTTAAAGGAATAATAATGTCAACATTTCCAGATATGATTCAAATCGAATTAACGAAGTCATCTGCTGAACAATTAGCAGCAATAGTTAATAATGGTAAATATCCTGTTAAATATATGCACCATGTAACATTAGCATTTAGACCGAACCAAACTCAATATAAACAAATTGTAATGTTAGATCCAACCAATCCATTACAATCCGGCGAAAAAGTTAAAATAGATCTTTTAACATATATTTATGATGATGATTTTGGTGTTGATGCAGTAACAGTTCAAATGCGTAGATTAAACGGTGATGATATTATTTCTTTAAATAAATATCCTCATATAACAATATCTACAATAGCAGATAAAAAACCAAAAGATAGTAATGAATTATTAGAAAAAACAAATCATAATAAATTTGAGGATATTCCATTAACGCTTGATGGTATTGTTAAATTTATTACATATAAATCTTAAAAATAAGGATATACGTTATGATAGATAAAAAAGAAATTGAAACTCTTGCAAAAGAGTTAGAAAATGCAGATTACTTATATTATAATTTTGGAACGTCTGAATATACAGACGAAGAATATGATGCGATGGAAGATCGTTTATTTAAACTCGACCCAAAAAATAAAAGATTTAAAGATGGTAAAAGAAATATTGTTGGTGCTAAAACAGATAAAAATGATCGTTGGGAAAAAGTTAAACACAATTATAAAATGGGCAGTCAATTAAAAATAACAACGTTTGACGGATTAAAAAAATGGGCAAATGATCTTGGACAAACAGAAAGATATGTTGTACAAGATAAATTGGATGGTATTTCTATTAGATTAGAATATAAAGATGGAGAATTAATTGAAGCAGTAACTCGCGGCGATGGTCATTTAGGAGAAAATATTTTACGAAATGTTCTTAAAATGGAAGGAATTCCTTCTATTATTAAATGTGAAGAACCATTAAGTGTTCGTGGAGAAATATTATTATTTAAGAGTAATTTTCATCATTTTGAAGATGGCAAAACATTAAGAAATGTTGCAGCAGGAACATCAAAAAGATTGGATGGTAAAGGATGTGATTGGTTAAATGTAAAAGTATATGATGTTCAAAACTGGAAAGATTTTGGATTCAATAAAGTAAGTTCATCATTGGAATTTCTACAAGAACAAGGATTTGATGTTGTAAATTATAAAGTAGTAAAAACTCTAGATGATGTTCAGAATGTATTTGATAAATATGTAAAATCAATTAGAGATTCCCTAGATTGGGACATTGATGGTCTTGTAATAAAGGCTGGTTTATTTGAAGATGATGATTGGGCTGCACCTAAAAGATCTATTGCATACAAATTCCCCGCAAAAACAGCAGTTACAAAATTGTTAGATGTTGTTTGGCAAGATTCTGGTGGAAGAATATCACCAGTTGCTATTCTTGATCCTGCTGTTATTGATGGTGTTACTATTTCGCGTGCAACATTAAATAACGTAGATCATATCAAGAAATTAAATATCAAAATCGGAGATACAGTAGAAATAAGTAGAAGGAACGATGTTATTCCATGTATTGAAAAAGTATTAATTTCCGATAAAACAGGAAAAGATATAAGTCCACCAACACATGACGAAGACGGGTTTCCAATTGTTCATGAAACAAATGCTGATGGAGAAAAATTGGTATATCTAATATCTACAAATCCTAATAGTAAGTCTAAAATCGTCAGAAGTATTGTTAAATGGTTTACTGCCCATGATGCTAAAGGAATTGCCGAAGCAACTGCAGAAGCATTATTCGATGCAAATATTATAAAAGATTTGCCTTCATTTTATGATGTTTGTATGAACGGGCATGATGATCTAATGAGTTTAGACGGATTTGGTTCTGGTACTTATAAAATAATGAAAAAAGCAGCATTAACAACGTGTAAAACAACATTAGTTAAATTTTTAACTGCAATGGATCTAAATAATATAGGATCAAAAATTATAGAATCTATATTATCATTCAATAATAAAAAGATTGATTTAGACTCATTTATAGATTATGTAAAAGATATTAATACTATCTCAAATATTCCCGGTATTGGTATTAACACTGCAAAACAAATAAATAATGAAATTAAAAAGAAATTGTCTTTAATTAGTGCAATGAAAACAAGAGTTCAAATTGACACTTGGGAGCCTGTAAAGGCTTCTAGCACAAAAGTTAATGGTCTATCATTCTGTTTTACTGGTAAAATGGATTCTGATAGGAATACTCTTGAAAATATAGTAAAAGAAAATAGTGGGATTGTTGCTGGTGTAAGTAAAACTCTAAATTATCTAGTAACAAATGATCCTAATTCCGGATCATCTAAAAATCAAAAGGTAGATAAGATAAACTCTGCTGGAGGGAATATAAAACGTATAACCGAAAAAGAATTTTTCGAATTGATTAAGTAGGAATAAATACTATTATGCGGAAACAAAAGAATAAACCAAAACGTTTTAAAACCTATTTGGAATATTTAGAATCGTGTCCAGGAAAGAAAGAATATTATACGCATTTTTCCAACCAAAAAGAAGCAGATGAATTTGGTGAGGGATTACGTCAAAATCTTTGTAAAGAACTTGAATGTGGATATTACGAACTAGACACATTTGTTGAGGTCAGAATTTCTCAATTAGCAGTAAGATGTTATTTTGTGAAATATTCTAAAGAGGAATCTCTTAGTTTAGTTTAATAGATACTAGATAATCTGCAATTTCGTCATATAATTTTGCTGAATCTGGGCTATATATTATAGCATTAGATTCTACTACCCATCCAGCACTAGGATTATCAATATCACTTTCCATTGTAACTAAATGAGGAAATCCTATTATTATTTTTGTTCCATTATCATTTGTATCAAAAAACAATGATAAATCATTTTTTAAAGCTAGATCCATAGAAATTTTTAAACCCATTCCAAAATTACTATTATTTTCTTTTGTTGTAAAACATGTATTAAATAATTTATGTTTGTTTTCTGAGGAGATTCCAGGACCATTATCTTCTATTACTAAATAAAATGGACTTGCATAACGTTTTTTACCAAATGGACCATAAACATGCGGTTTTAAACTTATTGCTGTATTCTTTTTATATGTTTTAATACATCTCAATTTTAATGATGGTTTATAATTTTGTTTTGTTTTATTTAACATATCATATGAATTATATATTGCATCGCCTGCATTTTTAAATACATTTATTAAAATTCGTGATAAGTCATTTGTATTCATTGGAACATGAATACCATCAAAATCTGGTGAGCATGCATATGAAATAGAAGAAAATACTTTCATTGTTCTTGAAAATGATGGTGCGGTGGAAATAATTTTATTTAAATATGGTTGTAATTCTATTATTTTTAATTCTTCTGCATTTTTAGATGATACATATCTTCCATATTCTGTTAGATTATGTATACAAGATTCAATTATTTTTACTTGTTCATCAATTGTTTTTATTCTATCTTTAATATTTTTTATCATTAAAATATTTTCAGTATTATTTGAAATTAAATTAAATATTAATTTTAAATCATTTAATTGTGCAAGAGAACAAGAATTTATAACTGCTAATGGGGATCTGATTTCATGACTTATAGTAAAAATATGTTCATCATACATGTTTTCAAGGGATCTTTTGTATTTTAATGATAATTGTTCAAAATCAAGATTTTTTTCTCGTACACAATTCATTTTAAATTTTCGTTTTTGATTATTTGTAAATAATGACATTACTAAAGAAAATATTAAGAAATATAACAATATTGATGCGACTTTCAGATATAATGGAAAAATAAATATCATGTTTATTATAACAAATAGACATGATACAAATATTATAATACTGGAAAATATTTTAATATTTTTAAAATATTTTTTTATATGGTCATAACATGTCAAATGGGTCATTTTCTATTATTTGTTTTTCTAATAAAAATTTATTTTCTAATACGGATTCTAACCATGATATAACTCTTACTATATTTGGTTTAGGAATTACTATTGCATCTCCTTTTGATTCTGATGCTAGTGCTTCTGCTTTTTGACGAGCGGCATAACTTTTTTCGACACCAGTATAAATGCATAATTGTGGTCTTAATGAAGCATTAAAATCTACTATAAATTTATAAAGATCAATTCCTGTATGACCATTAAATACCAAATCGAATATACAAATATCAGGAATAAATCCACCTTTAACAAATGTACTACCATGTTCATATGCATGTTCTGTAAATGCTTTATTTATGGTAATATTATTTTGTGATATTCCGTATTTAGCAAATGTATTTAAGATATTTTGTTCTATTGTTAAACAAAGATCCCCATTATCATCTGCAATTAATACTCCGATTTTTTTGTCTGACATTTGTTCCCCTTAGAAGAATATTTTAAAAATAGCCTTGATACATGTTGCGATAGGTGCCCAGCCAAAAATTGATGCAAATAACATTAAAAAGAACAATGTAAATATAAAAAATTTAGATGCTGGAGGGGTGAATAATAATTTTATTAATGCACCCCGTTTACCACCAACAGATGTTGCATATTTTTCTACCTTTCGTATAAAAGTTTTTTCATTTAATCCTCTTTCTATTATTAATTCATTTAATGTTTGACTAAAATTTTCTTTAGTAGTTTTCAATTCATTTATATTTGTTGAATACATTTCGTATAGTTGAGCATATTCTTTTTCTAATTCTTTTACTTTATTTTCCGCATTTACTTTATTTTCCGATAAATCATTATATCTTTTTTCTATTTCTTCAAATGCAATTTTTTGATGTTCTAAAATAGCCTGTAAATTCTTTATTTTTTTATTTCTGACACTAATAGCATCAATAGCATAAACATTATTACCTAACATATCTTTAGATGCTTGTAACATGTCCATATTAGCATTAGATTTTAACTTAGAATCTGTCATGTAAAACCTCTTTATAACACTATTTATATTAATCATGCTTGACTTTTGTTTCTTAGTAGGTATAATTACTAATTAGGAGAATTTATGCGATTTAGTCATTCAAAACTTGAAATAGCACGCAAATGCATGAAGCAATTTCACTACAAATATATATTAAAATATCCAGTATTAGATACAGAACCAACCGAGTTTGGAAACTTAATTCATGAAATAGCACAAAATTATAAAGGTTCTGGAAAAAAGGAATTGATGTGCTTATATGAAAAATATAGACCTAAATATAAATTTGAGTCTAAAACATATAAAAATAAAATTAAACTTGCATTAAAAAATATACATGACTTCTGGCAAATAAATTTAAAAAATCAAAAATACGAACCAGAACAGGAAGTAACAGAAAGTTTAACCGAATCTATATCATTAAATGGAAAAATAGATGTAATCATATTTAATGATAATAAAGTCAGAATTATAGATTATAAAACAAGTAAGACAGACAAGTATTCAGATCATACAAACCAATTGGCAATGTATAAAATACTTGTAAATAAAAAATACAATATACCATATGAAAATATGAGTTGTGAAATTGTGTATCTTTCTATGGATGAAGTAGATAAATCCGGAAAACATATATTAAATGAAGGATATAATAATATTGTTAGGGAATATGATGTTGATGAATCTGATATTGATGTATTAATAGAAGAAATTGAATCAGTTAAACATAGAATAGAAAGAGCAGAAAAAAATAATATTTGGAGAGCAAATCCTACGTGGTTTAATTGTACATATTGTTCATTTAATGAACATTGTGATGAAAAATATAAAGATAAAAAAGACTCTTGACTTTTAAATATTCCCATATATAATTCGTAAACATTTTAGAAAAAAGGATTTATATGCGTACTATACTTCTTGATGCAACTTATGAACCTCTTGGAATAATTTCCTGGAAAAATGCCTGGAAAAAAGTCTTAGACATTAAAGATCCAAATGGAAAATCTCTATTTGATCCAAAAGCTAATGTTTTGTGGTCATATCCAGAAAAAAAGATTAGATCCGAACATAATTGTTGGGATTGGCCAGCTATAATCATTTTAAATAAGCCTTCTCGTAGAAAAAGAAATCATAAAATGATTAATCCGAGTAAACGATCAATTCTTGTTCGTGACATGTATACATGCCAATATTGTGGGAAAAAATTGTCTAATACCTCTGGTACTAGAGACCACGTTTTTCCTGAATCTAGAGGCGGAAAAACTACCTGGGATAACATGGTTGCTGCATGTAAAACTTGTCAGCATAAAAAAGGAAACAAAACCTGCGACGAAGTTAATATGTATCCACTACGTATGCCACAAGAACCAAACCTTATAGAAAGATTTAGAAACTCTATTAGGATCGCAAGCGCAGTAGAACGTAGAACATGGATCACTGGTCTTAAAAAACTAGGTTTGGATTATATTCTAAACGAAGAAATTAAAGAAGAGGTATTGTCATGAAAGCATTATTTGCTACTCTTGTTGGAAGTAAATTATACGGTATTTCAACCGAAACAAGCGATACAGATATCAAAGGTATCGCATTAGGAGAAATATCTCAATTAATTGGACTAGAAAACTTCGAACAGCAAGAGTTTAAAAATGATGTAGAAGACGGACCTTCTAAAATAGAAGGCGTATTATATGCAGTTGATAAATATTTAAACCTATGTTTTAAAGGAAACCCAACCGTAATTGAAATAGCATTTGCTGATCCAAAATATCATTTATACTCAACTCCAATCGGAGAAGAGGTTTGTGACTTTGTTCGTAAACATATGTTAACAAAACATTTGTTTAAGCCATATTCTGCCTATCATATGGCCCAAATGCGTAAACTCCAATCACAAGAAAGAGTTGGAAAACGACAAAAAATTGTTGAAGAACATAATTTTGATCCAAAGTTCGCAGGACATTCGTATCGTCTTGCTAGACAATGTGTTATAGTGATGAGAGAAGGAGTTTTGCGTCCAACATTAGATCCAGAAGACAGGGAAATTTGTCTTAAAATAAGACAAGGTAAAAAGTATTTTACCAAAGAATCTGTTTTAGAATTATTAAAATCTGTCGATACTGAAATGTACGATGCATATAAAACATCTACATTAAAGGAATCTCCTGATTTTAAACTTATTAACAATTTTGTAATAGACATACATTTAAGATATATTAAAGGTGAGTTTGATAATCAATTTAAGGTTCCATTTGTTTTCCCAACCTGATTTAACAGTTTACGAATTATATATTAAAACCTCTCTTCAATCAATTTTTGAAGAGGGGATTTCTGTTAATAAAATGGAATTAAAATTACTAATTATTAATAAAAATTTAATATTATTAAAGACACATTATGGCAATAAATATACAAATGATATTATATGTAAACATAATTTGGAAGATATAGGAATAAAGAAATATATTGACTCTTAAAGTTTTCTGATATAATGTCGTTCTTGATTATTATTTTTAGAAGGAAGAATTATGACAAAGCAACCGATTAAACGACCAAGAGGAAGACCACGAAAATATCCATTAGGAAAACCGCATAAAAGAAAATATACAAAACGAAAAATAAATAAACAATATATAACACCAGATGAAAATCTGACTAATTTAGAATTGTGGAAACTAGGAAAAAATCAAAAATTTAAAATTGGTGATGTTGTAGAAAGAAGTACAAATATAGGCGTAATTTATGATATTGGTGATAATTATAAAGAGTATAAAATAAAATGGCATATTGGAAATAAATGGGATTATATAGAAGGTTCTGGCGATGAAGATCAACTAAAATTATCTAAAAAGCCAAATCCATTAGTAGTAAATTCATGGGATAGATATCCTGGTCCATCATCAAATATGATAAAAAATATAGAAGAAAAACGTAGGAAACAAATTTTAGAACAAGAAAAAAATAAATCTGCAAAAGATGTTGATAAGTTAGTTGAAAGTATTGAAGAAAGTCATAAAAAATTAAAATATTTAGTGGAAGAAGAAATAGAAGAAGTTGTAGAAGATAAAGCAGAAGATATAGATTGTGTAGTAGATCCTACCATAGAAGATGATATTGAAATAATAAATGACCTATCAGTTGAAGAAATGTATAGAAAGATTAAAGAAGAATTGGAGGAAATATAATGTTCTTAACAATATTAATCTGTATATTTGTTTGTTATGGAATAACAAATATAATAGTAAATGGAACAATATTTGAAGACATAAAAAAATATTTAATAACAAAATCATCACTATTAAAAGATTCATTAACATTTAAATGGGAAGAACAAGGTTGTCCATCGGAAAAATATTTTTTAAACTCCAAAAAAGCAAAAAATATAATTAAAAAATTAGAAGATATTAAAAAGTCAATAATGTTAGAAACCGATTCACAAAAGGAAAATTCTTTTAATGCTCTATTTCAAATTCATAGAGAATCTTTAGTATTATTATTTAATAGCGAAGAAAATCTAAAACGTCATATCTCCTTTATTTATAATAAGTTATATAAATTGTCAACATGTATGATGTGTTCTGGGTTTTGGGTTGGATTATTTTTAGTAATTTTAACTAGTATAATAAATATAAATCTATTTGGAATGACAATTATATTAATTGGAAATTGTGGTGTAATCTCTTGGTGTATATCAGCATTTTTATTATCATGTTTATTTAGTGGAACATCATGGTTTTTAGGTGTACTTTCAACATATTTTGGTAATGGGGAGACGCCCTCTGCTGTAATACATAATTATGACCATCAGGATTTATAATGGCTATTAGTTTTAACAATACATCTAAAGGAACTAATACTCAATTAAGTGAGTGTCTGAAGGATTTATTGTTTGCTTCTGGAGGGTCTGGTAAATTAGTAGAAATAATAAATAGCATAAATACAGCAGATTTAGAAGGGTTAGGGTTATCTAATATTACCAGAGGAACAGATTTTATTGCATCAAATTTACAAAAATTTCAGGATGGTTTACCATTAAGCGATGTATTACCATCAAGCCAATTGCGTCCACCAATCAATATTACAAAAACTGCAACCGATATCGTAGCAGATCTACAAAATAGATGTACAGATTTTTTTCTTGCTGCATTAGATAGAATAAGTCCGATAGATAGACTTGAGCAATTATTAGATTTAGTAAATGATTTGTGTGGACAATTGAATTTTTCATCTTTAAGAAAAGTAATTGATAAAATAGAACAAACTCAACGTGATATTATAAGAGAATCTTTAGACAAATTGACAACTCCATTACAAAAAGCAGCGCAATTAAATGATATGTTAGTTGATGCTATTAATAGTGGTTCACAAGATGCAATTAACAGAATAAATGATGCTATAGATGAATTAAAATATAACCAACTTTATGATTATGTTAATTCATTAGATCCATTAGAAGCAATAGGAAGATTACAAGCAGAAATAAAAAAACGTACACAGTTAGGTAACATTCAAGGTATTCAAGAATTGATGGGTGCAATAAATTCTATAGAAGCAACTATAAAATCATCATTAGATAATATAACATCTCCTATACAAGATATATTTGATACTCCAGAAAATATTTTAAATGCTGCACAAAATAAAATAGATGATGCATTAAATCTTGGTAATTATGAGGAGATACAAAATATTATTACTGCATTCGATAATGTTCAAAATGAAGTTCTTTCTACATTACAAAATTTAGATCCTAAAACAATGTTACAAAAAGGATTAACATTATTAAATGATGCATTAAAAGAAGCAAATATTGCAAAATATAATACTATATTAGATGAAATGGCTAGAAAACTGTGTTCTGAATCACAATTAGGTACTATTCCAGAATTGCCCAACATTCCAAATATTCAATTACCATGGATATTAACTTGATAATACAACATGATGTTTATACATTACGACTTAAACGGTATATTCAAACCGTTTTAAGAAAAGCTATTAAAAATAATAATCCATATAAAAAATATATAAAACAATTAATTAAATTAGATATTGTTTTGAAAATGAATTCTAGATTAGCAGAAACTTGGGCATATTGTACATATGAAGAAAATAAAAGAAAATTTAATGGATTCGAAGTTAACTTTAATTTAGAACTATTTTATGGAATTTCTTCTACTAAATTTAGAAGAGAAATAATAACACATGAATTGGCACATTGTATTGATGTGTTAATACGTGGGGATTCATTCCATGATACTGAATGGAGAAATATTCATATTTCATTGGGTGGAACAGGGGGAACATTTGCCGACCGAAAAGATTTTTCTTGATTTTTATAATACCTTGATATAATTTCACATATGAAAATACTTTTAATTGGCGATGTACATGGAAGATTTCAAAGATTTGGTAATCATATTTTGAATACCATTAATAGAGGTATTGAATTTGATGCTATAATTCAATGTGGAGATTTTGGAATATATACTGGAGCAAAAGAAGAATTAAGAAAATTAATGTTTAAAATAAAATTAAATAAATTAATTTATTTTATAGATGGCAATCACGAAGATCATTATACATTATACTTAGTTAAAAATAAATTAGATAAAATGGGTGTAATTTATCAACAACGAGGAACTATTTTAAAATTAAAAGATGGAACAAAAGTAGGATTTATGGGTGGAGCGTTCAATGTAGATCGTCCTCAACAAAACTATTTAAATGGTACTTATAATTTTCCTCATAAATCACAAATAGAAAATTTTTCTAATCTTCTTAAAAAAGAAGGTGGTGTAGATTTAATGATTACTCATTCATGTCCTTCCAATATTGGTATAGGAATAAAAGGACATCAAGAATTTTTTGAAAGTGGACAAGTATTTATAGGAAAATTGGGATTTCCTGTTTCTCCTGTACATGATATAGGCGATTCGTTTTTAACGGATTTGTGGAATCAAATAGAAGGATTTAGACCTAAACATTGGGTATTTGCTCATGTACATAAACATCATCTATCAAAAGTAGACAATACTGAATTTTGTTCTGTTGGTTGTTGTGATGGAACTGATGAATTACCACAACCAAAAATTTATATATACGATACAGAAACTAAAGAAATATTAATTTAAAAAGGTATAATAGTTTATGAAAAAAATAATAAAACAATATTCCACCGATATATTATGGGCGTTATTAGTAACTCTTTTTGAATTATCATGTTTAACAGTATGTTTATTCTTAATTGTTAATTATATTCCGCATGAAATATCTTGGTTGCCAACATCATTTTTATCATGGTTTGTTCTGTTGGCAATTTATAGAGTTATAACATATAAATTATCAAATAATAATATTTCACAACCAGATATTCCATCTGGATATAATTCTACTCCATATAAGGATAGTACAGATCAACCAATACCTGTTAGAAATGTAATACCAATAGAAGAAGCAGATGAACTTGACAGAGAACATTCCGTCAGAGAATGAATTCCCTTGGCAATTAAACCAAGGAGAATTAGATGCTAGAACTGGACCTTCAATAGAAGAAGGGCCAGAATTAAAAAACTCTCCCCAATGGTTTAGGTATAATAACCAGATGGGAGGAGAAACGGAACAAGAAAAATCTGAAAAACAAATATGTATACAAAAACAACTTGATATGGGTATATTACGCAAAAAAGTTGCACCAAATATACAATCTCCAATAGAAGAAGATGTGAAAAAGAAATTTGTTAATTTTACAAATTTATTAAAACAAGATCCTAAATCATTAATACCAGACGTTAAAGATACTTTTAAACCGATGGTTGTTGATAAAAATGGAAACAAAAGAAAATTGGGTCCGAATGACAAATGTCCATGTGGATCAGGTAAAAAGTTTAAAAAATGTCATGGGATAGGGAAGTTTTAATATAAGTTCTTTGTCTAAAAAGACTTAAAAAGTGCTTGACATTTAAAATATATATATTATAATGTGCGCAAGGAGATAAATTATGAAATATTTTATCATATTTCTACTATTGAATTCAGGAATAGTAGTATCAGAGGAACCAAAAAAAGAGGAAATTAAACTTCCATTATCTGTAGAAAAGGCAGATGCCACATTAATAAAAGAATTAGAAGCAGCAACATCTGCATATAACAAATCCGTTGAAGAATCAATGAAAAAATACAATGCTGTTATTAAAAAAGAAAAAGATAAATTGAAATTATTAACAGATGCTCCTATAGTGGAAGAATTAGATAAAAAATTGGCAGGAGCAGAAGCATTACTTGCTGCTGCTAGGGAAATGCAAGCTATTAAATTAGAAGTTCCTACATCTACAAATGCTCAACCACAACCAAAATTTAATATAATTGGACTTACTTTGATTTTTAAAGGAAAAGGAGAAATAACATTTGAGAAAGAAGAATTTTCTATGACATGGGATAGAGTTCATAAAAGAAAATGGACTAGCGAAGTTGTAAATAATCAGATAAATATAATTCTAAAATGGGAAAGAGGCGATGAACGATTAGTATATAATCCCACAACGAATACATTTACAACAGAGTTGTGGGGAGAAGCAACAATTAAGAAATGATTTTATAATCTAATATCATGTCATTATAGTTTTTAAATATATAATGCATACCATAGCAATTAGATTTAAACTCCTTAATTTGTGATATTATAGTTTTATCTATTAAGTTATATGAATTACAATATTTTAGATCAACCATTTCTTGTAAGCATGGTTGATCTAAAAGTTTTGGTTGTGATGATATACGATTTTCAATTTTTTGCGACCAATCAATATAGAAATCTTTAAACTTATTAGGGTTAAAATATATGAAACCAGAACAAACCTTATTTCTTTTTAATTTTCTAATTTTATATCCTTCGTGTGATATATGAATAAAAGAATCTGATAGTGTATCTAAATAATCATTTATGTTTTTAAAATATAATATATCAGAGTCAGAATATATAATTCTATCAAAGTTGTAAATATCAACTATATTTGGTAGTTGGCTTTTTAACCATTTACAAATATTATGAATTCCATATTCATAATATTTTTGTGGTATTATATTTTCCGCATTAATATAAACAACTTCTGTTCTATTAATTTTATTTTCTATTTCCGTTGGTGAAACTATATATATTTTAATATTTTTATTATAAAATCTTAAATAACTTTCTATACTAATATTCGTAATATTTGATATATTATTAGATGATATTGTATAATATAAAGTAGTCATCAATAATCAACATCACTTTTTAAATTATATTGTGCGGTTAATGTTACATTTGTTCTATAACTTAATATTTTAAAATCATGAATAGATCTATCTATAATTGTATTTTGTGTTTTTATAAAATTCATATAGTCAGTATTTATTAATAGATCTTTATTTATTGAATAAAAATGTGATCCATATTTTTTTGTATGATTTATTAATTTAAGAGATGGTATATCTGTTATGAATTTTTTATTTTTCTTTCTAAAATATGGTTTCTCATTATGAAAACTTACTATATACCAATCAATATTTTTTATAATATTTATGTATTCCATAAAAATATTTTTAAAATTTGGATGAAAAATACAATCATCTTCTGCAATTAAACTATATTGTGAATTTTCTTTTAATATAGTTTCATAACATAGCAAATGACTTTGCTTACACCCATTTGCACCACTCTTTCTAATCTTTTTATTTCTAGTATCTATTGCTTCTATTCTAACAATATCATTTTCATGAAAATTAAATGACATCAATGTATCATGTAATATATTAAATTTTTCTATTCTATCATGTAAATTTATAATATAAATTTTATTAAAATATCCACATATCATAAAGTTATATTATCCTTTTTATTATATAATAAACACAATCCTTTTTCTGTATTATATATATGACATTTTATATCTGGATTGTCGTTCATTATTTTTTGTATACTCTCTTTTTCTCCTGACCTATGGCAATCGTGTATAATTACAATTTTTGAAGAAGATATTGCATAGTGTAATGTATTATATCTTGATAAATGTTTTGTTCCTTTTGGTGAATCTACTAATGATAAATCATACATTTTATCAGTTATGATATTTAATCCAGGAACATCATAAAATATGGTACTATCTATATTATATATTTTTTTATAATAATCCATATATTTTTGTACATATTCATATGAATCAATATTACATTTCATATTTTTGAAAAATACTGTCGATGTTCCAGGACCAAATTCTAACACAGATTTTATATTGTTATTATTAATGATTTTTTGTAAAATTTCAAATTCTATTTTTGTTAAACTACATTTTTGTATAGGTGGTATTATAGATTCTTCTATAGAAATATTTTTTGAATATTTTTCATATAGAATTAAAAACTCGTTACAGTAATCAAAAGATTTTAAAAAAGAAAACACATCAGGTATATTCAGTTTTTGATGTAATACTTTCGGAGTTTCTTTCAATGTTTTTAATGTTTTTCTCCAATTTCCACACATATTAAATCTATATGGAAAATCTTTATTATTGACTATATTAATATTTGTATGATTATCTATAACATACCGACCAAAAACAAACATAAATCCATTGCGTTTGTCTCTATTTTTATATTTTTCATAAAAATTTTCAATAATCGGTATCATATTTATGGAGAAAAAACTACTTTGATCTGATATTTTTCTTTTATGTAATTTTCCAGCACACACAAAATCATATTGTCCTAATATAGACTCATATTCAAATTTTTCTATTTCATAACAGTCATGATCTTTCAAATATACAGAATCTTTATATGATTCTAAAATATATTTAACGCCTAGATATTTCGCCATACAACTTCCTATAAACCCTTTAAATATTTCTTCATTATTAATACATTTTATTCCCATATATTCATGATCAAAATTTGTAATTATTTTAATGTCATCTTTATTCCAACCAATTCTTAATGAATTTTCTATTTGTAGATTTATATATGGAATTACATTTTCAATAGATAATGCTCTTTTCCATGAATTTTCTTTTGAATCTACTGTATATACAATGACGTTTTTCAAATTGGAGTTCCTATATATTCATATGATATATTTAAATTTTTTAATATTATTTCCGATTCATTTTTATATTTGTAGAATGATCCCCATGGTTTTGATGATATATGTTTATGCAATCTTTTATCATATTGATGACCAAATTTTTCTTTTGTTATTTCTTTATTTAATCCATCGCACCCAATAAATTTAATATGTGATATTCCAGTAAAAAAACAAAAAAGTAATGCTGTTTTTATTGTTCCTATATGAGTTGGCAACCAATTTCTTTCCGCCATTATGTATCTTGATATATCTGTAAATTTTATATTACACGTTTCATATTTATATGGATATCCACAAAGTTCAGGGGAATCTTTCATCAATCCTTTATTCCTATTATATAATACACAATAATCTTTTATTTTTATACCATTTTTATCTATAAAATCTGGATAATATTTTGATTCTTTCTTTGATTCCCATGACGGAAGAATACATGTATAAAACTTATTATTTTCTACTACATTTTTTGTCGCAATATCATGCGCAAACATAAAATTATTATCTTTATCTTCTAATAAATATTCTTTACATAATAATGCACTTTCATTAATAAACAATTTAACAGAGTTTATATTTTTTAATTCAGAATAATCAAATAGTGTTGGACCTTTACCGACTATCAAACATTCTTGGTGTTTAAAAACATTAATATATGGAGATATAGTTAGTGAAGTCATTTTTTATCATCTATTTTTCTATCATATAATCCGGCGGTTTTTTCTGTAATTATATCTGGTATGTATTGTGTTGATTCTGTTATACAATCAATGAATGATTTATATGGAAATGCTTTTAATTTAGATTCTTTATTACAATTATAAATATTAAAATTATTTTTTTCAAATATTGGTTGTAATTCAGCAAATCTTGATTTTAATGCATCATATGTCTGCTTATTACTATTAATTGAATTTCCTGTTCTATCTTGATCAAAATGATATTTCTTATTTTCTGACATGTCTAAATCACATCCTAATAAATATACTTTTCTGAACCCCAATTGATATAATATTCTAATTGCTGCTAGCATAACAGATCTTTTACCACCAAGATCTTTATGACATCCCCAATTTACAGTATCTTCCCATAGAAATTGATCTGCATTGAAATGGTTATTTCTTCTATAATATATTACATTAGGACATATACTTGGTGTAATATCACTAACTTCCCATTTTTCATTATCAAATATTTTTTTATTCGTATGGCATAATGGTATTATTTTTTGTATTTTGGGGTCTAAAAAAATGCTTTTTATAAATCTTTGAGGATGATCAACTGATACCCATAAATTTGATCTAAATGTTTTAATAGAATTATTTACACCCATTGTACAATGTCCTGGATAGTCTAATAATTCTTTTGTAGTATATTCTTTATTTCTAAAGAAAAATTTTTGAGCCATTAACTCTCCAAATGATGGTCCACCAAGAATCAAAAAACACGAAAATCCTTTATATAAATCTCCTATCCATAAATTATGACCATCTTGTGTAAAAAATATTGGTGATGGTTGTAAAAACTGATTAATTGGATATCCAAATGTATTATCTCTTGCATGACGCAATTGTGCCCAATCTTGTTTGTCTGTCTTTTCACTTTTTGGAAAAGAGTCTTTACTTCTTGTTAAAAATTTAAATTCCATTATATTATAGCACCTTCTATATTTAACCAATCTTTATATTCACGTATTTCTATATTAATTTTATTTACACATTGTAATAAATCAACATTTACATTTATATCTTTTGCATATTGCACAATCGCATTTAAATCTTTTACTAAACATTTTCCACCAAACCCATATTCTCCATCCGGCCCAGGAACAGAACTATGGGAATTTCCTATTCGTTCATTATCGAATTCAACACACCGTATTATATGTTCCCAACTATCAGAAGTTTTTGATAATTTTACAATATTATACATCTGATTCATAAAAATAACTTTTGTAGCCAAAAAACAATTTGTTATATATTTTACAAGACTTGCTCCAACCAAATCACAAATTCCTATTTTATAATTATTATTACAGTTGCTATATTTTTTAAATAAATCTACTATTTCTAAACAATCTTCTAACTTTCCTCCAATGATCAATGACTTCATATTAATCATATCGTGAAGATAGTTTTTTTCTGTTAAAAATTCTGGACACATAACTAGACGAAATTTATATTTCTGATGATATTCTTGTAATTTATCTGGTGTTACAGTAGACTTTATACAGATTATAGGATTAACCTGTTTATTAATATAATTATTTAATTTTAATAATATAGAATCTAATATTTCTGTATTAATTTTACCAGTATTTAAATCCATTGGCGTCGGAACACATAAAAATATAATTCTACTATTCGTGACTAAATAGTTTATATCTGTACTATTTGTATATTTTGGATCATTTAAATAAATTTCAATATTATTTTTGAATGCATGTTCTACTGCTTTCCCTACAATACCGTACCCAATTATACCAATTCCCATGAATATCCTTTTTAATTTAATAAAACAGAATTAACCATTTATCTTCTTTCTGTATAACATTTAAACCATTATAAATCCAATTTTCTTCTTTTACAACATTTAATAAATTTTTATATATTTCAGCAGATGGTTCTATTTCAATAACATCACCAATAACATTTTTTCCCATTTCATTATTAATAAAAGAAATAAATTTGTCAAATTTATCATTATGCAATCTTTTTAATTTACTTATTTCAAATAAAATATTAGATTTTGCATTCGAAACCATTTTAATAAATTTAAAATCATTAATATTGTCTTCTGAAATTTTATCTGGATATTTTAATATAAAATTTACTATAGTTTCAAATTCTTTATTTTCCATGAAATTCTCCTGGTTATTATTTTATCATAATAAAAAAATTTTTAATTTAGCAAGGAATAGATGATAAATTAATTGTCAAATCTATTTCTTGATTCCATTTTTCTAAACTATAAAATGGATTTGTACTTGGTGTACATTGTTCACTTCCAAATCCAGAATCAACTATTACACCAAAATCATAAAATGCTCTTATTCTAACTATATTTTCACAACATCCATTAATATAAAAATATTGACCACTAAACATATAAAATTGATCTGGATATACCGTTGTAAAATATTCTTCTCCCCCCCCATTATCTACATATATATCTAATGCAGTAACATACAATGCATTGCCTACGAATCCTGTTCCTCCCATTTCATTATCATAATCGGATGAATCAAATACTAAATTTGTTGCAGTTATTGAACCACATGCACCAATATTATTACATCCAGAACAAGTTGCTGTTGCTTTTATACTTGAAGAATCTAGATAAACATAAAATCCGGGATATAATGCTCCACTCGTACAATCAACTTCACTTGGAATAGTAACAATATGACCGCTAATACTTGTATTAGATGTAGTTAAATTTAATGTTATTGATTGGGAAGTTGATAAATCCCAATCTTCATGGCTAGTTCCTGGATTTTCTGGATCATCATATATAGTTGAACACTGATTATAATAATTTAAATATGTACATGGACTATCTCCAGAACAATTACATGCAGTTACAAATTCTAAGATAGCACTATTCATATAATATTGAATTGTTATATTAGATGCTTGTTCTTCTGGAGTTCCTCCACTTCTGGAAGTATCGCCAAAATATTGATCATCTCCACAACCAAGAGGAATAGGACCATATGTTTCTCCTGGGTTAATTTGTAATCCTTCTGTAAATCCCAAATCACTTGTATATATAAATGCACATTCGGCGCTTGTACAAAAAGATGTTGCGTCTATATATAAAGAGGCATCTAATGAAACCTCAAAATATTTATTATTAACTGTTGTACATTCTACACTTGCAAGATTATCTATTGTAACATTGCTTAATGTTTGTACATCTGCGCATAAACAATCTACAGAAGATGAACTAGATGAGGAACTATCAGAATAGGAAGAACTATCAGAAAATGAACTTGAAGATGAACTTGAAGATGAACTATCTGATGAGGATGAAGAACTAGAAGAAGATGAACTATCTGATGAGGATGAAGAACTAGAGGAAGAACTTTCCGGACAATCGCAGCAAAAACAATATGTATGTCCTTGTAATTTTGCTGCCTGAACAGGCAATTCTTCAAAATGTTTTATAGAAAACCATTGTCCAGCACCAACTCTTGTAGAACAATCACCAGCAACACCTTCACAATTACCAGCATCGCAATCGCAAGATGAATCTGCTACCTTTGATGTTAAGAATGTTATTCCAAAATTATTACAAACATATTCATTATAACAATTTGAACCAGTTGGTTCTAACAAATCATCTCCATTGTTGTAGCATGTATCAGAAACACCAATATTTACTACTATATTATCTGCAATTTCCTTAATTGCGTCTCGTATTCTATTTATTGTTATAGCTTTTATTGCTGCACCCTGTACTACTTCTGCCTTTGATCTTAATGAATCATCAATTCCTTCTGTTAATAATAGTCTTGCAGCATTTATATGAGCACATGTTTCACTTGGAGTACATGTATATTCTTTTGTTGCTTGTGGAACATATGAACCAGTTTGTCCTGTATAATTTACTGTCTGCTCTACATCATCATATGTTTGTGTTTCTTCATTATATAAAGAACATGGATACACTATTGTAGTATTACCTGTATATGTTCCTCCTGTCCATGTTGCATAATTCCATTCACAATCTGTATCATATGATAATGCCTGTTCAGGACAATTTATTGCTATTTCTGCCTGAATCAATGCGAATATATCAGCAACTTGTTGTATATATGCCTGAATAGTCGTGGCGTCGCAATTACAAGTCATAGAAATCCTTTATCAAGTATATGTACAGCAAACATTTCCGCGAGTAACAGTTATTTCTATTGCACCATCACCATTACACGTTGATGTTATGCCAGTCAATGCACAACCAGTTCCTTCTGTTTCTATTGTAATTAAATCTTCCAGATTTTTCTTTTGGTATTTAAGTATATCACCACATGCACCTGCATCTTTAGATAAATCAACAATTACATTGAAACATCCACCACCAGATGAAGCAACTTCTTCTTCAATATCTGTTATTAATGGTGGTATTTTTTTTGCACGGGCTTCATATTGACAGGTTTCTGCATTCTTAGTTAATGTCTCTATTACAAAATCACCAGGACATAAATTTTCATTTTCTGGAATATAAAGAATAGTAGGAAATGTTAGTGTATGTTTTGTAACATCAAATCTACATACTGCATTATTATATTCTATTGTTGAAATAACATCACCAAAACATTGCTCTCCACCGTCAATAATATTTATTGTTGGGGCTGCAACATCGGCATATAATGAATGTAATGCACCAATACTAATAGTAGATGTTGTTGGAGTTATGGATATTCCAATTTCGCCTTCTACTTTTACTCTATTAACCCCTCCTGCAATACAACCATGGATTCCAACTTGATTTACGATAGGAATACCACTTAATGATCTGAAAGACAATATTAATCCTGGACATGACGGAGTAACTACATCTGTACTTTTTTCTGCTATTATTGCGGATCCACCACCAGTATTTACATTTGATGATGAATCATTTCCATTTATATTTGCTGTTAAATATGTTGTTGTATAATTTAATACTGCACATCCATCAACACCAGTAATTTTGGATAAACTATTTACCGATAATAAATCATAAGAAGTTGGTTCTGTACATTCAATTTCAATGTCTACCAATCCGGTATTTACTAATGTATCACCATCTCTAATTTCTAATCCACATCCATAGTATAATGGATCATTACAATCTAAACATATACCATCTCTACCATTTTCTCCGTCTTCCCCGGCAGGACCACGCGGACCAGTTGGGCCTTGTATACCTTGTATACCTTGTTGTCCCTGTGGCCCTTGTATACCTTGCGGTCCTGTGCTACCAGTAGGGCCAGCAGGACCAGGAGATCCAGCAGGACCAGGAGGACCAGCAGGACCAGGAATTGCACCGGCTGGATCACATACTAATGATGCAACATGCATTGTACCATCCGTTAATGTTGCTACTAAAATATATCCCGCACTAGATACAAATCCTGATACTTGATATGTTGTTGTATCAATCTGTGTTATTGTTAAATCCCCGCACGATGCAGTAACATCAGGAACTACACAATCACAGTCTGTTAAATTAACTTCAATACCGTATGTAGATGAACAATCAAGAGAACTTATTTCAGTATCACAATTTCCTGACAATTGTACTGTTATTACACTACATTCGGCACAATCGAATGAAATAGTTGGAGTCAAATTGTCTGCAAAATATCCTATTAAATTGCCTTCGCAAAATGCACCAACATACTGATGACATGTTCTTTCTACTGGTTGAAATAAAAATCCATATTTTTGTTTTTTACCAACTATTACCTTACAAGATCCCTCTGTAGTAGGAGGAACGTGTGTTAGTCCTCCAGGAATTATATCGCTTAAATATAATAATTGACCAAAATTGCCAGGAATTTTTGTAGGATCTGGTGAATCATCTTGTACTTTTCCATTTATGTCTAACGTGAAAAAATCTTTGGTTAATGGAAAGCGATACATCATCGGTGCATCACTTTGTTTTAGATAGAAATAATTATCTCCTTGAAATTCCCATACTATACCAGAAATAACAGACTTATTTTCACATGCTAATGCTGGTTTATAATCTCCATCAGTATCTTGGTATACTATTTGACCAATTTCTAATGTATTTTTTGCATTTATCTGATAAATCAATACTGGATCTGTGTGAAAGTGCCCTGTTGTCTTATCTCTTCTTGATATTGACATTCGCTACTCCAAACGTATAATAATACAATACTATTTATAAATATTTGAGAGACTTGATATAATATATTATACATTAATTTAGGAGATTTTAATGAAAGAATTATACTGTCCATTATGTCATACTATTATAACTGTTAGATCTACAACAGATAATGTGATTTGTAATAAATGCCTTGTAGAGACAGGAAACTCTGTTATAATGATAGAATCGCCTGATACAGCAGAAAATATTAGATATTTAGGCGACGGATTATTTGAGAAAAAACAAAAGGATTGAATATGTATATTATATGTTTAGCCGGTCCTGGCGGGGTTGGAAAATCAACAACCGCAAAAGCATTAGTTAAATCATTTAATAAGTTATTCCCTGAGCTAAAAATAGAAAATATGGCATTTGCTGATCCAATATACGAATTAGCTAGTAACTTATTAGGTATTCCAGTTGAATTGTTAAAATCTCAAGAGTATAAAGAAGTTGTATGGACTAAAGAAACAAGTCCTATGCCAAGTTTAATTGGATGGACCCCGAGGAAATTTTTACAAATCGTTGGTACAGAAGGGTTTAGAAACAATGTTGCAAATGATTTTTGGGTCGAAGTAACTATTAGAAAAGCACAAATAAAAAATTTAGATTTTGTAGTAATGGAAGATGCTAGATTTAGTAATGAATATGATAAATCGTCATTAACAATTGAATTAAAAAGAGATAATATACAATATAAATGTAATCATGCATCTGCTATGCCACCAGATCCTAAATACATATCATTTATTTTAGAATTGATAAAAGATATAAACTATGATACAATAGTACTTAAGATAGTCAAAACATTAGAGGATATAAAATGTGGGATGTAATTAAAACTAAAATAAGATGTAAAAAATGCGGAGAAATATTAATGCCAGAAAATAACACAGAATGGTTGGAATGTGCTTGTGGTGCAGTAAAAGTATTAGGAAAAGGAACTTTTAAAGTTATTAATGCAAAAAAAGAAGATTATGAAGATTTGACAATATCAAATTTCAATTCCGTCCCACCCCATAAAGTTTAAAAAGGAAAAACTTAATGTCTGAACAAATACAACTAAGTCCAGAACAACAAAAAGAATTAGAAAAACAAATTAATAAAGAATTGGAGAATCAACAAAATAATCAAATACAATTAATGCCGCATCAAATATTAGAACAAGCTAATGCATTAGTATTAGATAAGGTTTTTTTAGTTGGAGAATTGACAGAAGAAGTAGCAGTAAATGTGTGCCGACAAATGCTTTTAATAAACGAAAGAAATCATTTAATGGGAATAGAAGAACCATTACATATGATTATAAACTCTCCTGGTGGGGATTTAAATGCTGCATGGATGATATGCGATTTAATGGATACAATTGATTGTCCAATAATTACATATGGATTTGGGTCTGTTGCGAGTGCAGGATTAATTATATTTATGAATGGTAATTATGGGTTTAGATATGCAACAAAAAATACTCAGTTTATGAGTCATAGATTTTCTATGATTACAGGTGGTAAACATTCTGATTTGATATCACATAAATCCGAAATTGACAGAATTCATAATAGAATAGTCGATCATTATACAAAATGTACAGCATTAACTAAAACACAAATATATGATAATCTTTTAGCTGAACATGATATTTGGTTTAATGCTGCACATGCCAAAAAAATGAATATTGTAGATACTATTATGCCTATTAAAAAACGTCATATTAAACAAAGAGATAAGAATGCAAAACGAAATAATAAAAAATGAAAAATCTGATATATTAACATTAATAGAAGAAAAAAATCTTTTAGATCCATCTACTCAACAACAATTAATGGAAGCAAAAGAATTTATCGCAGAAACATATACTGATGTTCCTATGTATAGACCATTGCCAGTAAAATTATTTGGTGTGCTAAATGATAAAGATTTTCCTACACCAGAACAAAAATACTGGCAATGTAAGGTTGAAGCAGAAGTTCATGCAAATGAATTAATAAGAGATTTGCATGATCTTGAATTACAAAAACTTGAAATAGAAAAAATAGAATTGTTAATAGAAAAAATAAAAACAAAAATTGATATGACAAGCACAGATTTAGATAGAAAATTAATAGAATTGGATATAAAAGAACAATTAATTTATATTTCAAGAAAACGATTTGAAATAAAGCAAACAGAAAAACGCATTAAACATAGAATTCTTGAAGTGGGTGAGTGGAAAAAAATATCAGATGGATTAAAAGAAAATAATAATATAAATTTACATGATTATATACAACATTATTCAGATAAAATAAAATATAATTTAGAGAAAAAATTAACATCAGATAAAACATCTGATGTTGATAAAAATGGAATTAAAACCCAATTACAAATAATTGAAACCGTTTTAAATAAGTTTAATTAATCTGCTATACGTACAATTGTTACTGTATTATGTGCGGCTTCAGCAACATATTTGGTTGATGTATACGAACATCTAAAAGTTATATAATCTGTAGTTAATAATTTTAAACATGCATCAACGGTTGCTATATATCCTGGATATGTCGATCTTATAGATTGTCCCCACTTAACTAAATTTCCATTTTTGTATATTCCAATAGAAAATCCATCATATGATTCATTTATTGCCACCGATGCATTAATAGAATATATACCACTTGACGGAGGATTAAATTTATTATTGCTTACCCATAATAAATCATCATCTGATATTACTTGTTCATATTCAATATCTGTTGTATAACCAGATAATGATTGAGAAGAAATAGCGTTTACATGTGTAAAAATACCAGGACTTACATTTTTAACTATAGAATGCCAAACATTTGCTGTTCTACCATACAATAATAATGTTCCGTTTTTTGTCATATCTATAGACGAAACACCATCTAGTAAATCTGATCCACTAGCATTTACTGTTAAAGGACCACTTGAAGTATTTAAACGTATTCCTATTACATTCCCAATATTTTCACTTGCTAGTGGAATATTAAGAGTTCCTGCAGTTCCTAAAGTAAAATTGACATAATGATATCTATTCGGAGTTGCATTATATGTTGCTCCAACACCAGTTAATGAAATTGGAGAACTATTTGTTATTTTTCCCCAAAACTCGGCTTCTGGTTCATTTTGTAAATCAATTATAGATGCACTCATATCAGATATATTTGTTTCTATAATATTTACATCTGATGAAATCGTAATTACTGATGTTTGTAAATCTTGAATTGAAATGTCTGTAATATCAGAAGAAATATGGTTATGACCAATATCAGTCTTATTATTTATTTGTGATTGTAAATTACTTGTTATATTTGCAACTTGGGTTTCTGTTATGACAACATTATTATTCATATAAATGTTGCTTGCTGATAAAGAAGCAACACCACTCATATTATTATTAGAATCTATTGTTATTCCAGTTGATATAAGATTTCTTCCTGTACCACTTGATTTTAGCAATCTATTTGTTGTTCCAAATGGATTTGGTGCTGTTGTTAAAACTGATGTATCAGAAATTCCATGAACAGAAGATGTTGCGTCAGTATGGTCAACCATTGCTAATTGGACTGCACCATTAAAATCACTAACACTCTCAATAAATGAGTTTATACTTGCTAATAACTCAGATAAAGTTATTCCTGATGGATTTAATAAGTCAGTAAATATTAAATTTCCGGCAGAATCGGATGATATAGCACTTGTTATTCTATCAATTGTTATTGATGTTGCTTTGAAATTAAGATCTGCCATTATGCAACTCCTTCAGTCTTCAACTTCAATACCGACCAATCCACTGTTCCTGTAAACTTCTTTTCTGCTCGTATAGTAAATTCGGTTGATTTCTTGTTAGTGTACCATATATTTATATTTTTATTACATGAAATCGTGATTTGATAATCTGCATCACTAAATGCTGTTTCGAATTTGACTAAATATAAGTCATTGTTGGTAAAAGAGATAGATCCACTCTTTCTGCCTACATTATCTGTTCCACTAACATTATATAAAATGACATCAATACTTGAATTTGTTATTGTTTCATCTGATATTGTATTAGGCAACCCAATTATTCTTCTCTCCAATCCTACATATTTTACAACATCTATTGTTTCTAATACACAATTTCCCCCTGATGCATTTGCAGAATATGAAGGAACAGAGACCGAATCTGTTAATATTTCATCAACATAAAATTGTACTATTAATGTGTGGGCTGGTTCGTCTGTTAAAATATCTTGTTGATCTGTATTTGGACATTGACAATTTATTTGTTGTAATTCTTCTGATATAGGAGTTAATTGTCCAATTTGTGTTAATGTTATTTGTTGTTCTATACTATCACTAGAATCATTTGCAATTGCAACCCTATCTAATTCAATATCTGCTGTCAAATCATATAATCTAAATATTATAGGTGTCTCTGTTTTAATTAATCTTACATTTAATTTTGCAAGAATATGTGCAGACATATTTAAATCTACTGGAGGAATAACAATTTGTAAATTTGGAATGTTATGCCATCTCCATTCGTTTGTGGCAGTTCTTCTAAATGTTCCGTCAGAGAAATCCCCATTTGCCTCAGATTCTAATAAATATCTATCAATTGAGAAAACTTTTGTACCAGAAGACGCATTAATATAATTTCCATCAGTATCTTTTACAAAATATCTTCCTTCTTCTGTATCTATAGGATATGTAGGATCTCCTGTTATATCTATTTTTATATTGTTACATTCTGATGAATTTATTTGGGTTCTTCCTATCCAAAATATTCCTCCATTTGTTAATTTATTTTTCCATTCATTATAAGCACCAATTATTTCATTTAATGAATATGCTCTTGTTAGTGAAGAATCGTACAGATATAATTTTCCATCTTTAATATATACACCTTTCATTCTATTAAGTAAATCTTGTAACTTTATAGAATCTATTGGATCTCCTAATATGTCAGTAAGAGTCCTTATATATTCATCTCTAAAGTGTAATTCTCCATTTTCATCAAGAAATAATGCATTATCTATTTGAGAAACTTCTGATGCATCGGAATTTGGTATTCCAAGACTTATACCATCACATATAAAGGGAGTTAATTCTTCTGTCATAATATATTCCTATTTATCAAATATATATCCATCTAAAGGGTCTAAATTGTTAATATCTTCTTCTGTTACAGTCATTTCCGCCGTTGCAATATAATCTATTTTACCAGTCCACGAACTTAATTCCACTGTAAGAATAAATCCATTGATAGTCTTATTTTGCCACCATGTTTTAATATTATCATTTGGCATTAAAGAAATACTATAATTTGTTCCAATTTCTTCTGGCATTGGAGAATCAAATTTTACGGTTATCGTGTTTATATCAACAAAATCTACGGTTCCCATTCGTTCTACGACAATATTGGAACCTGCTTCAAATATTGTAGTACCAAATGTCGTTTTTACTCCACAAGGAACAATTATACCATTAGAATCTACATAATATGTCCACAATCTTCTTCCAATATAATTTTTAGAATATGTATCTTCTGGCGGAATCTGTGCAAAATCCCAAATAAATATACGTTTGCTTGTAGGATGAGCATGCAATCCTATTTTATTTGAAGATGGATTTATTTCATGTCCACCAACAACAACTGCTCTATCTGGTGTGCCAAATGCCATTTGTCCAATATACCAAGATCCTATATTTCCCCATTCGTTGACTGATTTTCGTATTCCTTCTAAATCAACAATTGTAGAATAGTCTGGAACATCACCGCCTAACCCAACACCATCCATGAATCTCTTCCAAGGATTTTTAATATATGAAATTAAATTATTATTCCCTATTATACCTTCACTATTTGATGGTATAAAATCATCTACGGCATTAAATCTTTCATCAGATCTATATTCTTGTATAAAAGATGATGCCCATTCAGAATATCCATAATCTTGTGCGGAAATATCTATTGATTGACTTGTACTTGCAGTTACCGATTCGCAATAACTATATAAATTTAATGCAGCAGATAAATCATCTACGAACATTGTATCATTTATGGCAGTAAATGTATGAGTTTGTTTTGTTGTTGTTCCTGCTATTAAAAATCTATTATTTACAATAGAAGAAATATCATTAATTTCTAGATTAATATTACTTACTTCAAATATATTTTGTCCTTCTGTAGAAGTAGATTCGGCCAATTTTGTAGAATAATCATATTCTATTCTAAAGAATCCGGATATTTCATCTACTAATCCTTTTACCCATAATGGATATCCCCAACGTTGATTGTTGTCATCATAATAATTAAAATCAAATGTTATGAAATCCGAAAGAGTAAAATCGCAATTTTGAGAACCCCAAGTTTCTTCTATGTTTTCTACACCAATTAATGTAGTACTATCAGTTATTATATTAAATGTTAACGTACAATTTCCTGTTATTGTTTCGTTAATTAAATCAGATGATTCTGTCGAATCTAATATTGTAAATGAATTGCTTACAGCAGATATAGATTCATTATTTTTAATTGATTGCCAAATTTCTTCCATTGAGTTAAATGTTAAAATCCCATATCCGCGTAAATTGAAATTTGTATTAATATGTATTATCTCATAATAAATTAAAACTTGACCACCATTAATAACTCGTATATCTGTTAAATTAAAACTTATAGATCCACCATATGATGCGGTAGGATACATATCATAATCAAGTGATGTTAAATTTAAAACCAAATTACTTACAAAAATATTTCCTTGTATAGTTTTGGATGTTACAAGATTATTTTCTAAGACATACCCAATAGCTATAAATTGTGCTTCTGATGGAGAATAAGTTTTCTCAACAGATAATTTATTTGGAGCAGAAATTGTAAATGTATATCCACTAGTATCTTGTGATGTAAATGACGTTGGATTTATAGGTCCAACGGTTGCCAAAATTATTTCTGGAAAATTGGGATCTGTTGCATATGCAAGAGTAGCCTCACCAGTTCTATATCTTGGATCATTTGTTTTAGACCCTGTTATTGCTGATGTTTCCCATGTAGGAATATTCCAGCATTCAGAATTTTCTAATATTGGCAATTCTTCATATTCTGAACCAAATAATTCTGTAGTTTCTATAGAAGATGTTTTATTTTCTTGACAAGAAAATGCGGATACTGACATTGCCGAAACGTCTGCAGTCTCAATATTTACATTATAACTAAATGTATTTAGAGTATCATGCAATCCACCCCAGAATATTGCATTTTCTGATGTTCCTACTCCTGTATGGTAATACACAGATTCAAATAAATTTTGTTTTCTTATCCATGTTACACCATTATATTCATATACAAGATCTAATACTCTATTGGATTCCAATTCATTTTCTAATATTGAATCCGTAGTGCATGAATTTTTTGCTATTAATCCATATTTTTCTCTTAAATTGCACTCTATATTTGAAATAGTGTTATATTCTGTTCTTCCACCAGTAGATATACCAGAATTGTTATCTCCTACATAACACGCACCATGACAACGAACTGGATAATTCTTTGTTGGATCCAGTGTTCCATATGTTATTGCAATATCAGATTGAGTAGTATCTGCTTCTTCATCAAGAATACATGAACATTCTTGCGTTCCTAAATAATATAATCTTGCATTTACAAATCCGCCATTATTTTCAATGTTAGAATCTGATATATCTAACATTTTTAATCTTAATGTAGAATTTGGAAGGCCAACACAGAATGTATATTCTTTTTGTGTTGGTCTTGCATTTATATAATTTTCAACATTTGTTTGGGAAGTCATTATCCCAGAATTAAATGTATTCGTAATTGTTTGTTCATTTAATAATACTTCTGTATTTGATCCATATGCATTTAAATCTGAATTGCATGCGCTACATCCGGAAGTACCAGAATACACTACCTTAACGTTTACCGATCCACCATTATCATCAAATTTCCAGTCTGATACAGTTAATCTTAATTCTGATCCTTCTATATCATTACAGAAAGTATATTCATTAGCAGTTCCACCAGAAATGTCTACTGTTGCAAAAATAGGATTTGCTATTACATTGTTGTTTAATAAAACCATTAATGCAGTATTATCATATGGGGCCGAATTAAAATTTTCTGTCCATTGACCATTTATGTATGTTATAGTATATTTTCCACAATATGGAAGTGTTACCCGTTCACCATATGCAATATTTGATCGTATAGACATTACTTCGGCAATTACTTCTCCATCTCTTGATGCAGAATCATTATAAATGTACGATCCTTCTGTAAATAATAGTCTATATTTTCCACATTGTTCAAGATTTAACGTAATTCCATCTTCTGAATTTCCAGGAATCATTATTACAGAATTAATAACATCTTCTACTTCACCAGAATCTATACTATTTAATAATCCTTCTATACTTGAATCTGTTGCTGATGAAATTATATTTTGAGATACATCAACATATGTTGTATTTATTTTTTCAAATTTATCAATAATATCATCTGATTCTGGAACATCTAATAAATAAACCTTTCCAGTAGTATTACCAGAATAAACAAATCCTTCTATATTTGAAACGTTATATCTTCTGAAATTTGATGGAACAGGAATATTATTTAGTGTATCATTTGATGCATCATTTACAAATTCTAATATTTTTTGTTCATCATTCGGTGTTATATTATATCCTTTAATTAGATCTTCTACTTCATATTTGTCTTGTCTAACTTCTGTTTTTACTTGTAACGAACCTGCTGCTTCTCCTCTTGCAACCGCCATAGAATAATCAGTAATTGTTTTAAAATATGATATTCCTAAATCATCATTTTTTGTTAATGATTCCATATCATCTCGTACAGCAGTTTTTCCAAATTTTGAGAATTGTGATACATCAAGAGTATTCATTTCACTGAATCCACCAAGAATAACACAAGAAGATGATCCTTCTCCTCCTTGTAGATGGAAACATCTTGGAGAATTTAAATTAATTGATACATCTTTTACGAAAGTATTATTTGACCATATTTCTGCATTACTTAATACACTCGTTACACTAGTTTCTGTTGTTTTTATACCACCAACTACTATACCATTATCAATATTTCCGCTTGCAGAACCAAATGCTCTATCTTCGTTTAGTGCTCCTATTTTATGAGGATTTTCTGTTTCTGATGTATTAGCACTAATCCAATTTATAGGATCTATTGTTCCTAAAAATTCTATTTCATCTGATGAATAATCTGGTTTTATTGATATTTGTGCATCTATAGCATGCGATAATTTATTTTCTAAAGAATCTTCTGGTATATTATTAATTTCATTTTGTTTTAATATACATGAATCTTCTGTATATGTTCCAATTGGACCTAATGTAGTAATATTATTTGTACTTGTTAATGTTCCTATCCAATGTGATATTATTGTATCAGAAAATAAACTTGAATTTTGTGTATTTTTCTTTTGAGATGAATCTAATACTAAACTAGATGTGTTATCTTTAATTCGTACTGCAAGTTGGCTATTTAAGCCATGATAATTACCAAAATGTTGTGGGTCAAATATATAATTTATGTTTAATAATATTTCTGCAATTTTTAATTTTTCAAATGGTTTTGTTGATATTCTTAAATGTGGTATGGATAACCACCCACCATTTCTAAATTCATCAGATGTTAAAAATCCTGAATATTGTGATGGATTTGAAACGTATTTTTTATATTCATCATTAATATATTTATCAGGAGACCAAAATTTTATAAAATCAGTTGCTTCTATATTTTCTGTACTATTATTAGGAATTATTACATTTGAATATTGAGAATCGTTATTTTGAAAATCTACTTTAACCCTTCCTACCCACCAAACATTTCCAAATTTGTTTAATTTATTAAAAACTAAAAACGAGTCTAAATTTGATAAAAAATCTTCTAAATTAGTTTCTTCGACTTCTATATCTTGTAACGACAATTTTTCTTGAAAATCATCCCATTTTACATTTGATTCTGGATATGTCCATAAATCTCTCAAAAATACTTCATTTAATCTATCAGGTTCCCCTGCAACTAAAAATGTATTAGAAGACCATGAATCTCTAAATGTCATAACAGTACCAGATGTTGGTAATGTTACTGTTTCTCCTCCTGCACTTAATCTTTCGGTGGTAGAATGGGCGATATTAGAATATGTAGGAACGAAAATCTGGCATTCGTCTTTTTTTATTGTAAAACGAACGCCAGAATATGCTTTATAAAACTCGCCCCAATTTATCCCTTGATCGTCTAATGACATTTACCTTCCTAATTATTCCTTTGGTGTAGCAGAATCGGGAGTTATTTTTTCTTTCAATAATTTTTCAACTAATTCTCTACCACGTTGTTCTATTTTAGCTTTTAATACTTCATTAGTTGATGCTTTTTCTAAAGCAAATCTTATAGTTTCTGCCATTTTATTTTCTGATGTAGGCTTTGCTGCTTGAACTTTTGCCCAATTTTCTGTCCAATTAATTCCTTTAACAAGAAGTCCTTCTGTCATCTGTTCAACTGCTTCTGGTGCATCTACACCATATTTCTTTTCAAGTTTCTTTATAACAATTTTTACAATTACTACAACTAATGCACCAAATATAGGAATTAAAATTGCAAGTAAACTTAATAATAATCCCTGCCATGCACTCGTTGTCGGTACTGCTGGTTGAGTTTGTGCCTGTCCAGATACAGTTAAGTCTGTTTTAATATCAGATGATTCTACAGCATTATCAATAACAATTGTTTCTGTTACTGCTGGTAGAATTGTATCTTCTGCATAAGACATTTGTCCAAATAGACTTAGGTTTAGTGCCATTAGGCCGATCAATATGTATTTCATAATATTCTCCTTATTTTAATTATATTATATCATAACAGTTTAATTTATACAGTCTTGCCCCTCTCCAATAAATAAATCTTCGTGTTCACCTGCAGAAGGTTGGTCATCAGGAGGAACAGCAATACCTATTTTTGTTCCTAAAATGATGAGATTACCTTCAAATGTATCTGCATCATTTTCTGCATCTCTTGATATTGTAAAATATACTAATGATCCTCTATTTGATGTCAAATCTTCATAAAAGTTTCCGTACATTTCAAAATATCCAAGTCCACCCTGTAAGTATCTTGATAGAATAGGAACATTATATGTATATCTAGTATAATCAATTAAACTTGGGTTTGCAAAATCGTTTGTATTTACTACTTTTACCCATATATCAAATTTTACATACCCACAAATAGTGTCTAAATCTGATGCGCTTGTACATGCCGATGTTCCAGAGAACTCATTTTCACTAACTGCAAACGTAATACCCATAAATGACAGACCAGGATCCGGTCCATCAACTCTCATATCAAAATGGGCATATCGTGTAAATTCTGGATCAAATTCTAATCCATGCGTTGCCGGAATACTAAATGGTACATCAGCACCAAATGATAAATCAACACTTCTTGGCCCATTTTCTTGATCCCAATCTAACTGATCCACGTTTTTAACAAATTGTGTTAGACAAATCCAATCTTGTTTTGTCATTAAATTAGGTAATAATACATTTCCGCATCCATTACCAACATGGCGACCATTTACAGTCGTAACATTCCATTTTGTTATTCCATTTATATAATCATAAAATTCATTAATATCTGCATTTGTAATGTTATATTCTTCAAATGGATGAGGAAGACCACCCATAAACATATTAGAAATTGCTATTGCTCCGTCTACTTTTGTTCTTCTAATTCTTATTTTTATTGTTTCTGTATTTTTACCAACTTTAAATTTTAAAATATTTGTTCTATATTTAGGTAGCCAGTTATCATGTTTTGCATACAGATCGTGATGTGGCCATGGACCAAGAACAATTACTTCTTGAATTGTTCCAACTGCGCCTACAATTTCAATACCAACATCTTCATATCTTGCATAACAATTTGTTGATAAATCTGGTTCACATGTTCCATCAGCAGGAGATCCTGTTGTAGCACTCGTTCCGCTTGTTCCAGTTCCACTTGTTCCGCTAGTCCCCGTTCCTGTTGTACCAGTCGTTCCAGCAGATAAACAATTTGGTATTCCTACAAATTCTACATTTGTAATAGTAGAACTATCACAATATGGTATTTCACTGTCAAATGGCACATTAGGTACTAATGAGTTTAAATATACACCCGTTCCTTTAATAGCAAATATTAATTCCCCACCACGCAAGAAAGTTGGAATATAAAAGTCTCTTTCTAGCCAAATTCCATGAGATCCATTTGTATCGGTATATGATATACCACCTTTATATACTAGTAAATCGCTAGCACCTTCTAATTGGATATCTGTTTCATTTGAAACTGACCCATCATTAATTGCTAACCATGAATGTTTTTTCTCAAAACAATCGAATTTTCCGCCATTAAAAAATATTTTGTTTCCAGAACTATCATAATCTAAAATATTACCATATATTAAACTTAATAATTGGCTATTATTTGAAGACGAATTGTTTAATAAATTTAATAAAAATTGTTGATTATGTAACAATTCTAAATGAGGAAGATTCGCGTTTTCGTCTGTAACGTTAACGCTAGGATTTAATAATGATATGTCTTGAATGAACGAATCGCCAAAATTTGTCATTTTTTATTATCCCTTTTAGATTATTTCATTCCACCATTCGATGCCATTCTTGATAACTGCCCAATGTACGATGCAATTTACTGGTGCGCTTGTTTTTATGTTAAAACTATTCATTTCTTTTTCTGTCCAGTACATATTTATATTTTCGTTGGAGGATAATAGGATTGAATATCCTGGATCTGTTGGATCTATGGACATTTCCCCTGGATCTAAACCAACTTCTGGTTCTATTATAAGTTCGCTATCTACCCAATAATTTAAATTTGGTTCTAATACAACAGGATCACCAGATGTTCCGGTTGTTCCTGTCGTTCCGGATGTTAATGCTGATCCATTTGTTATTTCTCGTTTGCCAACATATAAACTATCTGGTGTAAATATACCACCAAACATATCTTTATGGAATGCCATCCAACATACTTCTCTTGTCAAATAATGACTTGATGATATGGTAAAACGGTCTTCACATAATTGATTCCAATATAATTTATCATTTGTTGGTGAACAAATAAACATATAATAATCAGTATCTTTAAATGGTGATATAAATTTAATTGTTTCACTCTTAACTTTTCCAGATATCTTAAAAATACCAGATTTAAATACGCTAGAATTGATTGGCTTTGCAATTACCCAATCAATTAGTTTGTTATATCCATTATATGAAGTTTTTAGATCAAATGTATTATTTGATAAACGTTCATAAAATGTATTTACGTTTTCATTTGCTGATACTGCTATCAGACCAGAAAGATTTTTATTGGTTGCCACACCAGCACCCCCTTCTCCTGCTTCCAAAATTTCTATACCAGATATTTTTACATCATTTACTTCTGTATATGCGGGTTTAAATACTGAAGCTACATTTTTAATAAATTCAGTAAATTTTAATTTTTTATCATCATCAAATAAAAGACCATCTTCTGTCGGTAAATCCATATCTATATTAAAGTAATTAGATTTATAAACTTTAGCTAATCCATAAAAATATTCTTTTTCTATTTTTGTTAATCTTAGTTGATTATCAAATGATTTTTCATATATTAATGGATCACCAACTTCAAATATTGCACCATTTACGAATGATGTTCTACTATCATCAATAATAAAATCAAAGTGCCATGCACCAATAAATGCCGTTAAATATAGATTATTTTTTAAATATATATATGAATTTTTTATATCTATATAATTATCTGTTTTATTTATTTTATCATAAAATAGATATAATCTGTTTGTACTTATACCAAAATCTTTTAATTTTATCCATAAAACTACCATATCTCTATCATAATCATATGTAGAAACTTTAAACTCTAATGGAGTTTTTTGGTTATTTTCAGAATAGATTCTTATAGTTTTATCATTTATTGATAATTTATTAAAATCAAATGGGTATTTTACTTCTAAATTATAATTAATAGCAGAATCCGATGCAGAAACATATGCATTTCCATATAATACCAATGGTATTACTAATTCACCAGATTGTTCTTGCCCTGCTCCTGCTTGTATTATATTATCAATATCAATGATTCTATAATATTTAAATTCTGATTGTTCAATTTGTCTTTGTGGATTTACGGGCAATTCTTTACTAATATTAATATCCAATTCATTTAATAATATTTTTTGAATATTAGGAATATAGTAATTTTTAACAATCCCAGATGAATTAAACACATCAAAATAATTCATATCCATAGAAAATTCTTTTTCTGGATTAATAAATAAATAACTTATATTTTTTATATCATTTGAATATGTTGTTACTTCTATTATTGGTTCTGTATTTCCTTTAAAATAAACTTCATATCTAATCATAAACTTATTAACATTAAACGAATTTGAATATATATTTCGTATTCCTATATTTACAGATATTGTTTGATAATGATCTAATTCAAAAATATATTGTAAATCTTTTCTAATCAAAGACGAATATTCTTTTCCAATTTCAGAATCAGATGATTGACCATCTAACAAATTGTGTATAGTTATAACTTCTTCTAAATTAGTATCTAATGTTTTTGTTCTCCAAATATTTCTATAAAAATTATATTCAAGTGTAAATGGTACTAATATATTTTCCGATTCTGGAATTGATGATATTATTGGAATCCATATATCTTTATAAGTTCTATCTATCCAATATTTAGGAATTGACAATGATCCTGCATCAGATAAATCAATTATATTTTTTTGAAACCATGCCAATTCTACTATATCACCATCAATAATATTTTCCATTGTATTTGTTGTTAAATATACATCATTTAAACTATTATAAATTGATGTATCATTTCTTATTTTTATAGATGTATCTACAGTAATAGACTGCGTTTGTTCTATATCAACAGGCAATTCGTAAGTAACAAATCTATTACCTATTTTAAACTCTTTTCCATGTATTGAATTAATATCTACATATCTACTTCCATCTAATAAGTATTTTATTTCTCTTGTAGATGATATATCTCTTGATATTTCAGTTGATTCTGAAATTATTAAAGAATTATATTTATTTTTTGCATTATTAAATGATGTTATTTGTGATATAGTTGGTATAGAATTTGGTAATAATCTTTGAGAAAATACTTCAGCGTCTTCCCCTGGATAATTATTAAATGAACTATATTGTTCAGAGTTATCTAAATCTTTTTCAAAAATATATAATAATTGATTTCTATTTAAATTAACAGATTCTAATTCCAATAATGCTTTATTTTTTGTGTTTTGTGTAAATAGAATAAATAGATCATCAATTTGTTGCATATTTATAAATGTAGTATATTTTCTTATAATTTTATGATCTAAAACATTATATGTTTCTATTCTTCTATTATCCCATCCAGTTGATAAGTTTACAAATATTGATGATGTCCAAATATGTGTAAATAATTCATCTACTGATATTCTATCATATCTATCATAATATCCAAAGTAAAATAATGTACATAAATCATTTACTGATACTTCTTCATTCCAAAAAATATAAAATTTATTTTGATCATAATATGATTTTTTTATATCTATAATATCTTTTGATACATGTTTTTCTTTTTCAACTAATCCAGAATCAAATACTAGACGTACTTGAACATATTTATTATTGTCTGAAATAGATGATGGTTCTATAACCAATAAATAATATAAAGTTGTTAGAGATCCTGTTAATAATTGCGAATAAAATAATAATATCTTATCATCTACAGAAAATATTTGTTTAATATTAAACTCAGATACATCTACTTCTTTTGGTATTAATTCTTTCAATATAAATGTTGATCCATCACCAGAAGTTATTGTATAATCAAACCAATTTGATAACGAAACTCGACCTTTTAATTTTTTATAATCAATTTTTAATGCTGTTGTATCCAGAGTATCATATTCTATAACATTAATTGTAAATGATTCAAATGCTTCATTTTCTGGCATTTCTGTTTTATCAACAACCAATTCTCTTTTTATCCATAATTTCAAAACGCTATTTGCAGGAATTTCTGATGGTAAATCCGGAAGAGTTAATGTTTTTGCAAATGTTAATGCTGATAATTTTTCTGTGGAATCATACTCATCATCTAAAAATGATGATGGATTTTGTGGTCGTCTAAAATCAGCAGGAATTGGTCTTGAAACCTCTGCTAAAGTATAAATTGCTTCTGCTGCAATAGATACATCTGTTAATGTCACCCCAATAAAAACATCCTGTACAACATCACCAACATTTATTTCATTTAATTGAAAACTTTCCTCTCCGCTATTTAAAATGTATATACATCTATAATTAATATTATTTTTTATAAAATCTGATGGAACAATAGGGTCAAATAATTCTTGACTATCGTTTTCTAATTGATGTTCTACTACATATATATTTTCAAGTGTTTCGCTTGTAAATATTTGACCGCCTAAAGATCTACCAAAAACAATTTTATCAACACTCATTCCTACAGGAAAATTGTCTTTATTACCTCTTGTTAAATGAAATTTAATGTTTTCGTTTGACATCAGATTATATCCTCAAAAATTATATTCAATCTATTATCATTTATATAAACATTGCTAATTATTTTATTAGAAATATCTAAATATTCTGTCAGGCTATCTGTATAAAAAGTTTTATCTTTAATTAATATTGGATATTCTTTTGTAAATCCTTCATGATATGCCCTTACAAATAATGAATATCTTGCCCACGTACCATTTAATGGCCAATTTATAACTCTATCACCAGATATTGTTACTATAACTTCATCATTCACTGTTATCACACTATTAGATCCAGTAATTTCTCCTGATGTACCAGATACATACCCTACCTCTCTTGTAACAATATTACCAGTTTCAAATGTTCTATTTATTGTTATTTTAGAAGCATTTGGTATAGTTTGTAATAATTGTTTATATTGTACTACACCATAATTATTTGTACCCGCTTCTATAGACCAAGTAAATGTATTGTCTCCTACTGTAAATCTGTTTATACCTATTCCGCTATCACTTAATAATTTTTTCTCTACAATTATAATTTTGTCATTGACAACTTTAAAAGAATCTACTTTATTTGGATATTTTTCTGGATATGATGTATCAAATTGATAAAATAAATCATCATCAATCAATATTAATAACATTCCATTTAGAGTAGAATCGACATTTCTTATTTCCACGTCTGTTTCTAATGTGAATCCACTTTGAATTTTATACAATAAATCATTAAATGCTACTACATCAAATGCGGATCCATATGTATATTTTTTAGATACATTTGATGAATATTTAACATTTGATATATAAGTTTTATCGTTAAATACTCTAAAACCACAATATTGTCCATTTATTGGAAGTGTTGATGCAAATTCTTCTGAGAATTTATCAAATGTAAAGTCTTGGCTTACTTTACTGCTAAGTTTATCTGGATATGTTATTGTCAATTCTTCTAAACCTATTAATATTGATTGTAATGTTTCATACTCACCTTTTAGATATCTTTCAGTCAATTTCTCATATTTTTTGTTGATGTTATAATTAATAATTAATTTTTCTCCATCTCCTTTTTCATTAAAATATATTTTAATATTTTCTGTAGAAACATCTGCTTTAATAGAATACCATTTATCACTTACAACATTTCTCATATTATAATCACCAAATGATACTAAGAATGTATCATTTACGATATTTCCATTGATATCGTAAGATCTCATTCCAAGACCAACATCAAACCCATTAGTTCCTGTTCCTACATAATAAAAATCTGTTATTCCCCATTCGTTTGCGACGGGAATAAACTTAGAATTTGCATTTAAAATTAGTTCAAAATTTCTACTATATGGATATGTAGTAATTGTTTTATCAAATATGAAGTCGCATGAAATAGAATAATTATTAGACTCGGTTGTTATTAATTCCATTATATTTCTAAATCCGACATTATTAGTAAATCCTACTGTTTTACTATCTATTGATGTATCATTTGATCCAGCAAATTCTTTAATAGTTGTATTATCGAATTTATCTAATGCTTGATAGACATTACTATTTTTATATTGAGTTATATTGTAAGGAAAAGAGGATCCTGTATATTTTAATTCTGTATCAACACTACGAGTTCCTACAACATAATATTTACTATTATCTACACACGTCATCCAATTTATTTCTCTATTATTGTAAAAATCATCATATAATGATGTTGTAGTAGACTCTGATAATGATGGATCAATATATAATGACATACTAATATCAGATCCAATAAATTTATTGAAACTATATTTGTCAGTATATAATAATATATTACCATTATCAACATTATATTGGTCTTTATCAATAGTATAATAATTTACATTTACAGAATTTATTTGTTTTATCCAATTTATATAATTTTCTAATATAACTGGTATAGAGAAAAATCCTTGATATCCGTCAGATGATCCTAATGTAATAGTCTGTTCAATTGCGTCTGGTGTATTATCACCATCTATCTCATAGCAATTTCTGTTACTATATATTATGTTAATTTGGGATCCAATTGGAGGAATAGACGTATCATAAAATGCCCAATATTTATTCATTTCAAACACTGGATCTGTTATTTTATAATAAACATTTTTTACTTTAAAACAATTAATAAATTGTTGGTTCCAATCTGTTACATCCCATCCAACCATTTCACTTCCAGATATACCATCAGAGTGTGTATGGAACCAGTTAAAAGAACCGACAGGACTAAAAGTTCTCTTTCCTATGGTTTCAATATTATAATAATTACCAAACATCAGATATTCTTTATTTTGTTCTGTTACCAATTCTAATGAAATTGGTGCAGACATAGTATCACCAATTTCTATTATATTGAATGTTCCTGTTATTCCGTTAACATCAAAATATGTTGAATCCCATGATGAAGACGAAACACACCATTCGCCATCAACAATATATGTACCCAAATCCGCATTAAAATCGTCATCTAATGATAATTTTATTCCAGCAGAATCTATAGTTTGACCATAAAAAGATTCTCCTATATCAGAATATCCGGTAAATAAAATATTATTACTATTATTTGGATATAACGGGGTTGTCTTTCTACGTAGCCAAATGTTTGTTGGCATCCACCAATTAAACTGATTTTCAAACTCATCATCAATTACATTATTTTCCATTACAGGATATAACACTTCAAAATATTTTACTATATTTTGTAATTCATCTGGTAGAAAATATGCATTTGATACAAAATTTGTACATTCTGTATTGGAAGAATCTCTATATAGATAATTTCCGCTATTACATTCTTCTGGAATATTTTGTTTTATAACAGCATTATTATATTTTGTTATTTTTGCTATTAGTGGAATGTCATAATCAATATGATATGTACACTTTACTTTTGATTTATATTGTATTTCAAATGTATTTAAAGAGTCTATTATAAAACATATGTTATTTGTTGTATCTGCAGATGTAAAATGAGATGAATCTAAATGAGCATATACTCCTATTAAATTAATTCCAATATTTGATGATAAAATTGCAGCAGGAGGCATAAATGTCATATTAGACGAATCTAATTTACCTATAGGTATAAAATATTCTATAGTATTAACATAACTTCCATCTATTTCTATTGATGTTTCTGGTAATGTTAATTCATATAATCCATAAATTATAGCATGTTCGCAGTATCTACATTGTAATTTTGTAAATGCTTGTGTATTATTTATCTGAACTCCAATCTTTTCAGAATTTCTATTTATTATTGTAAAAACTGGGTTTTCTACAATTCCAAGCGTAGGAACTGTTATTGTTTCATTTGCAGAATACGGTAATACTTCTTCAAATACACCATTAAATGTTCCTGTATTTGTAGCTTTTATTAATGTATTTAATGTAGTTTCAAGAAGTAATTTTGTATTTTCATCTTCATCTCTTGTTATACTACTAATATATTCAATAACCAAATCATCATTTTCTCTTAATGCAGCAATTGTATGGGGTCTTATTTTTGCAGATTCCGATATATATTGATTGACTGTTATAAATGGATTTTGAGAATATTGTCCAATTGATTCTGACCATTCTACAAATGGCTCATAGAATTTGCCAATCGGAATGACTATAGAATCTAAAACATCATTAATTGAAGAGAATCTTTCATTTATAAAATCCTCATTAAATAATAAGTTTAAACGAGAACCATCCGAACTTACTACAACATTATCTGTAAATATTTCATTAACATTATTATTTGTTATTGAGTTTAAATATGATGGCAATTCAATTATTGTTTCACCAGCATAATCATCTTTTACTCTTGTTTGAAATTCGGTATTTGTTGGTTTTGATGAATCATTTATACCATAAGAATTATAATATAATACATCAGATGATCTATTTTCTTGATATTGTGGTTTTATATTTTTCCATTTATCAATTGTCGTCAATCTATTATAATCATCATTATCTTTTGATTGTGTTATAAATCTATTGATTTTGAATATAGAATCTACAGAAAAGAATCCATAATAACCCTTTTCTGTTATTGGTTCATATTTTTGTGGTATATCAAGTATATTTTTATCAAAATCTAAAGTTTCTGTTTGGACATCATCTTGTAATAAATCAATATTTTCTAACAATAGTTGCCATGATTCGGATGCAAAATCATATGTTTTTAAATCAATAGAAATTGATTTTCTAATTTTATCAACTGCTTCTGTAAAAATAGAATTTGGTCTATAATATACTGAAACTTTATTATCAGTTACAACCAATTTAAAATCATAATATGTATCATCTTCCATTTCAAGTTGGTGGTCGAGTTCATCAACTATATTTTTATAAAATATTCTTTTATCTAAATCAGAACTCTCCGTATTCAAATTTAAATATCTAAAATATGTTGTTTCTATCTCGTCATTATATTCTGCATTTATTAACGAATATTCTCCGGTATATCCATTCATTATAAATGCATAATATGAGTCTACTGTTGCATATAAATCTTTACCGGAATTGTATCCTCTAAATAATATACCAAACGTCTTTTTTGGAATATTAACATTTATTATCGAATCTGTGTTTGATATACTTACTGGAGAAATTCTTATTTCAATATCTAAATCTTTATACTTATAATCTGTTGAAATAAATCCGGAAAGATTATTATTTGTATTATGAGAGTTAAAATATACTACTTTAATAGCGTCTCCACCTTCCAATATAGATGATGGCATTATTAAATGCCCTTTTCCTATGCTATCTTCAATATCTTTTGAAAATTCATCAAGAGTAATTAATGCAGTAGATGGAATAATAGTTTTTGGCTGAACCGCCTCAAAAAATGTTCCTGCTTCTCGTATTACTTCATTCCATATTTTCCAGTATAATTTTAATTTTTTTGTAGCAAGAACATTATATGTTGTTTTCAATTCATATGCATAATATCCTGGCGATAATAAATAAAAGCCAGAATCTTGTGAATAATCATTAAACTCGGAATCCTGATATTCATTCTGTCTTAACTCTATTAATCCATATTCCCCAGCTTTACCATATATTGATCTACTTACATCACCATCCGTAACTGTATATGAAAGATCGCCAGATGCTCGTATAAAAGTAAAATCATTTAATGAATCGTATTCATTTAATTGATCTTCCGTATATGATACAGTATGTTTTAAACTAAATAGTGCAATGTGATTATTATCAGAATCATCACCATCATTTCCAATATCCACAAAGAAATTATAATATCCTTGTGTCGTAACTTTTATAAATCCTCTACATACAACAAATAAATCTCTACTTGAATCTACTTTAGTTAAAGATGTAGAAAATAATTTATTATTTGTATCTGAGGTTGAAGAATTTATTAATGGTAATATAAACTGATCAGACGGTTTAAAGAAATTAATATCTGTATATCCTGGTATATCTGGAGCATGTAATATTCCACTTTTCCAATTTGCCCATAAATAATCATCTGTATTGTTTATAGGATTTTCATCAATTTCGTCATCGCCAGATGGTAATCTTCCATAAATATTAATCAAACTACTTACATAATTATCCCTTACTCTCCACATTTTTACATTTGTTCCAGATGTTATTTTTCCTATTCCTGGCCATTCTTCATTAGCCACAATCATTGCACCAGAATCCGTACATGCTTCTCCATCATGTACTGGACAAACTGGCGTACTAAATGATCCACAGGTGGATATATTAGAAATTGATCTTCCATCTTCTCTAATTATTTTTATAATATTTGGAGAAGTTTCGTTTATTTCAAATTTTGCTTCGCATGAATCTTCTGAAATATTATCCGTTGGGTATACATGTTTTGTTGAATAATGAAAGTTATCTAATATTAAATTAGATAAATTTGAACTTATATTTGCTGCAGAATTATTAAATCCAGAAACAGATATTTCTTTAAACGCAAACGTATTTTGACTATCTTGTAATGGAATATTATTTAAAAAATTATCTGTTATAGCAGGATATGGTGTAGTACCAAAATTTGTCGTCCACATTTCTTTAATATCAATTACAAATCCATATAATTTAAAAAATGATTCTAATGCATGTTCTGATCCATTTTCTTTAAACAGTTTTGCAGTATTTAATATAAAATTTCTAAATATGTTAAGTTCTTCATCGGTTGCAACATTACGAGAAATTCTGTCAAATATATCATAATCCAAAAATTCGTCTGGATATAAACTATTTTGTTGAGCAGAGTATCCAACCTTTTTTGCATAAAAGTTTTGATGCCCCAATGTATTAGAAAATATTTCTAAAAATTTTGGAGCAACCTTTTTAATATCAATTAAATTTAATGTCTCTCCAATTTCTTTATACATTCTGTCAAACATTTTTCCGGTTGATGATACTAAATCATTAAATCCTTGACTTGTTTCCATTGCTACTAAGTGTGGTGTTGTCATGTGCTGTTTTAACCAAGCAACGCTCACAGATCCAACATCTACTTCTTTTGTGAAACTGTTCTTTATTCTAAAAAATATATTTAATGTTTCGTGATATATTTCTGCCGAATATATAGTTAATTTCACTGGATACAAATTTGTATTTTGATATATATTAGATGGATTTTCTTCTACTGATATATTTCCATCACCAAATTCCCATTCATATCTATCAATAGCAGTAACATTAACATTTTCTATATCAATATCAAATAAATCTACTTCATTGCCATCAGAATCTATTGCTTGTGTAAAATTATCATTAATAGGATTTCCTACTGTAGATCTATTATCAAATCTAACATTTGCAGGAGCATAAATTGCTAATGGATATGTAGAAAAGTCTGCTTGAAATCGTGACATTTATGGAACCACCTCTATAATTATATCACCTAATATCGGAAATTCAAATTTATTTAGATTTATATTTAATGTAAATACCCATGTACGTTCATTTGTTTCTGTATTTGTCACATCAAATAATGGTTCTACTATTGTTAGTAGAGAAGGATCTTTGGCCAACAATTCTAAAATTTTTGCACGTTTAACATCTTGAACAGTTTTTGTACTCGTTGCAACAGCATCTATATCATAATCAGTTTCTTTTAATACATCGCCAACATCTTTGTGCATTGCGACTTCGACATAATCAATTCCGGTCAATACAGAAATATCTGTTAATAAATCAGAATGTTTTATTTCTTCTCCCATTTCATGATTGTTTTCATCAAAGAAATTATTAATTATTGTACGAATAGACGCATCAATTGATTCACGGGAAGAATATGATAATGGTTTATATCTTACACGAACATCAATAGGTACTTTTGTTGCACTAAAAACTTTATGTTCCACGGTAAGCATAGTTGTTATATTTGAATTTAAAGACTCTGTTATCAAATCCATAACATCTTTTGATAATGATTCCGTATTTCTTGGTAATGCGATTACAAATATTGTATTAAACCAATATTGTTCTATATCATCCTCTGGCAAAAATCCAGATTCTTTTAACTCATCATATGATAGAACTTCTGCCTTTATTATATAATCATTAAATGCTTGTTCAATAAATCCTTTATAGTCTCCAAGAGATACTAATCTATTTTGTCTTAGATTTGAAGTAGATGCATTTCTTCTTAATTCTTCTACTGTTTCAGGAAATGCTCCTCCTATTGCAGAAGTAGGTTGTTTAATTGTTAATTCTTCACTAGTTAGTCGTGTACCATCTGCATCATATAATGCTGTTGGATCTGTTCGTTCGTTAGCAGCAACATATGATGATTTTCTTTTCAATCCGAGCAATTGTATAAATTGTGCTTCAAATTGTAAAGTTATATTATCATCACCTAATATTTGTTTTGATAATGTCAATGATTCTGATAATGTATTAGGTGGTATATTTCCATATTGACCTACAGTTTCAAGCCCAAATATATAAATTTCGTTTCCATATGGGTTTGTACCAAAAGATTCTCCATCACCAAAAGATATTTCTATTTTTTGATACTCATTTACTCTAATAAAAAATACTTTACTTCCGACATCTATTTCTGTACTTGAAATTAATGCAGATCCTTCTGACCACTCTTCCCAATCACCTGCAGTATTTTTAACAAATACCCTAATATCACTATATGATATATTTTCTTGATCACAATATAATTTTATTTCTTGGAATGATGTTCTATCTGCTGTATATTTTAAATTTAAAAAATTATTTTCTTCATTTATTGCTCCATTACTATTAATAAATGAGAATAATATATTACCTTGTTTTAAATTTCTTATTTTAAATGTTTCTGGAATATTTACAAATCTTAATCCTGGTAGTGTTCCATTACTACTAACTTGTCCTAAGAAATTTACCATTCCATGTTTTTGATATCTATATTCTGTTGAATAGTCTGCAAACCAATCAATTGTTACTTGTCCTTCTACAGAATCTTCAATATTAATAGTAAATCCAGATGATGTTTTATTTGTATAGTATACATTAACATTTTTATTCGCTATCATATGCAATCCATAACTATCATCAGGAAATACAACATCAAATACTATATCTTTTGTTTTATTTTCATCTGATAAAATTGCTGTTCCTCGTTTTAATGTAGCAGCATTTTGTTCAGAAATAACATTTTCGTCTGTGCTATCAAAAACAAAGGTTGACCATGTTACGGTTCCATTAAATGATTTTTCTACATTTATTTTAAATCCCTCTGATGTTTTTTCTGATGCCCATACTTGAACATTATCAGATGGTGTTAAAAATATTGTATAATCAACATCTTCTCCATCAATTTGTGGGATTGCTTCATCGAAAGAAACATTTATTTCTCTTGTTAATGTTGTATCGAATTGTGTTGCTAACCAATATACTTTTCCATCAAATCCAGAATTTGGTTCGACATTTATTATAAATCCATCTTCTGTTTTGCTAGATACCCATACCTGAACATTGTCGGATGGCGTTAATGATACAACATAATCATCTGGATTTGTTGTAGTAGTATCAGAAAATTTATCAGAGAATGTTACATAAACTTTTTCTACACCACTTGCAACTTCAACATATCCTGTTTTTTGTTCTGCTGTATTAAGTTCAATACTTGGAACAGCCTGGAAATCACCAAATCTATTTCCGGTTGAACGAATAATTGTACTTGTTGATGTTGACGAATCTACATATGACGGATAAATTCTTGCTATAGTTGCTTGATTTGTTCCGGGTTCATCTGCCGTAACAATTAATTCAGCATTATAATTTAATTGAGATTTTGTTGGACTTACTATACTTAAATTTACATTATAATATTCCGCATTAATATCCCAATTATTTCTATTGAAAATTTGTGAGCTTATTCTTCCAGACTCAAACGTGTAAATTGCTCCATCAACTAATATCTGTAATGGTGGTTTATCACCACTCTTATTAATATCTAAATGTATTTGTTTTATGCTGTTTGATGTGCCTTCTATAATGTCATATTCAAATGAAACAGAATCTAAATTTGATGCACCAAGTACACCAATATAAAATCTGCGCTTAGAATTGTTTTGAACTTCTTTTAAAGTATAATATCCATCAATAGAAGAGGATGGTTCTAAAATTATAGAGGTAATTATATCATCTCGTCTTTCTTCTAATTGTTCTCCCTCTTCTATAATTGATAAGAAAGGAGCACCTTCAAGTTCATTATAATTCCATATTATATAATATATTGTATTAATACTTAATGAAAATGCTGGATCGTTTACATTTATGTTTCTTGTAAATGGCTGTCCTATAGAATTTGAATTGTTTGGGTCAAATAATGGAGCATTATCAGTATCATATCCCCTATAATTATTAGGATCTAATCTATCTAATATAGATAATGGTGCAGTATCAGAACATACCAACTCAATATTTGATGCCAAAAACAATATTGGTGTTCCAGAAGTTCCTGTTGTTCCAGTAGTACCAGTTGTACCAACGCCAGTCGTTCCTTCTGTTATTCCCCAAAAACTTGCGGGTTTAGTTAATGGTAATTGTGATCCACTATAGATAAAATCTGATTGTTCAACAGAATGTATTCCAAATCCTTTTACAATATATGGATATAATGTAGGATTTGTAAAAGCAAAATTTTGTCCTTCCGGTGTCTTTTTTATAGATGGAAAAATTGAATATGATGGTATTTCAAATCCAATATCTTCTTTTCCTAAACAATATTCGGCAGATAATGATCCAATAGCATCTACTGTTGCTGCTTTATCTCCGCGTGGATAATATGCTAATAAACTACATATTCTATTTAAATTTTTATAACGCTTTGCTGATGGTAAAAATACTTCATTTGCAACAGAATTAGTATAATAACCAAATAATGATCCTAAATATGCATATAATCCGACAAGTGTATTAATATTTGATGCTTGAAATTCTGCATCTTTAAACGTTTGTGTTTCTCTTAAATATTCAATTAATTCATTTTTAAGAACATCAAAGTCATATGCTGTATAATCAATAGTTATTGCACCCATTTAAATCTCCATCTCACAAGCGTTCTATAGAAAATAGTACAGTTTCGGGTTTACTTGCATTAATTATTTGATATGTTAATTCTACTTCGTATGAATTATATTGTTGGTTCATAATAACATTTATATCTAAAATAACAATTCTCTTCTCATAATTTGTTATGCTTTCTCTTAATTCTTCACCAATACGTTTTGCGGTTGAAATGTCAAAAGGTTCAAATAAAAATCCTCTAATTCTACAACCATAATTGCTCAGAAATACCCTAGATCCTTTTGCCGTTTCTATTATCATTTGCAAACTTTGTTTAATTGATTCTTCATTATCGACTGTAGATATATCTCCGGTCGATGTTATTGATATATCAAGGGGTAAATCTCTAAAAAATATTTCTTTATTTGCCATGAATGACCTCACAGCATATTTATATTTTTTTATATTTTAATTAATTATTTTTCTTTGTTTTCAACAGTTTCTTGTTTGGCTATGCTTGCGGCTTGCGCTTGTGATGGGGTAGATGGAGAATTTGCTCCTGCACCCGTTCCGCTTCCTTGTCCGGTAGAAACTATTAATCCATGGGCAATTACAGGAGAACCTATGTCAGCAATCCCTCTATTTCTTAGATATCCACCACAATCTATTCCTGTTTGAACATACATATTTTGTCTAATTCTTGCTGTTCCCCCAATATCACAGTTTCCTCCTATAATATTATTTCCACCAATATGAAGATTTCCACTTATTTTTACTTCGGCTGCATTTATATCCATATTATTAGTAGTTAATTTTGTATCACCATTAATTAATATGTCAGCATTTTGTGCATTAATCTTTGCATCTTTTTCTATTAATATATCACTATTTCCTTTAACCGTGGCTTTTAAATCTTTATCAATTAATAAATTTGCGCTTCCTTCAATATGGGCATTTAAATTATTTTTAATTCTTGCGTCTACATAACCATTTTGTACATCTATATTTAAATTTCCTTTTTCTAATATTATATCACAATCACCAGTACGCGATACTATTCCAACACTCTTTCTGGCATCTATCTGTACATGTTCATCACATTGTATATGTGTTCTACCCTTTATATACATGTCATAATTACCAAATACATGCAAAATATGGTTTCCTTCGACACCAATTTCATAATTTGTATTAACATCAGGATCTTTAATCAACGGATTTACAGGATTTTTACTGTTTTCCGGTTCATTATGATTTCTTTTTCCGATATAAACCTTTCTATTTCCTTCGTCATCAGTATTTTCCATGTAATTTTTATGTATTATAAATATTTGTTCTTTTCCGGAACTATTATCAACAATAATAGATGTACCATTTAAACTTGTTAAACATGATACATCTCTATTTGGTGTATCTACGTCAATAGGCTTAATTGATAATTTTGGTTTTTCTACCAACGCATCAACTTTAGCGTTTTTTGCCCAATCATCACCGATTGCTTCTTTTCTTGGTTCAAATTGTTGTTTAAATCCATCAATCTGATTTATTTTTTGATTTATTTCACCAGATCTAAATGATTTTTGGGTGTTCCAATCTGTTCCGCTGGGTGCCATTGCGAAATAAATTGGTTTCATATGATTACCGTTTTCAAAGAATAAAAATACCCAATTTCCTCTCTTTGGTACTGTAAAAAATCCACCAGTTCCGCATACATTACCGAAATTATCATAAAATTCGGTTTGCGTTTTGGTTTTTCCAGAATTTGAGTCTGTTCCTTTATCAAAAATTGAATTTGCAGAAGGAAGTGTTTGTGTTTCTGGACTATCACCAGGAGGACTTGGATTATATCTTATATCATTTTGATCAGGAGTTTTACCAGAATGATCTTTATTTAAAATATTTCCACCACCAGACCAATATAACCCTAATGCGGGTTCTGCCCATGGTAGAGAATCTACTGGCAATTCTTTTCCATCTTCTGTATGTAATTGCCATATTCTGACTCTAACTCTTCCAGAATCAAGAGGATCCGAATTATCTTCCACAATTCCACGAAATATTCCAGTGAAGTTATAATTAATTTTATTAAAATTATTTAATTCTACCATATTATTCTATCCGCATTTTATTAAAGGCATCAAATATATATATCTTTTTATTTTGTATTGTTTTAGATTTATTGCAAATTAGTTCTAAATTAGTCAATAAAGAATTACAACATTTAATAATTTCACTTGGGCACAAATATGGTTTTCTTTCAATTCTATTTAATCGTATAGTTCCTACTAATGCAATATTGGACAATCTTTCTTTATATTCGTTTCGTGTATTTTCTGTCTTAGAATTTTTAAATTTTCTATATATTTTAATTAATTCTTTAATAGTATAAGGAAGTTTACATGATTCGTCCCAACACCAATCATAATATATTTTAAATATATCTGTCGCAATAGAATCATTTAAACATATAGAATCAATATCCACTTCAAATGTTGTCTCTTTTGTACCATCTTTTAATTCTACATGTTCAAATTCTGGTTTATCTTGAAACCACCATTTTATATCTTTTTTAGATGGTAAATTATTAATACTATATTTTTCTATGAGACGACATTTCTCAATATATTCTTCTACAAACCCGTCGATTTTCTTTTCAAGATCTTTTTTATTAATATGTTGTTTTAATCTTGTTAAAAGAAGTCTACGAATTTTCTCTTTATCGTTACTTGCCATAAAACATGATCCCCATTGTATTTATTATACAACGGGGATTAAAATTATAAATTTTAAATATTTAAAAATTAATTATTTAATAGCATTAAGAGTGTGTAACATTATATAATAATTTTTTATTCTTTGGTAATCCATTATTACGGAATCAATCTCTATAGGAATAGGTTCTTCTGATGAATCTAAATTAAATTCTAAAATAGTATCAACATTATAAATTGATTTTAAAATCTTTAGATGGTCTACAATTAATATTGCTCCTGATATTATTCTAGAAATAGTTATCGAATTTCCTTCTACATCGTTGGATGATTTATTTCCGATGGAAATACTATCAAGATTAATTCCCTTAAATTGATCATGTTTTATATTTTCTCTCAAAGAGAATATATTTTTTTCTAAAATTGGCATTAAATTAACATACCCCATCATCATATCATAATCACCAGATATTAAACTTATTCCAAATTTATTGTCTGGTTTTTTATATGCAATTATGTATCGTAAAATATCAACTGCGTTGTCACCTACATCGGTAACGATTCCCCTACTCATCACATAATCTATATCATTTTTATCCGTATATTGTGTCGGTATAACATTTTCAAAAATTTTACGAGGATTTGAAGAAAACTTAAATCTTCCTGCTAATGCCGCACATATATTACCATTCGTATATTTTGCGAATAATTGATGCGTAGAATATATTCCTAATTTTTGAAATTGCGCTTCTGAACGATGGTCTCCCCCAAACTTCTTTGGATATGTAAGTTTTATACAAGAACTAGGAGAAATACATACAGGAATAAATATTTCATTTGCGACTATTGTATTATCTATAGTTGGTTGTTTTTCTTTTCTCTCATTATATGCTTTCATTAATGAAGGATATAATATTAATGAATGATTTATATATTCTAAACATGATGGAGAATTTGACTTTTCTGTTCCTATATTATTATTTGTATTAATATTGATCATTGTTAGATCAATATTATCAATCTCTGCACCGAAAAATAATTTCAATTCTTTTTTTGATGAACTCATGATATGTTACCCAAAATCCTTTCATTTTGTTTATATTCTTTAATTGAATCTAATGCATCTAAAATATTAGATTCAAGTATTTTTACTAGAAGATTTGGTTTGTTGAATGTTATTATCTTTGACAATAATGATACAATTGAATCTTTTTGAACTACAGGAATTGAAAAGAATTTTAATAACCAATCTATATTATCAATTCCATCTTTATATTTATTATTCAACCATCCAACAATCTGATCTTGTGCTCCTTCAAAAATATCATTTTTAACTTCTTCTTTTCCTTTAACTATAGTAGTTATAGTTTTCTTTATTATTTCTTCGTTTTCATCAAAATTCATAAGTGTAAATAAATCTAACGCTTCTAGACGTTCTGTATATTGTGATAACCAATCATCGCGGAAATTTGATCCTAAATATATTCCTAAAATAATACATGCTCGTTCTTTAATCCATTTTGCATCTTTTTTATCTATATGTGACATTACATTTATTATACTTCTACGCGATGGTTCTACTTCAAATGGCATAGAAAATTGTTTAATTTCAATATATGATGTATTTTTATGTAGAACCTTCATAGTTGTTCTACCAATCTTATTTTTTGCAAATGCCAAAAATTCATCTGTAGATGGTTCAAGAATAAGGTGTCCGCATCTATCTCTCAATGCATCATCTGCTTCAAATGAATCATTTACGTTATAATTTCCTGTTGTTGGATTGCATGCCGCAACTACGAAATCGTCTTGTCCAATTTTATGTGTATGAATTTTTCCTTCAATTAAAAATGGTAACATTGCGGCAAGAACGAATTGGTTCCCTCGGTTAAATTCGTCAAGAAAATAACATGTCTTAATACCATCATTCTTTAACCATTCTGGTTTAGCCCAAATTGTTTTACTTTGTGTTGTTGCACCATCTTTAAAATACGCAGTAATATATTCTTTTTCGTCATGATCTAATGATTTTCCAGAAATTGCTTTTGAAAACAAAGAATAAACTTTTTCAGAATCACAATCTCCAGGAACAACTTTCATCATACCAATTAAATCAACAACATCTTGTGTTGCTAAATGTAATACTACACATCTATATCCACGTTTATCACACCATTGATAAACACCTTGTGTTTTACCAACTGCTTTTATACCCCATACACAAAATGGTACTTTTGATTCAGCAGAAAAATCTAATGCATAGTGAAATTGATGCATATCGACTATTTGAACATGTTTTGATTCGCCCATTTAAATCATATTCCTTTCTTTCTTTAAAAAGTATACAGTATTAATATAAGAAGTCAAATAATTTTAATTCCACCAATCATTTTCACCATCCTGATGAATAACTTTAAATCCTCTATCATGTAGAGATTTACATACCCCCTCGTTTCCAGATGCACTTATGAAAACAACTATTGGATAATCATATGTATTATTTAAATCAGATTCGACCCATCCATCAGTAAAAACAACTACCAATTTTTTATTTCTTTCGTTTCTAAGCATATCTAATGGTATGCAAAGATTGGTTCCTCCTGTTTCTGGAATACCTATTTTTTTAACTTGCTTTAATGGAACTGTTACATCCAATGACACTGTACTATGAAATTGAATATATCTAACATGAGGATGATCTATTTGTTTTGCAATTTTTTCTATTTCATTCACGAATCTATTATAATCTTCCATATTAATAGAACCAGAAACGTCCATAACAATTATAAGATCAAAACTTTTTAACCTTGCTTTTCCAGGAAACATTCCCGGTGCTCCTCTTGCTTCTCGTTTCATAGTATAATCATGAGTTTTTGCACCTAAACATCTCATTATTTGGTTTTTTAATAGTCTATCCCAATCTTTTGTATCTGTTTTGTATAATCCTTCAATTGCTTTTATAAATGATTTATTTAAATTAAATGGTTTTAAACGTTCAAGATCTGATATATCTTTTATTTCTCCTCTTGCCAACATTTCATCAACCGTTCTTTTAACATCATTACTTAAAACCTTTTTCATTTCTGATGAAATAGGATTGAAATTTTCAAATTGTGTTTTTCCATTATCAGATCTTCCAATACCACCCAATGCATTTTTTATTGCCTCTGCCTTTTCTCCTTCTGACATGTTATCCCATTCATCCGAATCTCCGTCATTTTCTTTTCCCAAAACGTGTTGGAAGAAATCATACATATCTCCGTCTTCTCCATCGTCTATATCCCCATTATTTTCATCTTTTGATGATTCTTCATTATCATCATTTTCATTTTTCTCACCCTTTGCCTTTTTACTTTTCATTCCTTTCTTTAATTTTGATTTTTTTAATACGTTTCCTAAACTTTGTCCTGCTTTTATTAATAAAGAATAATAATATTCAAATGGTTGATTTAAAAATAAAGGATCAAACTGTTCAATATTAATTAATTTTATTTCGTTAGATACAGATAATTTGTTTTTTATTCTTTCTCCTATAAATGCATATAAATTTTTTATTTTCTCATCATCTTTTAATGGTGCCCCGCCTTCATAAAATGTATATAATAATTCTTTATTTAAAGTAGTCATAAACATATCATTAAATTCTGCAAAATCTAGCGTTTGATTAATTGCAAAATCTTGTGCAATGTTAGCTATTTTATGTTCTTTTGCTTTTCTATCTTTTGATAAATGGTTCCATGCACAATGCATGACTTCATGAACTATAACTGACATAAAACATCGTACTAATGATGTTTGCTGATACCTATCAGAAGTAATAATTTCTTTAGATGTTAATAAATCTATCCATCTTGAAAATCTATCGGGTAGCCATCCACCATCATGAAATGCATCATTTAATTCTCTATCAATACCATTTATGTATTCATTTTTTAATTTTCCAATGCATAGCGGACGAAGTATATAAAACCAAAGTTTATATGGATTTATTCGAATTGTTATTCTTCTAATAGAAGGATTATATTGACAACATGCGATTGCATCATGCCAAAAATCATCAATTAAATTAAATCTATTAATTAAACGTTTAATAAACATTCCTGGATCATATACAGAATGTTTATTTATAAGTGTATCAACTGTACTAAGATATACATTTACTAACGGGTTAACAGTTAATTTTTTAACTTCTTTTATTTTACCTTTTTCTTCTTCTGAATTAACCTGTTTATCTACTTTATCAAATTCAACAGACACAACAAAATCTCCTAAATAGATGTTGTATCTTAACCTTAGATATTTTAAAGTCAATTAAAAAATTGCTAGAACAGGAATAACAGTCTTTAATGCAGTAGCTCCAGCCCTGACACCAATATCTGTTAGTTTATTTAAAATAACATCTAAAGTATTTTTAAATTCATTCCAAAATGAATGTAGTTGTTCTGCTACTGCTGGACCAAGCATTGATGTTTTAGTAATCAATTGTCTATATTGTAATAACTCATCAACTGTTAACTTGTCTAAATCCTTTATCGACATTAAAAATGCTAAATTTATTGCATATTCTTTTTGTTCTTTCGTTAGTCCTAATAAGACTTTTCCATTGTCTTTTAAAAATTTTATACTCTCTCCAATAATAACATCTTGTGCATCATCTTTCATTGCAGATAATAATTCTCTAGCCTGAAATTCTCTTTTACCAGCATCAATATCAGTTGATAATTGTACAACCTCTTGAGAAGTAGTATTATCAAATAAATCTGCAATAAATTTAAATATTGCTCTTAATATTTTTTGTAAACTCATTTACCACCACCATTTTTGATTGTTTCGGATGTTGCTTTGATTAATTTATTATCTTCTTCTATAATCATACGATATATTTCAAGTTTCTTTTCTATTGGATATTCTTCTGTCTTTTTTAACAATTCTTCATTAGTCTCTGCGGCACGATCTAAAATATAAGTATAATTTTCTGGCATCCTCACACACGATGAAGATACTGCTAATAAAATTATTACAGTTGCTAATAGTGTATTTCTCATATATATCCTTTTGTATATTATAACTCTTTTAAATGATTTTTAGTTTTTTCGTCATCTGTTAAACAACAGTCTTTTGTCCAAACCTCTGTAAATGTTGCTATTATTTTTTCAAAAATATAATTCCACAATTCATCAGACACACCAGGAAGTTTTTGTTTTAAATCGTCTTTACACTTATTTGCTGTTTCTTTTATTGTTTGTTTCAATGTTTCGTTATATTCTTCTCTATAACCTTTAGCAAATGTTTGTACCCATTCAGTAATTGCCTCTTTTCCTGGGTCTCTTCCCATTTTTGTACCTTTAATCCATTTATATTTCATCATCTCATTAACTTGATTTTCAAGATACTTTTTAAGGTCCATGCAATACCTCTTTCAAATATTTTCTGGATGTTCTGCTGGTTCTTCTTCTATATCTACATCTTTTAATGCAATTTCAAACAATCCTATAGAATAATGTCCTACATTTCCTTGTGTATGATGTTGTGCATAATCGGCAATTTTAATTCCATCATAATCAGATTCTTCTATTTTTTTAAATAAATTATACTTTTGATATTGCAAATCTGTTAAATCTGATTCTATTGTTTCTCCATCGGTCATATCATATATTTTTAAATCCCTTTTTGGTATTATTGTTAATAATCTACCTTTTTCTTTAAAACTTGCAGGATTTAATGTATTTCCAGAAGTTTTCAGTTCCCATCTATGATTTTTATCATGAGAACTTTCTTGTTTGGGTATATATCCTAATTCTTTTAATTTAACATTAATATATTCATTAATTTTATATTCGGGAGAAGTATCATAATATTTTTGTTTTAGTTCTTTTACTTCTTTTTCAAGTTTTGCATATAATTCCATTTTTGATGCAAAAACAGATTTTTCGTCATTATATTTAATGCTTTTTTCTAATTCTTTTAAATCATTTTCTTTTTTAATAAGTTCTCTTGATAATTGATTATGAGATTTCCATAAATCTTGAAATATAGAGGGATATCTAAAACTTTTTGCTCTACCAGTCTGGTCAAATTCTACATCATTATAATCGTATTCTATTCCAATTATCTTTTGTATGTTTTGGATTGTTTTATCTAATGATGGACCTGCAATATGTTTCGTGTTTAAATGATTTGTTCCTGCTGATACTGGAATATAACTACTTGATATTTTTTTATTTAAAGAAGTCCAAAAAACATCATCTATTCCTGGTGCTATTTTTTCTTTTTCGTATTGTTCAACTGTCCCATGATATAACTTTGTCCCTTTTGGAACAACTAATGTATGTCCATCATTTTCTAAAAGTATTTTTAAAACTTTTTTTAGTAACATCATATAATTTTTATTTATACAAAAAAACATTAATCCGCTAAAGCATAGCGGATTAATGTTATGAGTCTATCTAAATTGTTGTTCCGATCTATTTCACTTGCCTTGATGTGGATGCTTACCAGGATTGCGATCCTGCTTTGGCATTGGAGGCATTGACTTATCGCCCTTGCCTACACCCTTATATCCCTCATTCTTATGAGGATGTTCACGAACTGACTTATCCTTACAAGGACAACCTTTACGGACATCATCACCACCAACTTGCTTTGTGCATGGCTTATCTTCTTTAGCTTTCATTATATTCTCCTTAGTCCTTTTGGACGTTCTTATGTATTTATTTATATTTAAAACCTTAAATTTCTATTTCTTCTTTTTTAGGAAATCTCAATATTTTCATGTGTGCATCTGGATTAGTACCATATCTACATATCCATTTTTGTAACCATTTTATATATAAATGTTTTTGATTATTTTCAAACTCTTTTATATTATCTACTTTAGAAAACTCTTTCCAATGATCTAATAATACATCATATTCTATTTTTAATGCATAATCTTCTACCATATGATCTAATGCATAATCTTTATCTATTATTCGTGTCATTGTGCATAAAAACGCATATGCAGCAAATTCTAAATTGGTATATCTATCAACTTTTACAATTGTCTCCCTAAATGGGGCTAACGATTTTAAATATCCCATATAATATTTTTCACCACTTAATCCAATTCCTCTAAAAATATGTGTTCCGTTTCCAGGAACCACAAAATTAGTATCATCCTCGTCCCATATTATAGGCTCTCCTGTAGAATCTACTGGAATTATAGGATAATCAAAATTTGGTACATATACACCTATATTAAATTCTATTATAGGATCTTGTAAATTATCATTGTTGATATCTGGTTTACCATGTAAAACATCTTCAATTACCCGTAATGCTTCTATTTTACGTTGTTCAGAATCAAAGACATATATGCCTTTTTCAATATTCTTTAATGCTATTCTAGCTAACGTTTTTGGCTTCATAATAGTTAATTATACCACATAAAAATACAAAATCAAGTTATTATTTCAATCTTGTTTCTAATTCTTCTATAAAGTAAAAGAACCATTTTTCTTCTGGTGTTTTATCATCAGACCGATAATCGGCATTAGATTCTGCCCCTTTTATAAGCGATCTTGCTAACTTCCTGTTAGAACTATACTTAGATAATAGATCCTTTTTTAGCTTTTCTGCTTTTTCTTGTAAAAAAATTAAAGTCTTCCCCATATAATTTTCCTTTTAAAATTAAAAATATAAATTAGGTTTTATTTTAAACCGTCTTAAATCTTTCTAAAAATCTTTGATACGACTTTTCTGTAAAAAATATTTGTCGTGCTTCAATCCAGTTTTTATTATAAAATGCTTCTATTACTCCATTATGTTCTCTAAATAATATTTCTTTCATTTCTACACCTTTTATTTTACAATAACATGCAATTTTTATCCGTTTTGTTTTTTGTGGATTTAATCCTAATAAAGATTTTATCCAATTAAACATCTCGGATTTCTCCTACCTAATAAATTTATTTATATCATTGTTGTGTTGTGTATAACGTAATTGATGTTCCGCATTCTGTTGTATGTTTATACAATAGCTCATCGGTAGAATCACTACATGTGGTCCACATAGGAGGATTTAGCTGCCAGGGATTTATAGGCGTTGCCCATGGATTTGTAGGAGTCACTGGAATAGAAGGAATTACTATCTCTTTCTTACCAAATAATCCCTCTAATTGTGTGAATAATTCTTTTGCTTCTTCTAGTGGTAATGACATAGTAGTACCATCTTTTAAAGTTATTTCAATTTTTGTTATTTTAACTGTTTTACTCATTTTAAATCCCCTTCAATTTGTTCTAAAATCAATGCGGTAGATAATTCTTTTGGTGTTATAGATCTTTTTAAAACATCTGATAAAACTTTACATATTTCTAATTCACAATTTTTGCGAACAAAACCAGCATACAAAGTCTTATCTACTGTATATATAAGTTTTTCATTTAAATAAAGATTTGTTTCTTCATCTGTGCCTTTATACTCTTTTTTTAATTGTATTTTATATTTAATTGACATCTTTATCTGCTACTATTATTTTTTTATCGGTTAAATATTTAACTAAATTTTCTGGATTTATATTTACGCCAATTTCTTTTGAAACGGCATTAGCCAATTTCTCTACTTCTGTTTTTCTTCCATGTATTTCATCCTCAAATAATGATTGTAAAGACATATTATATATGACTTTACCATTAATTGCATATGGTCTAACGGTGTTTCCTGTCTGGTCAGAAACACATGGTAATGCTTCAAACGAATATTTCATGATAATGATTATAACATCTAAAAAATAAAAGTCAATAATTAAAAATGCTCCCATTAAGTTTTTAAGTTAATGGGAGTTTAAAATCACATCTTTTTAATCTGTTCTAATAGAGGAAGATATCTTATACCAACCTCTAGAGCAAGCAACTTATATGTATGTAATAATACAGAGGAAGTTTCTGCTCCATGCCATTCTTCTTTTTCGTGTTTCCATGTGCCATCATAGCAATCTTCTGTTTTGTATTGAGTTTGAACTAGCCAAGGAACGAAACCACTTGTAGGATTTCCCCATGTTTCATCCCAATGCTTTCCTTTAATTTGGAAAGATGCTAATGATGCATAATATAATGCATAGCTATTATTTCGATATTTGTTAGTTACAAACCATCTATCAGTCATGTCATTTGCTAATGTATCCAATAAAATATCTCCTGGCTTATATCCTAAGAATACACCAGCTAATGCACCGACAAAACTCAAATGGTCTCTGCTGGTCTTACCATCAATACTGCATGTATATGGAAATACACTTTTTCCATATGGATCAAGATTTTGCCAGTTTGGATTTGCTGACTTCCATGCTAATTCTAAGAATTTTTTAGATCCTTCTAATCCATCTTGTACATTCAGATTTGATGCGACAGCAGATTTTAGTGCCATTATATTCCACCCTGAAACGCTTATATCCATACGAGCAGGATTTGGTCTAATATAGTCCCACCCCAATGGATATCCGTCGTTGTCTTTCGTTTGTCTTGCAAGTACAATATCTACTGCTTTCTGTGCTGGTTCTCTTAATGCTATATCTCCAGACATTGCATATGCTTCTGCTAATGCCATTGCACAAACTGGATGCTCATAATTTCTTTCTCCAATTAAACCATCTGCTCCTTGTCTTGCTAATAACCATTCAATTCCTACTTTAACGGTTTTTCTCCACTTACTCATATGTTTGTGATCATAACCAGCACCTAAGAAACAAAGAGTTGCCAGTCCCGTCATAGCAGCATTTTCATCACCAGCAGCAGTTTTTCCTGGTTCACATTTTGGATTTATTTGGCAGTTTAGGTAATAATTTACACTATCCCAATGCCCATCGGGGGATTGGTGAACGGCTAACCATTTTAATGCTGCTTCCATAGTGGATGAAGCAGATTTTGCATTTGGACCATAACAACTTGTCCATCTCTTTTTATTTCCCCCTTTTTCTCTTCCGAATGCACCAGATGCCCCGCCACCAGCCCCCATTACAAATGCTACACCTTGACCAGCCATTTCAGCAGTTGATACAGCATTTTCTCTTCCTTTGATATCGTTATTATTTTCTTCATCTTCTGATTCTAATTTAATATCTTCAAGATCCAAGGTATTAATTAATGTAACTTCGCTATCAACAGGTTTTGTATGAGGAACAATTATTGGTTTTTCGACAATATCTCTTGTAGGAGGATCTTTTAATTCTGGTGGTAAATCTATTTGCACTAATCTAACATTAGGTTGTTCTTTTATCATTTCTTTTACAACAATTAATGTTCCTAAGACTAGTAATATTAATATATGTAAACTTAAAGATATTCCCCATCCTGTTATTCCGCTTTTTCGTTCGTCAAGTTCTGCATCATTTTCTTCAACATATTCATCTATTTTTTCTAATTCTTCCATAAGTTGCTCCTTGTTGTTTACGTTAAAGATTACCATGGCGACATGGTAAACGCAACAAGGTTCATTTAGTTCAAAATTTTTTATAAATACTTGTGTATGAACTGGTTACGAAACTTACCGGAAGAACATCAGAATGCAATAAAAGAAATCCATGAAAACTCAAAAGGATATATTATATTAGTAGTAGATCCTTGTTATGTTGGTCCAATAGAGTCATGTTTAAAATCGTTTTATAATATTAAAATTATATCAAGTGGTTCTTTATGCGAATTTACTAGAAAAATTATTAATGAATTTAAAAAGAATTAAACATTTCTATTTGTTCAATTAATTCATCGAAAGAATTTTTCCAATCAGGATCTCTAATATTAATTAATTTAATATTATTCTTTTTAGCTATTCTGGCAGCCATTCCTGTTCCACCTTTAATGTTTCCAGAAGAATATCTATCAGCACAACATATAACGAAATCTACTTTTGGATATATATCATATCCAAAAACTTGATGATAATTTCGTGCATGATATTTTAAACTAAATTCATCAAGCTTATCATGCAACGGATGCAATTCTTTTGCTACTTTAATTCCTTCTGGACTATCACCAAGTACAAATGAGTCTAAACTATTTGAAATATTGTAAAATTTATTATTAAAATTATTATATGGAAGCATTAAAACGCATCTCCCATTCGATGCCATTTCAAATGTTATATCCGATCCGGTTGCATTACCAGAAAATAAAATATATTCATATGACCACAATTTTCTACCAATATATGTTATATCATTTTCTTCTTTTTTAGATATATTTCTACTACCTATTCCCGCAAAAGTTTTCATATTTTTTCCACCGAATCAAACAATTTTGATATTTCTTCCCATATATCTTTATGTTCAAGATTTGGGTAATCATTTTTATACACGATTCTTTTTATACCTGCATTTTTTAATGCACCAATACACCGATGGCATGGTTGTAAAGTTATGTATATTGTACATCCTTTTGTATCAAAAGGACAATTCATAATTGCATTTATTTCTGAATGAATAACAAATTGATATTTTAATGGTCTTTCCCATTTTTCTGGTGTTTCTTGAATTCCAGCAGGAAATCCATTATATCCAATTGCACATTGTCTATTATCAGGCGTAACAATAACACATCCTACTTTGGTAGTAGGATCTTTAGATAATTTGGAAGTGACTTCCGCGATTTCAATCCAGTGTAAATCCCATTGTTTTTGTGTTGGCATTATAATTCCTCAATATTTATTATTATCTCATTTTCTTCCATCCATGTCCAATGTTTCCATACCATTACAAATTTATTTGGAATATCTTTATTAATATAAAAATCTCTTACATCTTTAAAGTCGTTAAATTCTAAATATTTTTTATATAAAATAATTAAATTATTTTCTAGTTTTGAATAACCTATACTATCAGTAATAGTATTTGATGAAGTTTCTCTTTTTGATTCGTATAATAATGCATGTAGCCAAGGTAATGATTTTACATACCTTCCTTCTTGTTTTGATTCTTTTAATAATTCTTTAAATCTTTTAACTTCTGGTGGTATTCCGCCAGAATTTAAAGCATTATTCTTGTTTTTCTGGGTCATCTTTGTGTAGGTAGTGGGTAGCAAACGATCCAAGTTCATCAATCACTCCTTGTCTAATAGGATGAAAAAATTCCCTTATTATAGAAGAACCATATTCATTAAAAAGAGTTCCTATGAACCCCTTCATTGAAGGAGTGTTTATTTCTTTTATTACTATTTTTAGTTTAGGTTTGTTTTCCATGTCAGTTTACGCTAACCAACTTCATATTTCCTAGTGAGGTTAAATCTTTTCCTCCTGCATAACTAATAGATGATTGTAAATCTTCTTTAATTTCATTAAGAAGATTTTTCATGTCACCTTTATAATCTAATAATATTTTTTTACCTTCTATTCTATTATATGATTGTTTATTATGTTCCGATGCAGATCCAAAATATACACATCGTAGTTTTCCATCAATCTCAATTTTTTCTGAATTACTTTGATCATAACCACTAAACAAACTTCCTGCCATTACCATTGTAGCACCACATGAAATTGCTAATGCAATATCTCCATGATGTTCGATACCACCATCTGCTATAATTGGCTTTTTTGCTTCTTCTGAACATTCTAAAATACAAGACACCATCGGCCTATAAACCTTTGTCTTATAACGAGTTATGCAACTTTTGCCCCCCGCTATGCCAATTTTTGTACAATCCGCCCCCCATTCTTCAATATCTAATAGAGCATCAACTGTGTTATAATTTCCTACAATTAAATATGTATTAGGAAATTTGTCTTTCATAAATTTTATCATGTTTTCTGCTTTTGGAGAATGACAAAATGCAATATCTAAAGTTGCATAATGTAATTCTTTTTCTAATCCTGCATCCTTTATGTTTTTTAATTGATTATATGTGTCTTCGTTTACACCAATTGATATACTTGTAAAATGATTATTAGTTCTCATAAAATCAATAAATTTTACTTGATCTACATTAAATCTATGCATAATATAAAACCAGTTATTATCTGCAAAAAATTTGCATGTATTTTGATTAACAACTGCTGGCATATTTGCACATATAACAGGAACCGCAAATTTCCTTCCACCGAAAATAACAGAAGTATCACATTCGTTTCTGCTATTAACTACACATTTATTTGGTACTAAATATACATCACTATAGTTATATTCTCTTGTTATTGTTTTTTGCATTGTAATTCCCCTTAATAGGAGAATATTATAACATCAAAAAATTGAGATATCAATTAAAATTTCCAAATATTCTTTTATGATTTTCTTTTACAGCAAATACAAAATCATTTATTTTAGAATCAAATTTTGCTTCTAATACACCTTTATCAACCAATTGACTACACAATTTTAAATATATTATTCTTGTCAATTTTTTTATAATTTCGTCGCATTCATCATTTGTTATATAATATAATTTATCATCTGTTACTTTTATTAATGGTGTTAATATATCTAACATAACATTATATTCTACGTATTCATTACATTCATCGTCTGACATTTCTCTTATATGAGAATATTTTTCTTGAAATTCTTCTTCTGTTTTTGGATATTGTTTTAATAATTCATCAAGTTTTAATAAAAAATAAATAATTGCCTCTTTTCTAACACATATGAAAATATCTTCATAATCTGGTGATAGATATGCATAATTTTCAGACATTTTTATATCTTCTTTTGAAAAATTATTTTATAATCTGATCCTGTAACAACATGTTTTTTAAAAACTAAATTCATTTTATGTTTATTTAAAAATTTAGGAATTTCTTTTTTTGTTCCTTCTGTTAGTGTTATATGTGGTTTATATATTTTATAATCACTATCTGGGAATCCACAATCTATGATAAATTTATTAATTTGTTTAAACCATTTATGTATTTCTGGTGAATCTACTTCCATAACTAAGCATTTGTCTTCGCCAAAAATATTAAAATTTTTTGTTACAGCAGATAGTTTTGGCAATTGTATTGCATTTAAATAATCTATTAATGGATCTGGCGACTTATTAGTTTTAACATACCTAATTGTAATATGGAATTTATTCTTATCTGTTAATTCACCATCTAGATCTAATTCTTTTTGTAATTCTTTTAATTTTGTAGAATATGGTTCGTCTGCATACAACATATAACAAAATGTTGATACTTTTGCTTCATTTAAAAGAAAATATTCTTTAAAATTGTGCATTATTTTTAATCTTTTTCTTCTACTGATGTTGCAACTTTTGGTTTTTTATTTTTAATTGGATCCATATCAGCAGATTTTCTAGATTTTTCTAGATTTTTTTCTGCCTGTGTTTTTTCATCACCTTTTGGTGTATTTTTTGCTGCTGCTTTTCCTTGTTTTTCAGATTCTTTATTTATCTTTTCCATTACATCAATAATATTTTTTAATGCTTCTTTTTGATTTTCTGGCAACTCTTCATTTTTTTCTGACATTGCTTTTCCAGGACTGGTATTTGCTGTTAACATTCCTAAAAACCAGAATGGAAGTTTATCTTTAATTAAATTCCATGATTTAGAAATTAAATTTTTATCTCTCTTCTCAAATGCCTTTTCAAGAGTAGCTATGTCTTCTTCTACATCAATTCCAGTTTTTGAACATAATGTACGAAGCATTCTAAAATCAAGAGCATCTTTAAGATTCATATCTTCTTCTGTAGTAGTCATACCCATTAACAGTTTAATCTGTTTTCTAAATTCTTCTACTGGTAAATATGCAGGATTCTTTCCTTCTTTTCCATTTCTATCAGTAACATCGTCATGTAAACGATAATTACTATTTGGAAGATTTGAAGTGAATCCAAATTTTTCTTGTAATATTTTTCTAGTTGGTGTTAATTTATCGTCGGTAGACATATTTATCCCCTATATTTTACATAACTATTTATATTTATTTTTCTATTTATTCGATGAACAAGTCCAACAAGGAGAAGAATAATTAGCTACAAATTCTTTTTTAAATAATTTACAAAAGAATCGTCTTTCTACCACTTGATCCCCATGGCAACATCCAGATTCTCTATTATTTTTTATTATTTTTATTTCATCCGATCTATAAGGACAAGGTTTTTGTGCTTGTAAATCTTTGTAATGATCGTAAATCATTCTATATTATATCGTGATTTCCAAATTATTCAATGTAGAAACTGATTCTGCTGCTGCTCTTTTATCTTCTTTTTTATGTAATTCGTCAGATTTGCTATCTATATGGTCTCCCATTTCAGATATTAAAATTTTTAATTCTTGTTTTAAAGACCGTGATGTATTATACATATAAAGCAATATTGCTTGTTTTCTTTCTTTTATGTCTTTTCTTCTTTCCGAAACAATGGATTGTCGTAATTCGTTCATTTCATTGTACGATTTATTTATGACATATTTAATTTTATCAATAATAGTTGACCATTTTCCAACTTCTATTGTATCGAATGTTGCATAGTCTCCGGTCGAATTTCCGTTTTTGGATATTATATATGCCGCATCTTTTAAATGCTTCATTGCTAATTGTGCCTCTTTTAATGTTGGATTTTGTTTATTTAACAAATTGAATGCAGGGAAAAAATGATTTTTATAAGCAGTTTGAACTTCCTCATTTTCTGTTAAAACTTTATTTTTTATTAGTTTATTCCAATCCTTTTTTCCTTGTTTAATAACATCTTCTTCTATATTATCATATCCTTTATACTCATTACTTGGTATATTAATACCATTAAAAGAATTTTGAGTTTCTTTTTGGATAGATCTGAATTTATTCCATTGCTCTACTAAATATTTGTGTTTCATATCATCCTATATTAAATAAATCTATTTTAGATGATTTTTTATTCATTTTATTCCAAGATTCTTTTAGATTATTTGATTCGTCTAAATTTCTCCAATTTTTTTCTATTTTTTTGCCTTCCTGGCGACGTTTTCTTGGATTTTTTCTATCTTCATCAGTAACCGGATGTCCAATCCGTTCTCTTTCACCAGTTTGTTTACTTATAGATGTTACTGGATCTTTCTTTTTATTTTTCTTACTTTCATCCAGTTCATTATCTTCTTCCTTATCTTCTTTCTTATCTTCTTTCTTATCCTTTTCTGCTTCTTTTTCCATATCTACAAGATCAGTTCCTTCTGGATTATCATAATATTTTTCATTTTCAAAATTATGATCTTTTGAAATTTCTTTTGCTACATCTTCATCATCAGTATGTTCCTTTTCAATTTTTTCTCCAATATCTAATTGTTTTTTAATTTCTTCTACAGGAACATCATGATGTTTTGCCAAATCTTCTGGAGTCATATCATCTGCCATTCCACCTGGAATTTTGTCTTCTTTTATTTCATTAATTTCTTCTTTTAATTTTTGAACTCCTGCTCTTGCTTCATCATATTGTGCCTTTTTTTGGCCTAACAAAGTTGTTTTATTAATTTGTTCTTCCAATTCTTTTACTTGTTCTGCCAATTTAGCTTTCTTTCTATTTAGGGATTCTATACGTTTTACATATGCTTCTGCAATTTTAACTTCTTCTGGTGTGGCATCGGAAGAAGTCGCTGGTGCAATATTTTCTGCTGGTTCTACTACATCATTTGTTACTGGATCGGTTGCTGTTGTATCGGCAGCAATTAAATCTGGAACAGTTAAATCTTCTACACCAGTATTTTCAGTTTCTTGTGGTAAAAGATTTTCTTCTTCTTTTATTTTGCGTGATTCTTTCCAAATCTTTTTAAAATTCATGATAAACTCCCTAAATGTATATCTGGTCCATTATCCTTTTTTTGTTCTGGTTTAACTTCTGTTTTTAATATTTTATTTCTATTGTTTTTCCATATTTCTTGTAATTTAAATTTTTCTGATACTTTTCTTTGACGCACATATTCATTATCAGGCGATTCATTAATAATAACTTTTATTTTATTAATAAAAGATTCTTGAATTTTTTCAAAATCTTTATCATCCAACACTACAAAGAAGTCATCAATATTATTTATGATAGATTCCATTGCAGCAGCTTCCTCTTCTGCAGATGTAGCAGCAGGAGCAACTTTTTCTTTTGCTTTCTTTAAATTATCCAGTTTTCTTAATTTATTTGACAATCCAAGAATTAATGAATTATTAACTTCATATTGTCTCATTAATGATTTTAGGTTTTCTATTGCTTCTTTTGCACCAACAAATGTTTTGTAATATGGATTTGATTTATTTGATAACCAATTGAAATATCTATCAACTGTTGATTTTGCTGTATGTGGAGTTTCTGGTGCAATTGCTTCATTTATTTTTTCTATTAAATTCTTTGCTTTATTTGTAACTATTTCTAAATATTTTGGTAATAAATGTCTTTCTGTTTTTCCTGTTTCGGTATTTGCAATAACTGCATCTAGACCAGATTTATCAAACTCGTTTCTTATTTTTTGTATTTTCTTTTTATAATTAGTTAGTTGATTTTTTGGAAATTTTTCAGCAGAAACTATTTGATTTAATAAATTTAATTTATTTTCAAACTCTTCATCAGAGATTACATATGCTTGTTCTACTGGTGTTAAAAAGTTTTTAAAAATATGTTGAGGAGATTTAGAAGCATTTATAATAGATCCTTTTATAGCATTATACTTTTCTTCTGCTGGTAATGATTCAATATTTTCTGGTAAAATTAGTGCTAAATATAAATCATCTATATTTCCACCACCGCCACCGCCACCAAATTTAGATTTTGCATGACGGCTAGTTATACTATTTGAATTAATCCATTCTTCTTCTCTTTTTCCGCCATTATACTTTTTAATTTCTTCAATCATTTTATCTGATAATTCATTTTTTCTATTAAGCAATTCAGCAGTTAATTTTCTTACATTTTGATAATAATCTTCTCCTGCCATAGAATCTAATTTTTCTTTTCTAATAAAATCTACTATTGCCTTTCTTTTTTCTTCGTCTGTCATCGAAAATTGTTCTATTTCGCGTTTAATGTTTTCATCACTTAATGTATTGCTTAATTCTTGCGATGCTTCTTTTCTTTTTTGTCCTATTGTGGTTGCATTTTGACTTGAAACAACTGGTGTTCCTGTAACATTTACCGATCCTGCTATATTAGATCCTTTAAATCCTGCTTTTGGTACATTTAATTCTTCTTTTAAAAATGATTTAGTAGATTCTGATATAATTTTTAATTTATTTTTGATATCTGACATATTTACCCCATAATGATTCTTATAGACATATTTATATATGTCTAACCAAAAAAATAACCGGCATTTTTGCCGGTTATTTAAAATCTATATTTAATCAATTCATTTCTTAAATCTGCTTTCTCTCATAGCTTGCCAAGACTTACGACCAGCACGCATTGGATCTCTTTCTGCTTCTTTTTCTGCTTCTTCTACTTCAGGATCCCTATCGTTACCAATTAAACCTTTCTTACGTAATCTACGGTCTCTAACAGATTCGGTTAATACGGGTGTTTCTTCCTCTTCTTCTGGTGCTATTTCTTCTTCAGGAGAAACTTCGCCACCTTCTGCTGGAATTTCTGGCTCGACTGGAGCAAGTTCTCCTCCTTCTACGGGAGGAACCTCACCTTCTGGAGAAATTTCTTCGCCACCTTCTACTGGTTCTTCTGCGTCTAATGGGCTTACATCTGTAGGTTCTTTTATTTCTGCAACAGCAGAAATTTGCATATCTGCAGGGAATAATAGAACTTTAAACGCACCATGATGATCATCTTGGAATTCTGCAAAAACTATACCATTATCATCTGCGTCTAACGCAACATCGGATGGTAATGATCCTAAATATTGTTGTGCAACTGCATCAGCAGACATTTTCTTTTCCGATGCACCTTCTTCGCCTTGTGCTGCATCATCAATACCATCTGCATTATCGTCAACAGGAACCTCTAGATCTGTTTCTGGTGCAATTTCTCCACCTTCTACGGGAGGAACCTCACCTTCTGGTGCAGGAACTATATCTTCTTCTGGCGCAGGAACAACTTCTGGATCTGCCTTTTCTTCTTCTTTGAACGCAGTAGCAGGAAATTTCTTAACTCCCTGTTTAGTTGCTAGTGTATTTCTATTTGCAACGGCAGCATTTGACGCAGATGAAATTCCTAACATTCTGCTCATTGCTTCCTTTAAACTCTTATTTAGCTTTTGCTTTTCTTCAAAAAGTTTGTCTCTACTAGAAATGTCCATTGTTGACTCCTATAGTTTTTAATCCTATAACAATTTTATTTATATTAGTTTTATATTTTTTCAAACAGAAAACTCTACATATATATGAGAATTGGTTTCAACTACTGAATTTTCATTAATTTTTATACCTACTTTTTGTATCATTGGTAATGCTAATTCTGCAGGAGTAGGATCTTTTTCTTCATCAAAACTAATCATAATATACGGAACATATTCTTTTTTATTATTTTTTACTAATCTAACCATTAATTTTGCTGGATCGCCATCAACACCTTTAATATTAAGAACAATATATCCAGGTCCACTTTCTACTTCGTTTCCTAATCTCTTTAAATACATTTTAGCAGTAGTCCATGGTTTAAATATATCTGGTGCCTCATTTTGAGAGTTAATTTCCACAAAGTCTTCTGGTGTAAATACTTCTATAGGTGTTTGTTTGGTAGATTTCGACAAATCTTCGATTTCTTGTTCATGACTTTCTTTCAATGTTCCAAATATTTGTCTAATACTGTCTTGTACACCTTTATTTTTAATTAATTCTCCAATTTCATCAGTTTTAGGTGGTTCTAATATTTTTTCACCAGATCCAACCCGTTTTAAAATATCTTGTATTTTATTTCTGTAATCATTGTTTTCTGTCATATTAACCTCAAGATGCTACTTTTAATCGTCTTTTTAGGTATTTGATTCTAAAAACACAATTATCTGATTTGTATTTATATAATTGTAACATAATTTGAATTTTTTTAGATTTTAATATTCTATCTATATTATTATAATAGTTTCTTAAAATTTTATTTGGATAACAAAAATGTATTACCAAATGACATGTTTCACAAATATATATTGTTTCTTTGCCTTTTTTCTGACCTTTAAATACAGGAAATAGATGATGATAGGTCATATGTTCTTTTGTATGTTGCCGACCACAAATTGGGCAAATATACATTTCTTGTTTAGGCATTATTAATTGATGCCATATTAATAGTTATCATCAATTTTATTTATAATTATTTTTTCTTTCTAAACAAAATTGTTGGTCTAAATTCATCATAATCTTCTTTTGGAAATTCTATATTCCAATCATTCCTGTCAAATTCAGGAAAATAAACATTTCCTTTATATGGATATTTTATTAAGTTTAAATACATTCTATCAATAATATCATCTTTTAATGCTTGCTCATATATTTGTGAGCCACCTATTATAAAACATTCTGTTGCAACACCCTCACACCAATCAATTGCTTCTGCAATGCTATTAACTATTATTAATCCGGTGTTTGGAAGTGACTGTTTCTTATATTTTGGATTTCTTGTTATAACAATATTTTGTCTTCCTGGTAATAATCTACCAATTGATTCATGAGTTTTTCTACCCATTATTACAGGATGACCCACTGTTCTACGACGAAAATATGCCATTTCATCAGAAATTTTCCAAGGCATGACACCATCAAGACCTATAACGCCTTCTTCTGTCATTGCTGCTATTATTGATGTTGTAACCATGTGAATATTATACTTGTATTTTGTTAATTTTTAACAAACTCTTTGAAAGTCTTCTTTTCTTCTAAATCTTTTACAAATGTGTAAATATTTTTTATTTGTTCGTCTGTAAATTTCCATCGTTTATTAATGTTTTTGTCGCCCCATGCTTTAGCAGAATTTCCTCGTTCTTGAGCAACCGCATGCCAATCAGCAACCATTTCTGCTAAAGAAGGCAAATCCATCTTAGTACCGTCAATCATTTCAGTTGGTATCGCATCTCTATCATTAGGATCAATCTTACCTTTTTCATTTTGCCAATATTCTGGATGATGTTTACTATTATTAATATGATGTTCTGTTGCTACTATCATATCATCTTCGATATTTTCTGGCGTATTAAATTCAATACCATCCTTCTTACACTTATACTTCCATGTAACGTAAATATATGGGGTTAATTCTGGTTCTTGGAATTTAGACTTGTCATGATCCATTTTTCTTTGTTCTAATTCATCTTTCATGTCTGGATATTTTGAAATTAAAATATCTAAATTCTTTCTAACTGAATCAATATGCTTTTGTGTACGTTTGTAAAAGTGATCTTCCATTTCTTTTGTTATAGTCATTATTTTTCCTCAAACCGCCATTGGTGCTTTTATTGCTGGATGACATTTATATCCTATCAATTCAAAATCTTCAAAAGAAAGATTTTCAATATCTTCAAGAGTTTTAATATCAGTTTTAATATTTAGTTGTGGAAATGGATATGGTTTTCTTGAAATTTGTTCCTTACATTGTTCAATATGGTTGAGATATATATGCGTATCTCCACCCGAAAATGTCAATGTTCCTGGCTTTAAATTAGTTATCTTTGCAATAAGATATGTTAATAATGCATAAGATGCGATGTTAAATGGAATTCCGAGTAATGTATCACAACTGCGTTGATACCACTGACAATTTAAATGTCCATCAGTCACATCGAATTGATATAACAAATGACAGGGTGGGAGTGCCATCTTATCAAGATTTTCAACATCCCATGCAGAGATAATTATACGTCTATCATTTGGATTATTAATAATTGTATCAACCGCATTTGCAAGTTGATCTATTCCATTTTTAAACTGACATTTTGATACTTTATAAAAGTAATCGACTGGAGCATGTTTATAAGAATATTTTGATCCTTCATAATCTGCCCCCCAATGTCTCCATTCGAACCCATACCCAGGCCCGATTTCTCCAACTGGATAGTCTAAACCTCTCTTATCAAGAAATTCTCTTGAAGTATTTCCAACCCAAATCTTGACTCCTTTTGCCTCTAGTTTTTTAGAGTCGGTTTCTCCACGGATAAACCACAATAATTCTTCTACAACGCCTTTAAAAAATACTTTTTTAGTTGTTAATATTGGAAATGAATGTTCAAGATTGAATTTAAGTTTCGTACCAAAGATACTTTTTGTGCCAACATTTGTTCTATCAGATTTTATAACACCATGTTCAAGAATATCTTCTAGTAGATGAAGATATTGATATTCTTCATGTTGTTTTTTCTGTCTATGTCTTAATAAAAGTTTTTCTTCCTCTTTACTTACATAAACAGAATTATCATGTTCATATGATGCATATGAATTTAAATCCATTTGAAATCCCCTTTAATCATTTTGAATCTTCAACTACTTCTTCTTCTAATAGAATTAAAAATGTGCCATTTTCTATTTTAGTTTCTTGTACATTTTTTCCTAGTTTTTTTGAGACGACTTTAGCTACTATATTAAGTGCTTCTGCTTCGTCTACTTTAACAGTTTTTTGAACCTTCATTTAATTCTCCTTTGTTATATGTTTCTAATGCTAGGTTTATACATTTTTCTTTGAATTGTGCTGGTGTAACTTCTTTATCTTCTTCAAGAACCTTTTCTATTAATTTTTCTTCGTTAATCATACCAGAAAAAATATTTTTTGCAATGAACAATTTACCATCTGGTCCTATAGGATCCATCTCATACACATAATCTATTCTTCCTGGCCGGGTTGTTCCGCCACCACCTAATGCAGAATCTATTTTTTCTGGAAAATTGGTTGTTATGAACGTAACAATTCCGTCATATTTTTTTGCACCATCTAATATATTTAGAATACAATCAAACGATACTGGCTTTCTTCCAGACGTTGTATTTTTAAGATATATATTATCTCTTTTATCAAATACGGAATCAAAATCTTCAAATACTGCAAAACACGGAGAATATGATCTTAATGATTCCCATTCTTCCTCTAGATCATCATTTGTCATCGTAGACAAATCAAAAATAAATACTGGAAAATCGAGATATTCTGCCATCGCATTTATAAAACTTGTTTTTCCTGTACCAGCGGGTCCGTGTAAAAGTATTCCTCGTTTCCATGATATCCCGCGTGTTTGAAACCATTTTTTATTTTCAACCCATCTAATTAATTTATTTTTTAGATCTTTCATATTATTTGTTAAATATAAATTATCAATCATTTTTGTAGACCCATACGCATATGTTATAAACCTATGAAATTCATCTGTTGTATAATTTACTCTAATTCCAATATTTAAACTTTCTAATTGGAAAAAAGTTAAGCATGATGGATTTATATTACTTGATGGAGAAATATCTCTAGGAGGTTCAGCCGTAACTCCACCACCCCGTCTAGGTCTAGAATTTCGTTCACTTTGTTCTGAATAATTTAAACTTCCTCTTTTAAATGATACCATATATCTTTCTATTTTTTCATTATTATATAGAGTATTATAATCTTTCAGAATTTCAGACATAATTTTTTCATGATTTATAAATGGCTTTAATCCAAGTATCATAACAGAACGAGAATCTATTTTTGCTAAAATAGGACATTTTTTAATAAAAATTAGTCTAAAATTATTAAATCCGTATTCTTTAATAAATATTTTTGCCTCTTTATCAGACCCCAAATATGCATAATCATAAATAGGAGATAAAGATTTTTTAAATTTTAATTTTTTCCACACATATGATGCCGCATATTTATAAAATACATCAGTACAATCACATTTACATATAAAGAAACTTAAAAAATACCAAAGAATTCCTTTTATTTTATCCCACACGGCAACCAACAAAGTTGCAAATATTCCACCTGTTAATATAGGATTCATCAAAAACCCTTTCTAAATATCTTCAATAATAATAGTAATTTTTTTCTGGACATTTCTATCTGTAAATATAGCACCGGGATACAATAACCATCTTGAATCCATATGCAATTCTTTTAATTCTTCTTTTATTTCAGTTTCTATTTTCCAATCTTCCTCTCCACAAATTTCTTTATATGTTTCTTCACCAACATCCCAACAGAAACATTCTCCATCACCAGTTGATTTTCCATAAAATTCAATTTTCTTCATTATAATCTCCTAACATTTCATCTATTTTCTCGTATATAATATTTAATTCAGTTTCTATAATATTTGCATTTTGATAATCACAATTTTTCTCATAATCATCTCTCATATATTGCAACTTTTCTATTCCTTTAGATAATTCTTTTATTAAGTTTGACGCATCACTTGCTATGATATCGACTTCATGATCCATTTTTATTCCACATTCTTTACACTGATCCCACAATAATGTTCCGTAGTTCCAATCACCCATTTCTAGATATGAACAATAACCATTACAATACTTATCATATTTTTTGTTTCTTGACCAATATGGACAATTTTTTTGCTTTCCGTTTTCGTGTGTATAGCAATACATTCCTTCTGGAATTACTGATGTATCTTTTTTATTTGACATTTTGCATCATCTCCGCCAATTTTTTACTTCTATTTCCTACTTGTGAATACCATTTAGAATCTATCATTTCTTCTGCTGCTTTTTTATAATCTTTTTCTTTAATTGCAGCAATCATTTTTTGAAATTTTTGTAATCCAAAAACACCTAAATTAAAACACATATCAACAAGTATTAATTGGACATCATTAGGTAATAGGGCAAAATCACTAAAAATATTTGTTACTGCTTTTATAGTGTCAATTATATCAAGTTTAAATATTTCATAAAGAATATCTTTTTTAACTTGTATTCCATTTAACACAGTTTCATATACATAGCCATATTGTCTTAATTTTTCTTTTGCATCATATCTATTTAAATTAAATCCAACACCGATTGTAGGATTTCCTCTGGTATCTGTGTATACAATATCTCTAAATCCTTCATGAGTTTCTACAAATTGCATGAAGTCTTCAAGTTTTAATTTATTTTGTGTTTGATTGGATTGAATACAATCTTCAAATCCTATTGTTTTAAGATGAGACATGATCCAATCTGCCCGGTCTTTATGCATACTACAAAATTCATATGAATACCCATGTTCACATACTGGCATATAAATTGTTGTTTCATTTTCTTTTATAATATCTTGAATAAGAGATATTAATTCTGTTTTCCAATAGTCGTTTAGACACGGATTTCGGTCTAAAAATTCTTGTAGATTTAGTAAATTCATACTATTATTATATCAGATAATATAATGATGTCAATTAACTAAAATCAAAACCATTCTATTTGTTTTTCTGCCATGATTACGCGCAATATATTGACACGCATTTATGCTTCTCCATGTACCATCATATTTTAATTGTGGAATTCTTAAATCTAATACTGTTTCTTTCTTCATTCTCCATGCTCTTTTTAAGGCACCGCCAGTGTCATCAACGGAATGGATACCGTATCCTTCTACATGAATGGTTGATCCTATTGGTATAAGAGGGCTTCCAGAGGCAATTCCATATGTTCTAATTGCATCTTTTAATATCGCAGTTTTTCCGTCACCCGCACCAATAGAATGATTTACTCCATCATCTTTCCATGTATAAGCAGTCGTCGTAACCATAATTGGTTTCCAAATTCTACCATCCAAATCATGATAATACCCATTTTCATCAATTATATAAGTCTTGTTACCATAAGTAGTTGTAACAAAATTTATTTTGATTTCATTTTCTATATTGTTTTTATAATCATAATATATGTCTAACTCTGGATATGTTTGTATTTGGATAGATTTATTTGGTGTCGAATCTTTAGTCTCTTTTGTTGTATTAAACAACAAAATCCCTGTCATAAGTAAACTTATAATATAAGTTATAGGATAATTGAACATAAATTCTCCTAAAAGATGGACCATTATAATTGATGATTGGCAAAAGTCAATAAAAACATATTTATAAAAAATAATTATTTTTGATATAATTTAAAATATGAAAAAAATATTTGTTTCTGGTTGTTATGACATTATACACGGTGGTCATATAGAATTTTTTAATCAAGTCAAGAACTTGGGTGATTATCTTATTGTTAGTATAGCATCAGAAAATGTTTTGTTACATTATAAAAATAGAAAATCATCATTACCAACCGAACATAAAAAAAGATTATTAGAATCTATATCAATAATAGATAAAGTTGTCGTTAGTGATTCTATAGAGTTTAATGGGTTGGATTTTATAGATAATTTTAAAGAATTAAAACCCGATGTATTAATATCTACAGAAGATGATAAGTTTAAAGCAGAAAAGAAATTATTTTGTGATTCGTGTGACTGGAAACCACAATATATTAATTTACCAAAAACACTAAATTATGAAAAAATATCAACAACTGATATTGTTAATTGGATAAAAGCACCAAAAGAAGTTCCTCTTAGAGTAGATTTTGCTGGAGGATGGTTGGATGTTCCAAAATTTTCAACTAAAGGTGCATTTATTGTAAATTGTACTATATCACCAAAAGTAGATTTAAATAACTGGAATTATAATATAGGTGGTGGGCTGGGTGGATCTGCGGCGTATGCTATATTAAATGGAAAAAATTCAGTTCAAAGTGAATTAGATCTTGGTGTTGGTTGGCAAGATCCAGCAGCAATACAAGAGACTGGTTTATGTATATGGAGAAGTGGCTATACTCCAATTTTAGAGGCAAAATATAATCCAGACTGGCTAAATGGTAAAATGGCTTTAAAGTGGACAGGAAAAAATCATACTACATATTCGTTTACAGACAATAAACGAGATTTTGATAAAATAATATTTGCTGGTCAACAAGCAAAAATAGCTTGCCAGCTAAAATCTTTAACTCAATTAGCATACTCAATACATTTATCATATCAATGCCAATTAAATGAAGGAATGGAACCATTAGAAGATTTATCATTGGCAAGAAAATATTGCGGTGGTGGATTTGGTGGTTATGCATTATACTTATTTAAATCAAATGATGAAAGAGATTGTTTTGTAGATAAATATAATGGTGTTACAATAGAACCTTATATTAAGGAATATAAATGATAAAATTGATAGTATTCGATCTAGATGGTGTATTGGTTGAATCAAAAGAAACACATTTTGAAGCATTAAACATGGCATTGACAGATATAGATAAAAAATATGTGATTTCACATGATGAACATTTGAAATTTTTTGACGGACTTCCGACCAATAAAAAATTAGAAATATTAACACAAAGAAAAGGATTATTAAAAGAATTTTATCAAGAAATATGGAATAAGAAACAAAATTATACATTTGATGTTATTAAAAATATTGTAAAAGAAAATAATGAAATTATAGAATTATTTAAAGAATTAAAAAATAGAGGACTACAAATTTGGGTAGCATCAAACTCAATTAAAAAAACAGTTAAATTATATTTATTAAAACTAGGTTTGATAGAATATGTGGATGATTTCATATCAAACGAAGATGTTAAATCACCAAAACCAAAAGCAGAAATGTATCTAAAATGTATGGTAAATACATCATCAGATCCACAAGAAACTGTTGTTGTTGAAGATTCATATGTGGGAATAACAGCAGCAAATAAATCTGGCGCACATGTTTGTATTGTAAAAAATTCAACAGAGACTACTAGAAACAAAGTATTATCATTTATTGATAAAATAAACGGACAAAATGATTATAAAACAACTTGGGAAGAACCAACCATGAATATTTTAATACCTATGGCCGGTGCGGGTAGTAGATTCGCAACAGCAGGATATACATTTCCAAAACCATTAATAGAAGTACATGGAAAGCCAATGATTCAAGTTGTAGTAGAAAATATTAATATAAAAGGAAAATACACGTACATTGTTAGAAAAGAACATCATGAAAAATATAATTTACAATATTTACTGAACATGATAACTCCAAATTGTAATATTGTATGTGTTGATCATTTAACGGATGGTGCCGCATGCACTACGTTATTAGCAAAAGATTTAATAAATACGGGGGATCCTCTATTAATAGCAAACTCTGATCAATTTGTTGAATGGGATAGTGCATCATTTATGTATTCAATGAATTCTGGAATATGGGATGGCGGAATTTTAACATTTGATAATACACATCCAAAATGGAGTTATGTAAAAACTGATGATGATGGATATGTCACTGAGTTGGCTGAAAAAAAGGTAATTTCAAATACAGCAACAGTTGGAATATATTGGTGGAAAAAGGGTTGTGAATATGTTTCTTATGCTGAACAAATGATTAGTAAAAATATTAGGGTTAATAATGAATTCTATGTTGCGCCTGTTTATAACGAAGCAATATCCGATAATAAAAAAATAAAAATATTTAATATAGAAAGAATGTGGGGTATTGGAACACCAGAAGACCTCGATTACTTCTTAAAAAATTATAAAGGTAAAATATGAAAGTAAATATTTTTATAACAACATATAATGCAGTTGATGATTTAAATAATTGTTTAAAAAGTTTATTTGAAAGCGATATTAATAAAGTAGAATATTCTGTTAATATTATTAATAATAATACAAATTTTAAATTAATTAATAACTATAATGTAAAAATTTATAATAACCAATGTCGTCCAGATTTTTCAACTGGTCATTTGTCTAGAACGTGGAATCAATGTATAATAAATGGATTTAAAAGTATAACAAATCCAGATTGTGATGTATTAATTACCATGCAGGATGATCAAATTTTAAAAAATAATTGGTTTTCATTATTATTACCACATATAGAAAAAAATTCATTTATTGAAATTGGTGGTGGCGATATAATGTGTATATATAAGCCGAGTTCAATATATAATGTCGGTTTATGGGATGAAAGATTTTGTGGTATAGGTTATCAAGAAGGCGATTATTTTTTAAGACAACTAATTTATAATAAAGAAAATATTTCTATAAACGATTATTGTCATGGAAGAATTTATAATCCAATTTATGCCATTAGTAATAGAAAGAGAGAAATAGACAACGAATATTTAAGAGTTCCTTCACGTAATAGTGTGCGTAGCACAGCACATCATAAATCTGCCGCATATCACGATCTTTGTAATAAATTCTTCCTTTTAAAATGGGGAATAGAATCTATTGATTGGAATATTGAACATATAAAGAATAATGTTACTCCGAAAATTGATTCATATATTATGTATCCGTATTTTGAATATCAATTAAACCTTCCAGAATTGAGACTCCAACGATATTTTGTTATATAAAAGGAAAAATATGCAATTTAGTAATAATGAAAAAGAAATAATAAACACTTCTCAAAAAATTTATGATAGCTTTAATGCTTTTATATTCAGTAATGACACTAAAGTTTTATCGAAATTAATAGCAAGAACATTATTATTTAATAAAGTAATAGATGTTCCTGGTGATATAGTTGAGTGTGGCGTTTTTAAAGGATCTGGTATTGTATCGTGGTTAAAAATAAAAAATATAATCAGTCCAAATATTTTTAAAAAAATTATAGGATTTGATTTCTTTGATACAAATAAATTATTAACTAGTTTAACTGGTGCAGATAAAGAAAGAATGGAAAATTTATTTTTAAGTAGAAATTTCAATTTAAACGAAAATTATATTCCTATTTTAAAAGAAATTATTAAAAATATAGGATTTGATGAGTCCAATTTTGAATTAATTTCTGGAGATATTTCTACTACATCTGAAGAATATGTTAGAAATAGACCAGGAGCAAAAATATCTTTGTTATATTTAGATCTAGATATAGAAACCCCAACATATAATACATTAAAACATTTTTGGGATATAATATCATATGGGGGAATAATAGTTTTTGATGAGTATGGATATCATCAATGGTCAGAAGCAAAGGGGGTTGATGCCTTTTTTAAAGATAAAAAAATAAAAATAAGAAACTTACCATATACAGCACCAACAGCATATGTTATAAAGGAGTAATTAATGAATATTGACATGATAAAAAAATCATTTTTTGAAAATTATAAACATTTTCCTGAAATTGCCCCGCAAAATACACTAATACATAAGATATTTAATGGATGCAGAATTCATACTAGAAGTGGTATCAAAACACTAATAAAAATTCTAAAACCAAAAAATATTTTAGAAATAGGATCATTGCATTTTGAGACAACAAATCAAATGGCATTATCAATGGCTGAATTATTTCCCGCCGACGTTGGTAAAATTCATTCATTTGATATTAAAACTGGTGGATATGATGGTGCAAGACAATGTATTCCATTATCAACGAGAATAGTATCTCATATATGGATTCCCCATAAAACATCTTATGATGATTGGAAATACAAAGATGAAGAAATATTAAAAACAGGATTTGCGGACTTGACAAATGAGCAAATTTTCGAAAAGAATTTGACATATTTAAAATCAATCGCGCCGACTGAAGGATTTGATCTAGTTTATATAGATGGCGATCATTCATTTCAAGGTACTATGTATGATTATCAATATGCAAAACAAGTAATAAATGAAAACTCTTTTATTGTAGTAGATGATATATGGGATAATAGACTTCATGAGGTTAGAGAATTTTTTGATAGTCTAAAAAATGATAAATGGGATTTTTATGAGTGGAATATTGCTCACAAAGATATGGTACAAAATATGGGAATATTCAAGCCATGATCCATTGTATAGGCAATAGTCATGCAAATGTGTTTGTCGATGCACATCCAGCAAATATGTTTAATACTACATATTTAAACAATTTTTCATCAACAAGTATTGGTCCTGTTATAGCATATAATTTTTATGACCATCATTTAAATAAAGTATATGATGTTCTAAAAAAAGTAAAAAAATCACCAAATGACTATGTTATGCTAATTGTTGGAGAAGTAGACTGTAGATGGCACTTGCCTAAAAGAATAGACTCTAATAAAGAAGAAATATCTGTAGTAGTAAAAGAATGTATTGATAGATTCTTTAAATCTGTACTTGAATTGCAATCCCATGGATATAAACTCGTTTCTTGGTGTGGTCATCCCTCCACAACAGCAGGTCACGATGATAATCCAAATGAGCCTGTATGGGGAGAATGTTTATTCAGAAATAAAATAAGTATTGAATGGGCAAAATATTTAACTGAAATTAGTAATAATAATAATATTAAGAGTATTAATATAACAAATGATTTAATAATGGAAAATGGAATTACTAATATGACATATTTTAATGACTATTGCCACTTAAATCATAATAAAATTATGCCATTAGTTTTAAATAAATGTAGAGAATTAAATATATTATGACCGATATTGTATGTTTTATCCATAGTTATAATATAAACAATTGTAATGAAATATTAAACTATTTCAATGAAAAAGGGAAAAATTTTTTTAAAAATTGTAATAATATATTCCATTATAATTATGGCAATAAGCCAGAGAATGACATTTTTAAATCAATAAATTTATTAAAAGCAGAAGAAATAGAGACTATTAAAAATATATATTCATATTCTCTTAATGAAAATAAAAATACAAAAATATGTTATATTCATACAAAAGGCGTTACTACTCCTAATAATATTTGTATAGAAGATTGGCGAAATTATATGTTTTATTTTTGTTGCGAACAGTTTGAAAATATGGTAAAATTATTAGATTCTAATGATACATGCGGAGTAGATTTAAAAAATGATCCAGCATTACATTATTCGGGAAATTTTTGGTGGGCAAAGTCTGATTATATTAAAAAATTATGCCATCCAAATAATATAAAAAGCCCATTAACAGAAAGACACAAGTCTGAATTTTGGATATGCTCTTCAAATGGCAAACATTTTGGAGTACACGATTCTAAAATTCCAGTATATGAAAGACATAAATATAGATATCTACCAGAAAACTATAAAGGGCAATTATTATGAATTTAAATGATTTGGCAATAAAACATAAAACAGATAAAAGCAACTTGGGTCACGGATATACAAAATATTATGAGGAATATTTTGAACCTATTAAAGATGATAATTTAAAAATTTTAGAATTGGGTGTTAGAGAAGGATGGTCAATGACCATGTGGGAAGAATATTTTCAAAATTCTATTATATATGGGATTGATAATAATTATGAAGGTCTATGCCCAGAAAAATTTGATTCTGAAAGAATAATTTTTACTTTATGTTCTCAAACAGATCAAAAAACATTAACTGAATTATCAGAACATGTGGGTGGATTTGATATAATAATAGACGATTGTTCTCATATATCATCATTAACAATAAAAAGCTTTTTAATATTATATCCATTATTAAAGCCTAACGGACTCTATGTAATTGAAGATTTACATGTATGTGGATTTTCCGCAGAATATAATCCAGATAATTTCACAACAATACAATTTTTAAGCACTCTAAAACATGATGAAGATAAAATCATAAATTTTCATTTAAATCAAAAAATATGTTTTATTAGGAAAACTTTATAATATGTTTATTATTTCATGTAAATATACTAAAACAAGCAATCATATTATTAATTTAGTGTCTGATATTAGAAAATATCATGATGATGAAAAAATTTTAGTTGTTGACTCGGATTCATCAGATAAAACATATTTTAATGCTTTAGAAAAATATAATGCAGAAATTTTAGATGTAGCAAATCAAAATTGGATGGTAGGTGCATATTGGAAAGGATTTTTTAAATATCCAAATGAAAATTTTTATTATTGTTTTCATGATTCAATGCGTGTAAAAGATAATTTAGACTATTTAAAACAAAAAGAATTAACAATGTTAGCAACCTTTAATCGGACTGGCCATATAAGTTTTAATGCATGGAATAAAAGAATAAATACTGAAACAAAATATAAAGTAACAAATACTGGATATGGATGTTATGGTCCAATTTTTATGATTTCTAATAGATTATTTACTAACTTATATAATAATAATGCACATGTTTTATTACCAGCAAATAAAGCCGAAACTGGATTTATGGAGGGGGCATTTGGGGCATTGTTTGAATGTGAAGGGTTCAATTTAATGGAGTGTTCTTTATATGGAGATATTCTAGAACAAGAGTCTCCTGGCGGGAAATCATATCCTCAACCTTTTTATACTGGATGGCAATATCCTATAGAAAAATTTTATGCTTCTCATATAGATAATACTAGGAAACTCTAATGAAAACTGGATTCATAATATTTGCACATTGTAATGGACATACAAAGGAAGATGTTGATGATATAATAGAAAATATATCAGTTTTTCATCCAGAATGTGAATTTTTTATAAATCATCCAACAATTAGTCATGAAAAAATATTTACGACTCACAATTTAGGACCACTTAATAAATCATCATTTATTTTTGGTGCATTTGTTGATATCATAAATAAACTGTCAATAGAAGATATACATAAATGCGATAATTTTTGTTTGGTTTCGGCTAACCAATATTTTATAGATAATATAAAAGCAGAAAAAAATATAAATTATGTACAATTTTATAATACAGACGATTGGACAAATAGATATAATGGTAAAGATTTTTCAACTAATATTATAGGAACCCCATTAAGGCAACCCTATGGTGTATGGGATCAAAAATGTTTTTATAAAAAAATTGGGATTTCTAATCCAATGGCGTCTAATTGGGAAGGTGCTATATTAACAAAAGAATCAATGATATTATGCAAACAATATATAAATGTTGCTATTCAAGAATATCCAAATTCAGATTTAATATCATTATTTCCCGGTTATATGGCTTTAAAATCAGGACAAGAATGGAAATTTCCTTCATTTTTTGGTACATTTGATCCATCAAATAGACCTATTTTTAATCATATTATAACAATAGATCAACTTATAAATAAAAAACGGGAAGGATATTCAACGATAAAAAGAGTTAATTATGAAAAAAATTGCCCAATTAAAGATTATATAAGAAAAAATTATTATAAAAAGGAAATATAATGAGTACTGATAATAGACCAAAAACAATAATATGCGATATAGATGGAACATTATTTAAACACGAAGGCGATATTACACAGCAACACTTAATTGTTCCGACTTTATTACCGGGTGTTAAAGAAAAGATACAAGAATGGGATAGAAAAGGATATAGAATTATATTAATGTCTGGTAGAAGAGAGAGTACAAGAAAATATACAGAAAAACAATTAACTGATGCTGGTATATTTTTTGATCAATTAATATTGGGTGTAACTGGAGGAATACGAGTTTTAATAAATGATAGAAAACCAAATGGTACATTTGATACCGCAGAAGCAATAAATTTAGAACGAAACAGTGGCATGGAGAATATCAATGTATAAAAAAATAGATAAACCATGGGGATATGAAGAAATTTTAGAACAAAATGATATGTATGTTGTAAAACGTCTTTTTATGAAGAAAGGAAATAAATGCAGTTTACAATATCATGAAAAAAAGAAAGAAACTTTTATTTTATTAAGCGGAATCATGAAATTTACATACGGTAATACTCAAAAGAATTTAAAAGAATATATTTACAACCCTGGAGAATTTATTACTATAGATCCTATGAAAGTGCATAGAATGGAGGCTATAGAAGATATACTTTATATTGAAGCATCTACTAATTATTTAGACGATGTTATTAGATTACAAGATGTATATGGAAGATAAAATATGTATAAAGTGTTATTAACAACAAGCGGAACTGGTAGTAGACTAGGAAATATTACAAAATTTACAAACAAATCTCTTGTAAGAGTTGGGAAAAAACCATCTATTTCATATATTATAGAACAATATCCTTCTGATGTTGAATTCGTTGTTACATTGGGGTATTTTGGTAGTCAAGTTAAAGATTTCTTAGAATTGGCATATCCTAATAAAAAATTTACATTTGTTGAAATTGATAAATATGAGGGTGAAGGAAGTAGTCTTTTATATTCTATTAGTAAAACAGAAAAATATTTACAAGAGCCATTTATATTTCATGCATGTGATACTATTACATTTGATGAAATATTACCACCAACACAAAATTGGTTGGCCGGGTGTTCTTCTGGCGACCCATCACAATATAGATCATTTAATACATTAAATGATAAAGTTATATGTTTAAATGAAAAAGGAGAGAGTAATTGTAATTATTATTATATGGGAATATGTGGAATAAAAGATTATGAGTTTTTTTGGGATAGATTAAAAACTATTTTAAAAGAAAATGCAAAAGAACAATCTTTATCAGATTGTCATGTAATACGAGATTTATTATTACATAAAGACGTGACATATAAAGAATTTACAAGTTGGTTAGATATAGGAAACATGAAAGGTCTTTCTCATGCAAGAACTCATATAAATGACGAATTTCATATATTAGATAAAGATGATGAAAGCATTTTTATTTTTGAAAATTTTGTTATAAAATTCTTTTATGATAAAAAAACATGTTTAAATAGAGTAAAACGGGGTGATATATTATATCCATATGCACCAAAAATGTTAGGATATAGAGATAATTTTTACAAATATGAATATGCTAAAGGAGACTTATTATCCAGAGCAGCTACAGAAGAAAATATAGAAAAATTAATAAATTGGGCATCTGCGTGTATCTGGAATACAAAAACAAATGAAGAGTTTGAAAAGATTTGTGAAGACTTTTATATAAAGAAAACAGAAAAAAGATTGTTGGATTTTTATAATAAAAATAATATAAAAGATTGTTCTGAAACTATAAATGGATACAAAATTCCTCCATTATTCGACTTATTAGGAAGAGCAAAAGAAATATTATTAAAAGATTGCATTCCTACAGGATTCCATGGAGACTTTATTTTAGATAATATATTAATTGATAAAGATAATTTTATTTTACTTGATTGGAGACAGGATTTCGGTGGAAAAATTGATATAGGTGATATGTATTATGATTTAAGCAAACTAAATCATAATTTTATTGTTAATCATGATATTGTAAATAATAATTTATTTACAATTAATATTGATAAAAATAATATATCATGTGATATTTTATGTCATTATAATCTTATAAAATGTCAACAAAGATTTTTGGATATAGTTAATAAAAAAGGATTCAACATTAAAAAGATAAAAATATTAACTTCTATTATATGGTTAAATATGTCGCCACTACATGAATATAAGGTTGGATTATTCTTATATTATTTTGGAAAATATAATCTCTGGAGAACATTAAATGTTTAATATTAACTATGTATCTACCTTATTATCAAGGGAGTTTCCTCACATTTTAGAGTTTGGAGTATATAAAGGATATACTATTTCTCAAATCAAAAAATATGTCAGAGAAGATTATAAAATATACGGATTTGATTCGTTTGAGGGTCTTCCAGAAGATTGGGAAAATACTGTTTGTAAAAAAGGGGTTTTTTCTACTAATGGGGCTATTCCAAGTATTCCCGGTGTTAAATTTTTTAAAGGTTTGTTTGATGATACAATAAAAGAATATTTAAAAGAAGCAGATAATATATCATTATTACATGTAGATTGTGATTTATATTCATCAACAAAAACTGTTCTTTGGAATTTGAATGACTATATAAAGAAAGACACTATTATCGTATTTGATGAGTGGTTTTACTGTTCTGACTATGGTTATAAATTTAATTCAGATCATGAACAAAAATGTTTTTATGAGTGGTGTCGGGAGTTTAATAGAGATTATGATTTTTTTGATGATAATACTAGAGACGAAAATGCACACGAAAGAAAATTAGTGAGGATTATAAAATGAAATATTGTATTGGTCCTATGTCAAGAAATGTCGTTGATACTATTATAAATTTTTCAAATAATTATAATATAAAAATAGGTCTTATACCATCACGAAGACAAATTGAATTTAATGGTGGTTATTCTAATAATTGGACAACATACGAATTTTCTAAATATGTAAAATCAAAATCAAAAAACATTTTTTTACAGCGTGATCATGGTGGCCCAAAACAGGGGGCAAAAGATGATGACGGATTTACATCATTTGCTGTAGATAGTTTAACTTTAGATTCAATTCATATTGATCCTTGGAAATATACAAAGGATTTAACTGAAGGAATAAATAAAACAGTAGAATATATAGATTTCTGTCTATCAATTAATAAAAATATAAAATTTGAGGTTGGTACAGAGGAATCAATAAGAAGATTTTCTAATGAAGATTTAGATCAACTTCTAAAAACTCTTGAAAATAAATTAATTGATAAATTTGAAACTATTTTGTATGTTGTAATTCAAGGAGGAACCGCATTAAAAGAAAATACAAATACTGGCAATTTTGACGAACAAAGATTATCCGATATGATACAAATATGTAAAAAATATAACAAGTTAACAAAAGAACATAATGGAGACTATATAACACAAGATTGTAAAAATAGAAAATTTAACTTTGGGTTAGACTGTATTAATATTGCACCAGAATTTGGATTAATAGAGACAAAAACAATTATGCAATATATAAATGAATATGAATTTGAAACGTTCTTTAATATCTGTTATACATCTAAAAAATGGGAAAAATGGGTTTCTGCGGATTTCGACCCTTATAAAAATAAAAAAACATTAATAGAAATTTGTGGTCATTATGTTCTTTCTAACCATATAGTCAACTCTTGGATAGAAAATAAGCATTTACATGCTATAATATATAAAAATATAGAAGGAAAATTAAAAGAATTATATGGAATTAAATAACATAAAAAATATGATAAAAGGATGGTTTATAGGAGATATAACACCAGTCGCATTTAAATCGTCCGCATGTGAAGTTGCCTTTAAAGAATATAAAAAAGGTGATTATGATAAGTCACATTATCATAGAATCGCAACAGAAATAACTTTAATAGTATATGGTAAAGTTGAAATGAATAAAGTTGTTTATGAAAAGGGTGATATTATAACAATAAATCCCAATGATATAACAGATTTTCTTGCGTTAGAAGATAGTGCTACAGTTGTTGTAAAAATCCCTGGAGAAAAAAATGATAAATATGAAGTTCATATCTCATAGAGGTAATATTTTAGGTAAAAATCCAGAAAAAGAGAATACGTTAGAATATATTTATTCTGCAATAGATCGCGGATTTGATGTTGAAATTGATTTATGGTTTAAAGATGAAACATTCTATTTGGGTCATGATGTCCCAACTCATAAAGTTAAACTTTCTGAAATACAACATCCAAATTTATGGATTCATGCAAAAAATCTCGAAGCTTTAAGATTGACATCAAAAATTTTAAATACGTTTTATCATACTGATGAAGACTATGTATTAACATCAAGAGGATATATATGGACATATCCTGGGAAAAAATTAAATTCTGAATGTATATGTGTTTTACCCGAAACTGTTAATTATGAATTTGAAGAAATTTTATTATCAAATGGAATATGTTCAGATTATATAGCATCATATAGGAATATGTTTCCATGTTATCAATAAATTTCCTACCATTTGAACGACCACATTTAATGTTAAGAACATTACAAAATTGGTCAAATATAAGCGAAAATTATAAAGATAAATTTACAATTAATATTCATACAAAAATAGATGATACTTTTTTTAATCAGATTAAAGATGAGTTTAATAAAAATAATATACTATTAAATATAATATATCATCCATCTCATCATTATATGACAAAAATATATTCATCATCAAGTACTGAGGCTGAATATTCTATGAAAATTGATGAAGATATTTTTATAAATTTTCATGTACTTGAATATATTATTGATAATTTACCATTATTAAACAACGAATCTACCCTTATATTAACACCAACATTATCTACAGGAATTCCATCTATAGAAATGTTTATAGAAGATGTTTGTACGGATGATGAAAAAAATATATTATTTAATTTGTTTAAAAATACTCATATTCCTAGTATATGGGGGGCAAATTATACATCGTTAAATTATCATAAAAAAACTTGGGATTATGGCCATTACTATAATATGGTTGCAACACTCTCTCATCATTATAAAGGTATACATCCAGTTAGAGTAAATCGACAGCCCCAATTATTATTGTGTGATTTGTGTATAAAATATATAGATAAAATAAAAAATAAAAATAATTACTATATTGATTGCAAACATATAACATATATATGTAATACGGTTTTTATAATAAAAACTGATATATGGAGAAATATTATAAATAACAAATCTTTATTTAGAGATGATTATGATGAAGTTCCATTAAATTTATATATGAAAAATCATAATCATAAAGTGTGTTTTATTAGAAATTCGAATGGTATACATCCAAGTTATAATACACTTGTTGGATATTCAGAAATATCAGATAAATTTTTTAATGCGTTATAAAGGAAACCCCATGAAATTCACATTCGGAATTATAACGGCTGGCAACGATAATTTTATACATAATATAATTAATTCAATAGAATCCCAAATTCCTCCAGATTGTTATGAAATAATAATAATTGGGAACTCATCTATTAATAAAAACAATACAAAAATTATTCCATTTGATGAAAATATTAAACCCATGTGGATAACAAAGAAAAAAAATATAATAACAGAAAATGCAAAATTTGAAAATATAGTATATATGCATGATTATATTTCATTAGAATCTAATTGGTATAACGGATTTTTACAATTTGGTGATGATTTTAATGCATGTATGACTAAAATAATTAATACTGATGGAAGTAGATTTAGAGATTGGACATTGTTTCCGTTATTTTCTAATGTTCAGGCATTAAATATACCAAAACAAAGAAATTTATTGCCGTATAATATAACTCATATGTCCAAATATCAATATTTTTCCGGTGCTTATTGGGTAGCAAAAAAATCAATAATGCAAGAATTTCCATTAAATGAAGCATTGTCATGGGGGCAAAGCGAAGATATTGATTGGTCACAAAGATATACATCAAAATATGTTTTTTCTATAAATCCACTATCAACTGTAAAATTATTGAAATTTAAACCTAGAATTTTTGACGAATTAACGTCACAAGATTTACAAAAAATAAATGGAATAAAATGATTAATATTATTATTTTCAGTAAAGATAGAGCATGTCAATTGCATTATCTTTTAGAAACATTAAAATTAAATTTTAAAGAGTACTATTTTGAAAAAATAAAAGTTATATATAAATATAAAAATCAAATACATCAAACTGCATATGATATATTAAAAACAACATTTCCTGAAATAGAATATTTTTGCCAAAATACAAATAAATTATCGTTTAAAGATTTAATATTACAAAATATAAATGAAAATAACAAATTAACTGTATTTTTTGTAGATGATATGTTTATAAAAAATAGATTTTCTTTAGATGATGCCGAAATACAAATGATGAATAATAATGAGAATGCGTGCGTTTCTTTAAGGATGAATGATGGGATGAATTATTGTCAGCCAGCAAAACTTAAATATACAACAATTCCTACCATTATAGATAATAGATGGAAATGGAGAGGACAACAAGGAGATTGGGGTTATCCTATGTCTCTTGATGGACATATCTTTAGAACTAATGAAATAAAACATAAAATATCTATTATAAACTTTGAAAATCCAACATATTTAGAATCTCATCTTAGTGGATTATTGCCAGAGCAAGAATATATGATTTGTTATAAAAGATCAATTGTAATAAATAATCCAATGAATAGAGTACATAATTTTAATTTAAATCCGTGTTCAAATATTTCAGAAGATTATTTGTGTAAAGAATATTTAGATGGAAAAAAATTGAAGAGTACAATACCACCAGAAGAAATTATAAATAATTCCCCACACTATCAGTTAGAAACAATTTTATATTGATCCAAATTTATTTTGGATAATATTACATCTAATATATTATTTTCCGGTGTTAAGTATTTTTTAGATAATTCAAAATTTTCTTTAATATATTCCAATTTTGAATTATAATCATTTTCAGATATTATATTTAATATATTATTTAATTCTTCAATTGAACTGAATGTATAAAACCCATTATTATTAAAATATTTATGTATGGAATCACACCCCCAATAAATTGGTATTGTTGCCGTGGCAAAACAATCAATTATTTTTTCTGTAAAATATGTATCTTTTTTGCAATTTTCTATTGATATAGAATATCTAAAATCTTTTAATGCCTCAATTTTTTCATTAATCGGTAAATATCCTCTTCCACATATAAAATCTATTTTATTTCTATATTTTGATACTATTTTATGCCGCAAATCATGTCCTTCTAAATGTTTTTTGTTGCTCGCAATAATAGATATATTTTTATGTTTATTAAATATTTTTATATTTTCTTTGCTCATCCAACAACCACCAAGAAAATATTGTAAATATTTTTCTCCTCTTGATAATAAGTCAGTATCAAATGTTAAAATATAATTAAAATTATTTTCATATTGTTGTATTTCATCATATAAATTTTTTGTAACATATGGAGATTCTATTAGTAATGCAATTTTTGTTTTACCAATTGCTGGATTTGAAAAATTTGATGTATAAAATACAACTTCGTCCATCATAGATACATTTCTATCCCATATAATATTTTGATCCAATTGATGCATATTACCTAAACAATGTATATGAGAAAAAAATGAATCAACAATTTTTAATTTATACATTATTTACACCAATTCCAATTTTTTATAGTATTTTTCAGTTGATCTTTAGACATTCTAGATATTTCATTAAATAATCTTTGGTTATTAGTGGTTATATCTTTCATGGAGTAATTAATAGAACTTCTATCATGATTTAGATGAAATAAAGATCCATTAACTCTTCCGATTCTAAGTCCCAAAATCCTGCTTCTTGTAACACGTTCATCATCCTCAAATCCCCAGCCAACAAAATTTTCATTTTCCATTCCAGATTCTATATATTTTTCTTTGTTCCACATAACACATCCACCAATTGCATGATCATTCCACCATTCAAGTTTATCTTTTGTGTATAAAGAAAAATCATATCCAGAATCTATTACTGTCTGTGTATTATGTAATCTAACATTATAAAAATGTCCATCATATGGATAACACATGTCAAATTGATTGTTTTTTATTAAATTATAACATTCTATTATCTGAGTATTTGGAATAAACGCATCTGTATCACAATTTAAAATAATTGATGTTTCTGTATTTTTACATAATGTATTAAATGTTTTAGTTTTTAATATATATTCATTGGGATTTTCTAAAAATATATACTTTGTTTTGAACTTTTCGCATATATCCAATAATTTAGTTGATTTTTCTTTATTACATTCACAAATAGTAATATTGCAAATAAAACATTGTTTAAAATAATTTAAAAGTATAACCAGATTATCAAATCTATCTTGACTATCAATTTTAACAGGTATGTTTATTGATAATTCACTCAAATCAATCATTTATGCGTATCCCAAAATATTTTTGCTTCTTGCATTTGCTCTTCGGTTAGTGTTCTAAATGGGTTTGAATCTCTTTGACATATTCTAACTTTCCATTGAGCATACACAGGATCATCTTCATGTGGGTGAATAACTGAACAAGTTTCAAAAATTTGTATTGATCTTTTTAAATTATATACATCCATTAAAAAATATGCATCGTCTCCTGCGTATACTCCCATAACTTTATATCCACCAATTAATTTCCATAGTTTATTTTCGAAGAAAATGCATCCTCCAGCTATACCCCCCCCACCATCAGGAAAGCAATGTGCCTCATATCTTCCAAATTTATTATCATATTCTACTCGTTGATTATAACAGAAAGATAAATGGCAGTTGTTTCCTGATTGATTTAAAGATAACATCCCAAAGGGTATACCTCGTATAACAGGAGATATTTCAGCAGCATTAATAAGACGCTCAAACATCTTATATTCTTCTTTTAAGAATAAAATGTCGCTATCAGCAGTTAATACATATTTTGTATCTACATCTTTCATTAATGTATTAACAACTTTTCCTTTACCATAATTCTTGTCAAATTTTTTCAAAATAAACTTCCTTCCTGCAAACTCTCTAGTAACAACTTCTGATATTAATGGCCAATATTCGTCCTTTGCCCACCCACCAAAATAAAATTCTATATCATCAAATGGATGACATTGTAAATGAACCGACATACTATGTAATGAATCTAAATTTCTATCTAACCGTATCTTATCTGGTGCAAATATAGGCTGCACATATGCCATTATTTTACTCATATTTTAATTTCCTTTAATTCTTTACTATATTCAGCTTTACGCAAATTCTCATTATTACATAATTCTACCAAATATTGTATTTTTTTCTTCAATTCTTTTAATTCTTCTTTTAATTTATCTACCTCTTCCTTTCCGAATCTATAAATAGGAACATTAATTATTCTTTGAATATTATATTCCTTTATTTCATTATCAACTAATAGTTGTTCTATTTGTTTCTTATTTAGATCTGGAAACTTTTTAAATATACCCTTTTCTATTACTTTTAATAAATCTCTCTTGAACTCAAACTCTGTTTTGTTTTCTCTTCCTAATTTCTTATATCTTTTTAAATAGAATGAAAATCTAAAATCAGTAAATTCTTTAATAATATCGGTAACTGTCATTTTTCTAACTTTACCATTAAAATCAATGACAGTTATGTTTTCATGCAAAGTATCCCGCAATTTAAACTTTTCATATATTTCTTCGTCTTGCAGTTGAACTTTTAAAGTTATTGTAAAATCAAATGTAGATTTACAATCATCTGCATAATTTGAAATTATTTCTTTTTCTTCTAATGAGTCTAAATGTCTAACATAATCTTCTCTATTCCATCCTATAGGCAATTCCGTTATTCTTATTTTTCTTTCATTTAATCTATTAAATACGCCTTGGGTTTGCCAAGCAAACGTATCTATCTTTTTTATTTCACCAGTAAATCCCGCAAAATATACTTTTGGTTCTCTAAATTCCTTTCCTTCTATATAATTTTGCTGACATCTTATAATATCTTCTACTTTTCTTGGTAGAATATTACATGCAAATCCTACCGCTATCCCTTGTGTAGGATTTAATAATATAGTAGGAATTATAGGAAGGAATGCACTAGGTTCTTTTTCTGTATCATCATAGTTTGGGATCATTTTAATTAGATCTGAGTCAACATCCATAACGGTTTTAAAACTATTAGATAATTTTACACTAATATATCTTGCTGCACCAATACCTTTTCCTGGACCAGCAATTCTGGACCCGAATGCCCCTTTACCTTCAAACCAGTTTATATTATTTGATCCTGGAAAGTTTTGTGACATATTTGAAATAGCATCTTCTATTGAAGTATTTCCATGAGGATGTATTCCCATAGTAGAACCGGCTAATTTGGATACTTTTATATAATCATTTTTTGCAAGATGTCTGGCAATCCATAATGATCTACGATGTACTGGTTTTAATCCATCAATTACACTCGGTATTGCCCGTGATTCTAGTACATATCGTGAATAATCATGATATTGCGTATTAATTAATTCTGAAATATTTAATTCTCTCATAATGATTGTTTTAATCCTTCCTGATAACAAAAGTTGGTCCATTTATGTGCAAGTTCATCTTTAATTATAATATCAACTTTATAATAATATACCGCGTATGTAGTATTCCATGTGCAAGCAGGAATTGTATTTGTAGACGATATAATCGGATTATCAGATATAATTGTTCTAAAATCAAATGGATTTGCTAGTTTTCCCGTTTTAATGCAAAAATTTACCCATGCTTTTGATATAGCATCTTTTGTATCAAATATAGTATATGTATAATTTGAAAGTGAAGTTACATACGATGGAGGATTTGAGGCCGAATCTATTTCAATTGTAGTATAGTTATTAATATTAACTGGATTGGAAAAATACGTATATGAGGCTTTATAACTTTTTTCATTAATACAAAATTCTACCCATTTTCGGGAAATTTCATCTTTTTTTTCTATTTGTACCCATTCAAATGAATTAAAAACTGTATTTCCTTTTTTACCATTAATAATAAAATTGTTTTTATTAGGATTATTAAAATAATACATTCCGCCAGTAGTTTTATAGCTCATCATCCCCCCATTTACCGATTAATTCAACTTTTAATTTCATTTTACCAACAGATCCTTTATATAGATTATTATTTATTATATCCATATCGACAGATTTAACATTTAATTTTATAGCTATATCATTTATATCTTTACAATCTCTAAATTCTTTTGGTGGAATAAAACAAGTTTCTCCCATATTTAATAAGCATAATGATCTTAAATATCCAGTTTTATCTATCCATGGATTATCAAGAATCCATACCCGGTTTTTAAACGTTTCTTTAATTAAATCTGCTGTTTGTCCTGTAACGTTTGCATTACATAAAGCAATAGAATTATTTAAAAACATTGAATCTATTAATCCTTCGCAAATATATACTGTTTCTTCTTTATTTGCGCCATAAAAGTTATATAGTCTATTATCTGGAAATTTTATATCTTTAAACGATGCAGTTAAATATTTTTGTACATATTCTGCATCTTTTGTTTTTGGATTTATATCTCTTCCTTGAAAGTAATATAACATATTATTTTGATCTTTAAATGGTATTATTACTCTCCATCTATATTTTCCTTTATAACAAAAATAAAAATCTTTCCAGAATTTTTCTTTTATATTTCTTTTTACCATTTGTTTAATCGCATATAATCTAAGTTTTTCATATAACTCTATATTTGATTTTTCATCTAATTTAATACAATTATCTTCTAAAAACTCCTTTAAAAAATCATTTATTTCTGTCGTTACTTCTCTTTTCTTTACAATTGTTTTTGCGTGTGTTTTAAAAACTTCTCCACTCTTTATTTGGTCAAAACATCTTAATCTTATTGATTCATACTCTTCTGGATAAAATTCTTTTAAAAACGATTCTAAATTATTTCTTAAATCGCAGTTATAACAAGTAACAGCATACCAATCATTATCTTCATGAACCCAAAATCTTTTTTTAGATTTATTCTTTTTAGAATCTCCGCATATAGGACATCGTCCGTTCATTACTAAACGTCCGTCTCCTCTATTCTGTACGGTTGCTCTATCAGAAATTCTCTTTATAAGAGATTCTACTTCGGATCGTGGATATTTCACAACAATATTATATCACAAAAGTTTATGCATTCAAGACAATTTTCTTAGAAAATTTAAACTTATGAATTATTTTATAATTTTTCTTTTCTTCATATGGAAGGACAGGAATTTTCTTTAATAATATTTCAGAAATATCTGCTTTATCTATTGTATCAATGAGATTCCATGACTTTAATAAATATACTATTGTATTTCTACGAAGTTTATCGTCTTCGTTATATGTAGATTCTCTTCCAGATAAAGGAAATAGTTCTTTAAAATGGACTATTTTAAATATACCTTCTTGATCTGTTCCAACTATATAACATGATGGAATAAACAATTTTTTCTTTTTGTTTATAACACCTACACGTTCTAATGTTTCTCTAATAACAGAGAAATCTTCCTTTAAACTAACTGATATTCCTATATTATTCATTTTTTAATCCTTCCTTTAGATTCAAATTTTTCATTTATTATTTTGGCCCACTCGGTTCCCATCACATCAATATAATCTTGTGCTTCCCGGTTTGATATTTGATAATATCTAGAAACCGAATCTACATTTGTATTATTTTCTTTTTTATTTGGTTTGATATATTTATAAAATGTTCTATCTTCTTTTATTAGACCTATTAAGGCAGTATACATTGATTCTTTTGGAATTTCAGATTGATATTGATTTAAAATATTACAAATTGATATATCATCGGGCGACATAGATAATGCTTTTAATATTAAATATGTATTCCAAACCTTCTTATTTTCGTCAGTATCTAACAAATCTCCATGTTTTGTTATTCTAATATCTTTAACAAAATCAAATGGAGATATAGATTCTTTTTTTACAATTTTTTCAATTGTAACATCTTCTTTTACTGGTTTTTGTTTATTTTCAAAAGCTGCTTCTATGTCAAGAAGTGTAAACTGTTTTTCACTCATATAGTTATATTATAACATCAAGTCTTTCTTGATTCAATAACATTTCCTGATGCATCCAATAATGCAGGTCTATCTTGTTTCTGTTTTTCTTCTTCTGTTGGTTTTTCAAATTTTGGTACTTGATTGCGTATAGTTTGCATTATTTTAGATGGACTATCATTAAAAATTGGTCCATCTGCAAGGAAACTTTCAAATTGTTCTTGTGTCAATCCTTCCTTTTGAAGAGGAAGTAATCTATGCCATATTTCCCATTCTGTTAATGTTTGTTCCATTAATGTAATTAATGCTGCCATTTCTTCTATTTTTTGTAGAAGCATTTTTCTTGTTATATCTTTTGCTTTTTTTTGTTTAAATGCACTTGGTTTACTCATTGTTCTATCTCACTTTGTAATTTTGCAATTTCTTCGTCGGATAATGGAGAATCATGAGGCAATTCCAATAAAGATCTATCTTCGGTTAATCTTATTTGACTTGGATCTTCATCAATAGGCTCCATTATAACTTCTGGTCCGCTTCCTAATGCACCTAATGATGCTAATATTTTTGCTTGTTCAGGAGAAATATTTGCGGGCGCACTTAATGTTTTACTAGGAGAATTTAAAGAATGGTCTACTCCCGTAGATGCGTTAACTCTAGGATTAGTCGCTTCATCCGACCCAGCAAGGCGTCTACTAGCTCCCAAAGAAGAAATAATCCTGTTTTGACTTTCCGTAAGAGCATCTGGCGTAGATCTTGCTTCGTATTCTTTTTCTTGAAATTGTGATGATCTAAGACTTTTATTGGCCTGTATGATAACCTCATTTTTATCTGGATCTGCAACTGCTGGAGGAGGTTCTGCTTTCCGTGTATCTACTGTTCTACTATCTTGTGGCTGTGTTATTGTTTGGTTGCCAAGTGTTGTCTTTTCTACTGCAACTTTCTTTTGTGGTTGAGGTAAAGTGGTTGTTTCTGTCTTGGGTGGTCTACGATTTCCTGGTAATACGAATCTAAATGCTGGAGTTCCTCCCTTAGAAATCATATCATCCATATCTACTACCATTTTATCTAAATTAAATACATACAAATTAGACTGTAATTGTGGTCGTAATGCTGGCGAAATGCTATTTAAAAACGTTAATCTAGCATGTGCTTCATCTACTGCTGCCAATATTTGTACGTCCAATATTGTTCTTGGTAATTGGCTTGGTATCTGGCTATGGGTTGTATCAACCACTATTAAATATTTTGTCATTCCCATGAGTTTTCTCCTAATATATATTTTTATTCGATCTATTATACCAAACTTTTTACTTTTATCATCCACATCTATAGTTCCTTATTTTTAATTATTTCAAATAAATCATATAAACATGCCATAAAGTTTATTTCTGGATCTATTACTAATGAATGCATATATTGATAATTTGCTATTGTAGTTATTATTTGTCCTACTTTTGTACCATCATCCGAAAATTTTCTATTATTTGTAGCATCATATAATGCTCTATATAGTTTAGGATATTCATAATTACTTAATAAACATTCTTTTCTAATTGTTCCTAATTTTCCTTCACACAACATTGATACCATTTGATCTGTAACTTCATTTCCTACCATTTCTTTTTTAAATGTAAATACTGCCCCATTTGTAAATTTTTGCATATTGTTTATCGTTGAACGGATATCAGGATAAAAATGTTTTACTAATTCTTTTAAATCATTTTTAACAGCATCCGTTAATTCTACGCCTTTATCTTTTAAAATCTTTCCACATCGTTTTAAAATATCAATTGGTTTTGTATTTTTAAAATCAAATTTTTGAAATCTTGATTTTAAAGGTTCTATAATTTTATTATCATAATTTGCTGTCATTATGAATCTACAATGTTCTTGAAATTCTTCTGTTGTATTTCTTAACATAGCTTGGGCAGACGTACTCAAAAAGTCTGCTTCATCTAATACTATTATTTTAAGATTTTCTATACCTACCGTATAACAAAAGTCTTTAACATCTGTTCTTATTGTGTTTACATCATTTCTATCAGATGCACTAATATAAAGATAATCCCCTCCAGAAATTTGTTTTGCTAATATTTTGGCAACTGTAGTTTTACCCGTTCCTGGATCACCAACAAATAACAAATTTGGGATTGATTTTGTTTTAATAAAATCATTAAATTTTTCGATTAACAATTCTGTTCCAAGAACATCCTCTATCTTAGTTGGTCTGTATTCTGCTTCCCACGGATGATTAATATCGCTCATTATTTTCCCTTCATGCAATCATTTTAGACATAAAATATTCGGTTTTGCAATAACTTGTTGTTATTGAAATATTAATCAACTTTGAGCCAATATTTATTTTAATATCTTTCATATCCTTTGTACCAAATATTATAGGAAATGCTTTTTTTCTAAATATTATATCAAAATTTTCTTTTACTGTTGCATCTGTATAAACAGTAAATGTATTAGATTTTGTATCTTTGTTTTTTATACTTAATTTCAATCTTCCTTTTTCTTCTTGTCCGGTAATAAAAATACATTCTTCGCTCATTTTATTTAATGCTGTTATAAACTTGTCTAAACTAGTTGAATAATCTAATGTTGCTAACCAATCTACACCTTTAAACGACCGTTTGCCTTCCTGAATTAATTCTGTATCAGATGTTTTAAACTCTAATGTGCAATTCTTTTGTAAGAATGATAATAAAGAACAATCATCAAATTCAAATTCTAATGGGATATCTTTATCAAAAATACTTAATCTACTTAATAAATCTTGTGGTTTTAAAATTCCTATTTTTTGTTCATCTTTTTGAAATTCAAAAGAATCAAATAATGAATTCCATGTATGAATGATAATAATACCATCATTCCTGTTTATAGCAGGAATCATAGAAACTCGTTTACCATTTTCGTCTTTAAAAAATACTATATTAACACCATTTTCACCAACCAGACTACCAATTGTTTTTAATGGTTCTGTAAATTGGTTTAATTCTTTTGATGATTCGAATTTGCCTTTCATAATTTTAGTCCTCTGTTAATAATTATACCGTCTTCTTTTTTAGAGTCAATAAATAATTGCCATTTACATAATAACTCAAATGTAAAAAATTTTTGTTCTAGTTCGTCAAGTTGGTTTTCTGTTAGTGGAGACTCAAGTTTTATATATCCATTTTTAAATATACTTTTTATTGTATTATAACAAAGACATATATTTTTAATAATTAAAGGATTTTTAAAATATTCTTTATTAAAAATAATTGACGGACGCGATGGAAAATCTTTATTTCTTAAATAAAACTCCAATTTTTTAGTGTTTAAAGTTATAGTATAAGCCATTCTTTTCTCGCGTCGCTATCATCACCGAATGCTAATGTTAGCATTTTTGTGGCATCTTTTGTATTAGAAATTCTTATCATATTTGGTTTTTCATTTATCATATAATCCCATGCTTCTTTTCCACATGAGCCAAGACCTTTAAAATATGATATTTCATATGCAGATGACTTTTTATTTTTCATAAAGTCTTCAAATTCTTCTTTTGTATAAAAGTAATGTGGATTGCCTTTCTTTTCTATTACTTCATATAATGGACTTTCTAACACAAATATTCTACCATGATCAAATAATTCTGGCCAAAATTTATAGAAAAAGTTTATTAATAAGCATCTAATACAATATCCATCCATATCTTGGTCTGTTGCAATAACAATATTACCATAATTTAGTGCCTTTAATGATGCTGGTTCACCAATTCGCAATCCTATTGCTGATATCAGAGATTGTATTTCTTTATTATCTAAAACCTTTGCTGGTGACATACCATGAATATTTAATACTTTTCCTCGTAATGGCAGCCCGGCCATTGTCTTACTATCCCGCACCATAGCTAGGTTAGATATTGCAGAATCTCCTTCTGTTATATACAGAGTACATACTGATCTATCTCTTCCAGATGCTTCAATTAATTTAGGTATCTTTAATTTGGAAGTTATTTTTTGTGCTTTTTTGATATCTAATAACTCTTTACGATCATTTTTAAAATTTATCATGTCCACTAATGCTTGTTTCATTATTGGAAGATCATTTATAATAGATGTTAATTTTCTTGGACTAAACAATTCATCAAAATGATTAGTTACTTCCTTTTTATCATTTACAAATTTTTCTTTTGTTTGTCCTTCAAATGAAGGAGCATTCCATGTCTGGAACAAGATTATTAATAATTTTTTGGATACATCTGCATTAGTTGTTTCTAGTTTAAATTCTTTCTTCATCTTTTCTCTCAAATCTGTAGAAAAGACTTCTTTCATATACTCAATATGAGTACCACCCCTAAATGTATCTGCCCCGTTTATATTTGAATACTGTTCAAAACTTTCTGTAAATATATTATGACATATTGCCAGTTTCATACCTTTTTTCTTATCTTCAACAATTTTATATTCTGTATTGAATTTCTTTACAAAATCTTCAAATGATTTACAATTAAAAGTTTCTTTTATATTGGTTTCATTGTGTATAATTGTTAAGTTTATCTCAATATTTGGATATGCTACAGTTAATTCAAGACACCGTTTTCTAATTAATTCTACTGGTAATTGGTGTGTAAAAATCTTTTGATCTGGAATAAATGTTACTGATGTTCCAGGTTTATCTTTTGATGATGTTATTTCTGGTTTACTTATCTTACTTAAATTATTTGAAAATACTTGTTGATATAATCTTCCTCTTCTATTAACTTTTATAGTCATTTTTTCGGAGAATATAGTTACAAGAGATGCACCAACACCATTCATACCAATAGTTTCACGTTTGGTATCATCGAAGTTACTTCCAGATCTTAAATGTGTAAATACTACTTGGGGTGTTGGAACTTTAGCTTCCTTGTGCTTTTCTAATGGAATTCCTCTTCCATAATCCCTAAAAGAATATTCATTTGTATCATAATTAACATAAACATCAATTCTATTACCATATCCTCTAACATGTTCATCAATTGAGTTATCTAATATTTCACAAAACAATTTAAATAATGCAGGAATATATTTTATATCATCTTTTGTAAATGTCCCATCAGGTTTTAAAACCCAAAAATTTTGGGTTTCTTCTTTTGTAGACCCAATATACATTTGTGGTCGTTTAAGAGCATGTTCTATATCTGATAGAATTTTTATTTCTTGATCTGATGCCATATTATTTCAAACCTCTCTTATCATTTTTACTTTATCTATTATAGCTTGATCACAATCAAGTTCAATATAATTCTTATTTTTCAAGAAAATTTCTGGGTTGTTTACAACCGTCATACTCGACAAAGGCAAATCTTCTATTTGTAAATTCGACATTTCAAAAAATTTATCAAAAAATTGTTTAACAGTATATGATTTTCCTGACAAATTAACATATTGATTAAAAGAATCTATTGACGGCAAATATGTATTACTCAAAAATTTTGATATTTCTTCTACATTTGTTGGCATAAGTTTTAATTCTGTTGGTATTACAATCTTGTCTTGAGTATTTTGACATCTACTATAAAACTTATTTATCATATTATGTACATCAGATTTTTCCAAAGAAAATAAATTAGCAAGTCTAATTATTTTAATATATTTTTTAATTAATGCCTTTTTATTTGGTATTAATTCAACAGAAGACAATATACTATCAAACCAATTTTCGTATTGTTGTTTTGATTTGGCATATGCGCTTACTTCGCCAGTCTGATAAACATAATCAGTAGAAAAATGTAATAAATATAAATTATTTTGTAAACAAAACTCGGTTAATTGTTTTGGTATAAAATAATTTGCATATGTAAAATCATCATTTTCTGCTTGGACATTTGTTTTTGCTATACAATTTACAATTATATCATTTTCACTTGTTTTTGATTTTAAAATCAAATTAAAAATATCATTTATATTTTTATCATTTATAATATCTTCTATTGGTATAACATGATACTTATGCATTCCCATGTTTTTAAATAATGTATTTGTTAGTTTTTTACCCAATCTACCATCTGCGCCCAAAATAAATATTGTTTTATTTTTTTCAACTTCTGTTTCATATCGGATTTCATCTATTTGTTCTTTTTTATTTTTTCCCATGAATAATGATGATGGGAAATTTGCTGTTTTTGCATCGTCTATTGTAGATAGATTTCTATAGGAATGTATTACTGTTGGATCTACTTTTATCCTATATATTTTATTTGGATTAGTAATAAAATATTCTAATTTGTTATCATATACAAACATATAAACCATTGATGAGTTTAAAGTTATAAACCAATCTGTTTGGGAAGTATGATAGTGTGGTCCCCTCATAACAAATGGTTTAGTATGTGAATAGTAACACATTTCTGGTTGTGAATCTTTGGTTTGTTTATCGTCAGTTCTCCACAATTCGCATAGAAACCCTCTTGAGTCATTAAACTCTTTAAGTTCATCTATTATTACTTTATGATCAAAAAAAGATACCAATCTTGTATGATTTACTGTGTTCATTTTTTTCCTATTTCAATTTCTTTTGTTATTTTATTATTCGTTTTAGCCATATCAAATTCTTTTTTACTTTGTTTTCCTCCACCAAATTTTAAAATAATATCACAATAATTTATAAAATATGATGATTCGTCACCAAATTTTTCTCCAAGTATTATTTTTATATCAACATTAAATAATTTATATTGTTCTGCTTCTTTTGCTGATATACCTATTGTTTTCCATTTTCTGTGAGTTGCTTCTTTATATGCAATACCAGGAATACCTATATTTGTCAATCCAGAGACTATAACAATTTTTTTGTCATTATATTTCTTTTCTAATTTATCGAATTCGATTTTTATTTTTTCTTTAGCATCATCTAAATCAAATTTTGATTCATCACTATATCCTATTATACCAACATAAAAATCATTAACAAATTCTTTGAATGTTTTATTCATTTTATTTTCCTTATTTTTAAATAATATTCTATTGTTTCATCCAACGCTATATCAAATGATGTTTTATAATAATCTTGAATTTCTTTTGTAACTGATAAACAGTATACCATATCATGTCCAGGTCTATCTGTTATATATTCTATTTTGGGATTAAATTCTTTACATTTAGTCAAAAGTATATTAGCAATTGTATTATTATCTAATAAATTATTTGTATCTGCTAAATGTATTATTTGATATTTTTTATCTTCTAATTTTATATTATTATAAATTATATCATTTATTATTTTAACGGTATCTTTAACATATGTCCATTGGCGGCAATTTTTTCCTTCACCATAAACTTTTATTGTTTCTCCATTAAAAATTCTATGTAATGACGCAGGTATCATTTTTTCTTTATATTGATATGGACCAAATTGATTTGCCATTCTTATTAGAATAACATTTAATCCAAATGTTCTTGCCATTGCCTCTAAATATGCATCCTGTGCAACTTTTGAAGCACTATATGGATTTGATGGTCTATATGGAGAATCTGTTTTAAAATCTATTAGTCCCTTTTGATCTAATGGAATATCGCCATATACTTCATCAGTTGATATATGATAATATTTACTTATTTTATTTACTCCAAATAAATCAATTACTTTTGCAGGAATAAGACTATTTTCTTTGAACATTATAGATGGAGTCTTTATAGAATTATCAACATGGGATTCGCTTGCAAAATCTAAAATATCTATTAAAGTTTCATTTACAAAATATTTTAGTGTGCAAATATCATGAATATTACTATTAATAGGAAATATATCATATTGTTCGCACAATTTTAAATATTCTTCTTTTATATGCTCTGTTGCATATCCTAATTTATCAATAGATATAATTTTGATATAATTTTTTCTTTCTCTTTTTACAAATTCTTGTAAAAAATTATATCCTATAAATCCAGAACATCCGGTTAAAATTAATATTTTTTCCATATATTTCCTCTAAAAGAAATGAACACAGGATAGTATTATAACATATCCTGTGTTCAATTCAAGCTAAAGATTTCACTTTATGTCAAAATCATCATCATTAAAATCGACATCATCTAAATCTGTATTGTCGATTTCGTCATCATCTTTTGCTTCTTCTACTTTTGCTTCTGTTTTTGGTTTTTCTGATGCTTTAGGAGTTTCCTTTTCGACATCATCATCACCAAAATCAACCTCGGAACTACCGATTTCTGCATTATCATTTGTGACTTCTGTTGCAGTATTTGTATCTGCTACTTCATCATCATGTCCTTTTAGACCACCAATTAGGCATTCTCGCAATTCATTTGCTGTCTTAATTGGGTCTCTTTCAAGGATCTTATTCTTAATTACAAGTTCCTTTGCTGTCTTATATACTTCTTCCATTTTTTCTTCATTTTCATCAATTGGCTTGCTACCACCAACGAATTTAGAATCTGAATAATCTGGCCATTCTCCCTTTTGCTTCATTAGAAGCAAGAAGTCTTTACCTTCAAATGGATCCCAGAATGGTGCTTCATCTTCTGATGTTTCTTCAATTTCATCCATCCACTTATCAAATAATGTCTTTGATGCTTCATAGATTAAAATTTTACCAACCATATCTTGATTAGCCTCTGGTGCCTCTTTAACATAAACTTTTACGAAATAACGAGGTTTGCGATAAAATTGTTGGGCCTGCTTCTTATCAAGTGCATTATCGCTGGAATATAATTCTGCAGCTTTATCTGCAATTGGGTTTGCAGCCTTGCTATCAAATGAACGAGGGTCGATAACTTTAATATATTTATTATCTCCCTGTCTCTGGAACATATGATATCTAATCTCTACCCAAGGCTTTCCTGTAGGTGATTCGTCGTCTAAAGGAAGAATACGAATACGGTATTTTGCTTTCGTCTCTCCTTTTACAATCACTGGCTTGAAAAAGCTTTCGCTGGCATATGAACTGCCCGGTTTCTTGCGTTCCTCTCCGATCTTTTGTTTGACCTGTTGGAACTTATCTTTTACTGACTTAAAGCCCATACTGTTTACTCCTTACTTGCTGGGTACTTTTATATGCAATGATTGCATATTTGTCGGTTTTTTATTGTTTTTAACATACTTTCTGATCTTTCTTTTAATAATGCATTTAAATTCTTATCTAATATTCGTAACTTTACATTATCATAATTATTAATAAAAGATCGTAATAATATTTTTTCTACTCTTTTTAATTTTCTTCTATCTATTAATTTCATATAAACTACTATAGCCTCATCAACTTTATTTTCTCGTACATGACTTTTTATATATTGCTCACAATAATCCTCAAATGATAAATTGTTTTTTATACAGTAATTTTCTATAAAATCAAATCCTTCTTTTACATGTTGTAAATATAATGATACTGTTGATTTGTTTTTTTCCCATTCTTCATATAATTTATCATTATCTTCATTAATTAATGAGAATGGATCGAATCCCTTCACATCATTATTATACACACAACAAATATACCCGTCAACATCTTTTTCGGTCAATCCTCTATCAATAAAAAGTTTTGCCATTGCCTCAAAATAGTTTTTATATGAACAATTTAAATACTTATCAAAAGAAAGTACATATTTCTTTTTTAACTTATTACACTTACAATATATTAAATAACCAGTAATCATAATACTTTTTTCATTTCCTTTTCAAATATTTTTTCTGATTCTTCATGCAATAAGTCTAAATTTCTAGTATTTAATTTTCCATATAATTGATTTGGTTCTACACCAAACATTTCTGACATTTTTATGATAATATCAAATATATTAAACTTCATTAATCTTAATTTATCTACCATATTATTTATTGCTTCTTTTTCTATTTTGTGTACTTGCTGCGCTGACATATTTAACTCTGATCCTATTTGTTCATATGTTAGGTTTTTTTTAACTTTCTTTGGATGCATTGATAATTCCTCATAATGTTTCCTTTATATTTCATAGCGTTTAAATAAACATTACCATATTATATCATTTTTAATTATCAATGCAAGAATTATTTTCAGAAATCTTTAATCTCCCTCGTCTTAACTACTGTAGTATCAGATGGTTTTTCATCTTCATCATTCATTTCGGTTTCTATATCCAATGTATCCTTTTTCGGTTGTTGTTTTTCTTCTGTTTTAGTATCCGGCTTTTTTGCAGTTATTTTTGGTGTTGCCGTAGATTCTTGGTCGTCTATAAGTTTCATATACTTATAATTTACTTTTGCTAAGAATGATCCACCATTCCTTGAGAATCTTGATTTCGCAATTGATATAATCATAGAATCATCATCATCCAAATCACTATTTCTTGCCATTGTAACCAATACATCAACGGTTTGTGCAATTCCAATAGAGTCCGCTACATCTTCCATTCCTATGTTTGTTTGTCCGTATGATTGTCTGCCAGTTTGTGCAGCCGACATAACACATGCTTTATATTCAATAGCCAATGCTCTTAATTCTTCACAAACAGTTACAATCTTTCCATATGTATTATCAGAAAATGCCTTTCCATTTGGCCTTACTAATTTCAAATAGTCAACTATTATAAAATCTGGTTTAAAATTACTTTGTAGTTCAAGATTTTTTAATAATACTCGTATATCATTTGATGAAATTGCATTTGGTGCATATTCTTTATATACTAATCGGCCTAATGATTTTCCATCCTTCTTTAATTGTTCTCGTCTAATAATAGCTTTCTTCAACGCTAATGCAGGGTCGATGTTTACCTCATCCATAGGAACATTTGCAAATTTTGCATCTGTTCTTTGTTGGATATAATTTTCACTCAATTCTAGAGACAAATATAAAACATTATATCCATTAAAAGCTAATGTCGATGCAGCGTCATTTAATATTAGCGTTTTTCCTACGTTTGACGGACCAGCAAATACGAACATAGATTTTCTTCTATATCCGCCACCTATTCTATTATCCAATGATTGGATTCCAGTTGGAATAATTTCTTCTCTTATATTTGAATCTGCTAATCTTTGTTCTAATGCAGAAAAATATTCTACACCAACGCTTTCATCAAAACTTATTTGGAATGCATCTTCCATAGTTTTAACAATTTCTTCATGCTTATGTTCATCAATAAGATCTGTTACTTTTATAACAGCATTTATTATTCTTTTTGTTTTAATAAATTTCTTTGTTTCGTCACATATCCAATCATAGTTTTTTGCAACATCCAATTCTATAGAAAATGCTTGAGTCAGAGTATCAAGACTTTGACCCAAGCGTTTTTCACTTTTCTTGGCTATAACAGGTAATATTTTATCTTCTAGAATTTTTGGACTTGGAGACCTGTTATATTTATTAAAAAAACTTTTTATTCCTAAAATAACATCCTGTGATTTTGGGGAAAATAAATCGGTAGTCATTTTAGAAACATATGTTCTGCAATAGATATCAGATGATATTAGAGATTTTATAATATAAAATTCTATTGCATCAAAATCATGTTGTACATCAGTCATTAGTTAGAACCTCTACCATATTATATCAAAGATTTGAATGGGAATCAATTTTCTTTTTCGGAATCTTCTGTAGTTTCTTCCTCTATATTTTCTACAGTATCTTCAAGAACATCGTCAAAATCACCTTTTTGTAGACTTTCGTAACAAATCGATTCTTCTACTTTCTTATTCAAATCTTGAAGAATTCCTTCCCAAACATCTTTAGAATTTTCTTTTAGATATAATTGCTTTTCAAAAAACATTTTATCTAAATGTTTAACATAAACTCTGGTTGTTCGCTTTTCAAAAAATCCATGTTCAATTCCATCAACAATAAGATCGTAAAATTTACTTAGACCTTTTGTAAATGATAATAATATTTCACATGAAAGACCTTCTGGAACAACTCTATTTTTATCTGTTCTTGCTCTTAAAATAACACCTTTAGCAACTTTAACATTATCGCCAGCGGCATTCTTTTCGTCCTCTCTAATTGTTTTCTTTGTTAAAGAGATTACACCAGTACATGCATAAATAAATCCTTCACCACCACTCATTTTTCTTGTAGGAGCGGCATGTGGATTTGCTGCAGCTTGTTCATAACTATGGTTTATAACTACCATTGGGATATTATAATGACCACATTTATTTGTTAGTGCTCTGGCACATGTACGCATTTCTTTTGCACGTTGACCCATGTCAGATGCATGTTTTCCTTCTTCGATATCATTAGATTCTTTTGTTCCTAGTAAGTTTCCTATAGAATCACATACCATAAATAATTTTGCATCATCTCCAAACTTTTCTCTCCACTTTTTCATATCATTTGATGCCATATTTCTAAATTCACTAATTGTTTCTGGTGTTCTGATAATCAACGAATCAGTATCTACACCAATTCTTGTTAAAAACATTTTATCTACAGCATTTTCAGTATCATAATAAATTATTTGATAACCTTTCTTTTGTGCTTCTCTTGCTGCGCATCCTGCTAATAATGACTTTCCGCAACCGGATGGACCATGTAAAGCATATAATCTATTACTTGCATATCCTTTAAAATATGATCCACTAATCATTCTATTAAATGCATAAGATCCGGACGATATAAAATCGACCATATTTCCCTTCGCATCATCTAGTAGTGCTGCTTTTTCATCATTAAGACTTTCTACGAAGTCTAGTGCCCGCTTTGCGGCATCGGATAAACCACTTTTTGCTTTTGGCTCATCTGTATCTATTTTCTTTGGCCTTGCCATATTTTTCTCCTTACTTGTTGTACTTCTGTGTACTTGTTTACTTCGTGTACTTGTGGTACTGTTTACTTTTTCGTTCCGAAGAACTTATATCTATTTAGATTCGTTCTACGATTTTAAAATAAACTTTTTGTACCACATAAGTACTTATGCGAAAAGATCTTCTATGTCCTCTATTTCACAATTTGGTATTTCCCATCTTAAAACTTGAAAAAATTGATGTAATGGTTTCATGAAAATCTTCTCCCACATTGTATCATAATCTATACAATCTTCTAGACCAAATTCTGATGGTATTTTTTCTTTAAATGAAATTGCATTATTTCTAAAATGATCCTGTTCATGAATATATACTACTCGTACTTTGTCACCTTCATATATTAATTCATATTTGTCTTCTAACTTCATTTCTTTAATTAATTTATTATAAATTATGGCACCTTTTATATGCTGTGGACATCCTTTGATCGGATATCCAGTCAAAGAATCTGTATATTTTTCCAAATTATTCGCAGTACTTACTTTAGATATTGATACTGGTGTAGATTTCATAAATTCTGTATAATATTTTAAAATTTCATTTTTAACTTTTTCTTTATCTAATGTTTTCATTAATATTGTAACTACAGATTTTAATGCGTTTCTTACAATTTCTGGTGTGCTTGATCTGACAATTTCAACCCCTTTAACCTCTAATTCGTGTTCATCACCCTCTGGAATATCCTTCCCTTCCATGTTTAATACATATGCAACATATCTCTTTTTTGCTAAGTGTAATCCTCTTCTAGATATCATTTCTCTCTTAAATGATATTCTGTTCTCTGGACAATTCATTCTTACTTTCGCAAGATGTTCCATTCTTGTATCAATTATTTTTGTAATTAATGGTGATATCTTTTCATCTAAAAACTTTACAGTCTTTTGAATATCAGTATCATCATAATTAATACTTTTTAAAATTCTTCCTGCTGCTAAATAGCAAGAATTGTGTAATAATATATCGTTTGCAAAATATGTATGTGGAGTATCTACCATTCCTATATCATAAACGTCCTGATAATCAGAATTAATGTATTCTACTGACTCTACTTCGTCAACTTCATAATCTAATTGTAATTCATTGTTTTGCAGTTCACAATCAACATATATATTATGTTGTTTATACTTCAAACTAATTATTTTATCACCACGGATTATTTCTTTTGGTTTCTTTTCTACTAATTTTCCATTACTATCTATAACCATACATGAATGGTCTTCTGTAACACTTACATGTTTGCCAGATTTTGTTTTTATTTTAAATATAGGTTTTTGTACAAAATGTCTCTCAATATACTGGACCTTACCAAAATTTATTTTCTTGTTTTCTTCATCATAAAACGGTAATTCCGTATTATTACAAAATATAAATGCTCTTCCATCATGATGTACTTTTATTAAGTTATCATTTTGTATTGCTTCTTGTTCAAAAAACTCTCTAAAAGTCTTTTTTTTACCATTTTTCATAACAACAATATCAGAAAAAACGTTGGAGTCGGTGTCATTATACGTAATAATATTACTGATATTTTTAGCTTTTAATTTTTTTCCAATGTTAGTATCTTCCCATTTTTCAAAATATGAGTTTATTGCATGAGAAGTATTTTTAATTATTTCTTGACCAGTTAAAGTAATAGCAGCAGCACTATCTTGGTCATATAATCTAGACCATTCAGTACCAAAAAACCCAAAAACAGAGTTTATCAAAATTTTAAAATTATACTGAAGTCCATTTTGAATTTTTTCTTCATCATGATTGCCAGATTTTTTAGCATCTTTCATTAAATTTTTATGATAATTTCTTTTTTGAAACCATTCTTCTACGAATTTTGGTACAACACCTTGTTTATCATGTCTATAAATTGCACCATTTGATGCGATTGATAATTTGTGTTCTTTTATTTTATTTACCCATTCTATACATGTAGAACCATCTTCTGTTTCAATATCTCTGTGTTTATTTTTTTCAAAATCTTCTAACATATCAAGAATAATTATTGCTTCTTGTTCAGTAACTTTTGATATTTTTGTTTCTGGAGATATATTATGTTGTATCATAATAGACGGATACAGAGAGGTTGCATCATATGACATCAACCACTCATGTACACCAGTTTGGGGATCGTGAACATATGCACCTGTAAATTTATCATTTTTTTCTGACCCCGCAACATCCGGTAAAACTATTTTATCCAATAACAGTTTAGATATGAATGCCCCATCTAATATTTTTGTTGTAACCGCAAATTGTTCAAATGGAACTCTGCATCCATAACAAATAGTTGTCATAATGCTCATAAACTGTAATTTTTCATCTAATTTAATTAGAAGATTAACGTCTTGTACGTTATATTCTACGTATTTTTGCCAATCTTTATTATATAGTTCTTTTAATGATCCTTCATAATGGATTTTAGACTCATTTATTTCTAATCTAGCTATATAATCAAGTCTATATGATTCTTGTTGATTTGGGTGATATTTCTTATAAAGTTCTAAGTAGTCTATACAGTTTATACCTGCAATTTCAAATCGTTCTACTTCTTTATTAGAAAACTTTGTTCTTGATATATGTTTTTTAATAATACCTATAGGAGAAAGTTTACTTGTTTGTCTTTCTCCTAATATTTTATTACAACGGTTTATTATATATGGTATATCATATGAACTACTGTTCCACCCCGAAACTATATCCGGATGGATCTGATTAATAAATTTTACAAACGTTGCCAACAATTCTTTTTCTGTTTTAAAAGATTTTACATAATGGTTCATTTCTCCATTTTTATCTTTTAAAAAATCTGTATTAAAATCGTTTGCAGCAAAAATATAATATTTTTGTCGTTTAGTTGACCATACAGTAATAATTACAATAGGATGTTCTGCTTCTTCTGCCTTTGGAAATCCTGTTTCAGAATGCACTTCGATATCTATAAAATGTACGTCGAATTTTGGTGGGATTAATTCTTGTCCTGCCCAATGATCTAAAATAAATCTATTATTTTGTGATATATCAGATTCGAACAATTTTCTTCCTGCATCTTTATACATTTTTTTAGTATCAATAAATTTTCCTATTGTGTCAAATTCAACCTTTCTTAGTTTATCTCCATAAATTGAAGTATATTCTCCTTCTGGATGTTGCATATAAAAATAAAGGGGAGCCGCCTCTTTATAATGGCGTTTCTCCCCTTCATTGTCATATTCCCACCAATGAATAGTACTATTTGATTTTTGGAAATATACTGAACTATACATTATTATTTACCTGATGACCCAAATCCTTTTTCTCCACGGGTTTCGTTTGTTGGTTTTTCTTGTATTTCTTGTAAAGAAATAACAGGTATTCGTTGAAAAACCATCTGTGCAATTTTATCACCTATTTCCACTGTAAATGTCTGTTCACCAGTATTTTGTAAAATTACCATTATCATGCCGCAATATGAGCAATCGACGGTGCCTGGAGAATTTGTTACAGTAATTCCATATTTTGCTGCATTTCCACTACGGGGTCTAATCTGTGCTTCCCATCCATCTTGCATTTGAAGATGAATACCAGTTTTTACAATCTTTCTATCTCCTGGTCGGAGAGTAACCTTTTCTGCCGCATACAAATCGTATCCAGCATCAGTGGAGTGGGCCTTTGTAGGCAATTTAGAGTCTGGAAATTCTTGTAAATTTCTCCATACTCCAAATATTACTTCTTCATGGCAACAACTCATTCATCTTCCTCATCATCAAATGTATCGTCGTCTTTCTTTTCCGACTTTCTAGGAGTTTTTTGTTCCACTACTGGTTTTACATCGTCACCTTCCAATGACAATTCTTCTCTGAAAAACTTTAGAAGACCATATTTTGACATTGCACATTTGTCAACTTCATTAATAAACTTTTCTTTATTTTCAAAGATTATCTTTCTTGGTGCGCCTCTGCCAGATTCGCGTGGTTTAAAACGAACACAATCCATTTCCAATTCACCATCGTCCCATATGGTGACATGAATTTCGGCGTATTTCTTTGGCTTTTGTGCCTTTTCTTCATCTTCGATAAAATCTTCTGCCATTGTGTTCTCCTTTATTTAATTTGGCGCGAGGTATATATTATATCAAACTCTTTAAAGAGTGCAATTTATTTGTTTATATACGTTGAAACTAATTTTCTTAATGTTTCTGGATAATCACAATCTATTTTTTCCCATTTTTCATAATATTCTTTTGGAATTTTTGGGTTATTGATTGCAGATCCACGATATAGATAAAATTTATTATGTTCTTTAAACATCTCTAACATTCTATCAATACTATATCCATTTTCTATATCAATTTTATTATCATATTCTGTAAAATTAAATAATTTTTTATAGACAAATTTTGCTTCATCTACTGAATATATCTTTTTCTTGCCAAATATTTCATAGACCATTTCTTTATCTATTCTATCTACTAGCATATTAGAAATCTTTAATCCTCTTTTGATATCATTTTCCCAAAAGTCCAGCCAATTTTTCATATTGTCTGGTGTTCCATAATAGCAACATTTTAATTCTGCTTTTTTATTATATATTCCTATTAACCAATGAAGAGTTCTATATCTCTTTATCACGTTTAGAGTTAGGGAACTTGCAGTTGAAACTTTACCTACTGTAGTAGATTTAAGTTCAAATCCAACTATTTGTTTTTTAATTTTTAGTTTTGCATCGACACCAGTTCTTCCGGTATCTTTTATGAGTTCAAAAAGAGATATTAATTGTCGTTCTCTTTTATTATCCTGTATTTCAACCATATGTTATTGTGTTGCCATCCGTATCAGTTAATACTTCTTTTTCATCATATACTATTTTTTCTTTAATAGTAGATTCTTGAGAATTTTTAGTTATTCGTATTTTCATATTAGTAATTGAATTTATATAATTTGAAAATACTGATATTGTTTCATTAAAAAATCTATCTTCAAATTTGATACCATCTAACATATAACAATCATTATCTTTATCATAATATCCACGATTGAACGAATTTGTTATTTTTATTATTTTTTTAATTTCTGAGAATTCTATTTTAAATGTTTTTTTATTTTCATCACTCATCAGAGATTTCCTTTTTAATTTTCTTTTTGGGTTTTATTGATTGTATTTGTTTTGACTTATTTATTAATGTGTCCACATATCTGATATATATTTTAGCTTGTCTAAAATTCTTTGTCAAGTATTCTTTATATGTCTCTTGTAAATAAATTAATATTAACTTATCACAGTCTTCAACTGTTTTTATATTTTTTAAATTTAACATAAAAATCCTAGAAATTAAATGCGTCTTTATATTTATTAATATTATCTTCTAACCAACGATTCTGTAAAAATTCATGCTGTAAATTTATTGTATCATAGTATTTTTCATCATTATTGATCAGATCTTTTATTGATTGATACCAAGAATCTGGATCATTATCAACTAAATTAGGAGAATTTGTTTGATCATATGGACCCCTACCATTCCCAATTTTAGATAAAATAGCAGGAATATTTATTGCAGAATATTCTAAATATTTCAAATCTGATTTAGCATAATTAAATATACTATCATTAATTGGGGCAATAGCAATATCTGCTTTTACCTTTTGCATTCCTGCTGGATAATTATAAAAATGACTCCAAGGAATTACCTTTACTCTACCATTTAATTTAGGAGGGCATACACCTACAAATATCCATGTAAATTCATCCATAGTAGCTTCAATCATAGGAAGTAAAAATTCTAAATCTCCACCAGGGCCAACGTGAGATGCAGAACCAGCCCACATAATAACAGGTTTATCCCCATCTCTTTCTTCTTTTGTTGGTCTTTTACTTTCTGCTGGATTAGGATTCCACATAAATTTTGGTAAATAGTTTGGAATAACCACAGAATGTTGGATACCAAATTGTTGTCTATAAAATTGTGCTAAAAATTCGGTTGAAAATGTAATTCTATCTGACATCTTCATTATATCTACTACATTTTGTCGTCTGGTTGGTGTATAATATTGATATGCTAAAATATTATGTGGTTCAATTCCATGAACAAGATCATCTAATTCATACATTATTTTTGCTTTAGATTTAGTAGCATTTATACATTTTCTATATTCTGTTATACATTTCTTTTGATTTTCTGTACATTGTCTTTGAAATCTAATTACAGAACTTGATTGTACTAAGTTTAGATCAAAAACGAATTGAAATAAAAATGTTGTATCCCAATTATATTCTGCCATACAATAGTTTAAAGGTATTATATTTCTATAAAATCCACATCCATTTTTATCAGATGGAAAAATTATAACTCTTTTATGATCTTGCTGATTATCCATATATATGTATCACCTTTAATGTATATCCTACCATTATATACGACAAAAATTAAAAATCAACATTAAGATTCAAATAATATAAATACTAATATGCTAAAATATTACGATTCTAAATTGAAGTTGTTAACAGAAAATTGGAAGAAAATTGTTAGAAAACGATTAGTAGAATCTGCTGTACTTTCTGGTGAATATTGGATTATTGATGGTTCACCAGTATTTGCAGACGGTGATATAGGAGATATGAATCATGAAGCACATGTTATTTCATATTTAACATCTCAATTTGCAAATTTATTAGGAATTGATAAAGATGACGTTCCACATTTACAATATTTAGAAGACCAAATTAAACACAATTTTATAGAAGATGGTTTAATAGAAAAAGGCGAAGAATCAGAAGAAAAATATGACAATGATCCAGCAAGTTTTATATTAGAATATTTAAAACAGAATTATTTACATGTATTTAATAATAATGAAAAACAATTAACAGACGCATTCTTTTTAGCATATGGATCTTCTGGAAGGAATGATGCAAGAGACTATGGAATGAAATATTTAGGATGGATTAGAGTTCAAGGAAATAATATACAAACATGGACTTTAACATCAGAAGATATGTCAAATATAACAAGAGGAATATCTAGCGTAATTGAACAGGAAATAGGATCTGAAGAAGATGATTTACAAGATTTAACATTTAATGTTGAATCTATGACAAACAAAAAATATTATTCTGATGTACCATTTGAAGTCATTGATTCTGGTGATGTTACAAAATTATTAGCATATCGTTGATATTAAATTAATTATTTTTCTGATATAATTAGTTTTGTAAACCTTTTATACTATTTGGGGAATAATATGTCAACAGAGAAAATTATCAAAAATCGTCGTCGTGGAAGAGGAAAAATAAAGATTACAAAACGACAATTAGTAGATAATTCCGAATTAGTACAAGAATTGGTCAATTTTAGAGCATCATATGAAAAAGAAGTAAATGATCATAAAAATAAAATAAAAGAACGTAAAAAGAAAGGTGCATCTGCAACCGAAATTAAAAAATTAGAACAAAAAGAAATATTTGGAACTCCATCAGAAAGATTAGGAGAAATATTCGTAAATTTAGTAGACAATTTCGCTACTAAAACAAACTTTTCTGGATACACATATCTTGAAGAAATGAAATCAAGAGCAATATTCTTCCTATTAAAATATAGCAAAAACTTTGATCCTGCTAAGAGTAAAAACGCATTCGCATATTGTACACAATTCGTATATCATGCATTTTTACAGGTAATTAAAAAAGAAAAGAAACATATTGAAACTAAAAAGGCATTAGTAGAAAAATACTATAATGAACGACATTTTGAGAGAAAAGATGATGACTTGATTTTTGGTGCATAATGTGTTATAATATGGCATGAAATTATTATTAATATCAGATATTCACTTCGGAGTTAAAAAGAACTCCGAATTTTTTTTAAACTTAATAAAATCCTTTTTTATTAATCAAATAATTCCTGTAATTGAAAAAGAAGATATTGATCAATTATGGATTCTTGGAGATTTATTTGATGATAAATTTAATAAAGATATATTAATGGAAAATGTAGCTATATCTATTCTAAGAACATTATTAAAAAATTATAAATCATTAGAGATAAAAATACTAATAGGAAATCATGATATTTATTATAAAGATTCACTAAAAGTGCATGCACTTAAACCATTAGAAAAAATAAACTCAAGACTTGATATTATATCAACTGTTAAAGAATATGATTTAAATGGGTTTAAAATCCTTGCTGTCCCTTGGATTATTGATGGTAGTGAGAACTGGATACACTTTACAAAGATAATAAATGAATATGAAGAAACAAATATTAAAAAATATAATTTATGCATGGGACATTTTGAAATAAATGGATTTAATAAGACAAATGAACAAATAGAAGAAAATGGATTATCACAATCAATGTTTGATGCGTTTGAAGAAGTATATTCTGGTCATTTTCATATAAAAGGTAAACATGGTCATATTAATTATTTAGGTTCTCCATATGAAATTACCTGGAATGACTTTGGTTCACAAAAAGGTATAACTGTTTATGATACTGATACAAAAACATCAAAATTTATTGAAAATACTATTTCCCCAAAACATAAACATGTAAATATTTCATCAATTATAAAAGAAAAAGAGTTATTAAATACATTAGATAATAATATAGTAAAGTTTCATATAGATCAATCAATAGAGGAAGATAAATTAGTAAATATTTTAAACTTATTAGATAAAAAGAACTTATTTAATTTACAAATATTAGATGAAAGAATAGAAGATTTAGATAATGATTATGTAGACATTGATACTGATTTTGAAAAAGATGAACTAAAATATGGTTTGGATTATATAGAGCAAACAGAACATCCAGAAGATATAGATATAAAAGAGTTAAAAAATAGATTTATATTATTACATAAAACGATAATGGAAAACAAAAAATGAAATTAGAAATTCAAAAAATATCAGTTAAAAACTTTTTAAGTGTAGGTTCTCAACCTATACTACTTACATATGAAAAAGGAATACATAAAGTTTCTGGTTCTATTGAAGGCACGTCAATAAGAAACGGAGTGGGAAAATCTCTATTATTCATTGATGCACTAGTGTTCGCATTTTATGGGAAAAGTATAAGAGACTTAAATTTAGAAGAAATGATTAATGCTATTAATGGTAAAGAATGTTTGGTCATTGTTTGGTTTAAACTCAATAATATTGAATATAGACTTGAACGAGGATTAAAACCAGGAATATTTGAATTATATAAAGAGGATATAAAACAAGATAAAATAGGTAGTAAACCTAAAGCACAAAAAGAACTTGAATATATTCTAGGTATATCATATAAAAGTTTTATTAATATGATTACTTTAAATATAAATTCAAGTCAACCATTTTTTAAAATGTCTTCATCCGATAAAAGACAATTATTAGAAGATATTTTAAATTTATCTGTATATGGTGATATGTTTGAATATATTAAAAAATCATATAATGATTCTAAAAATAATAAAAAAGTACTAACAACCGAATTTACATCATTAGTAGAAATATATAAAAATAAACTTGATACTTATAAAAAAATAAAAGAACATAAAGAAACATTTGAGAAAACTAAAAAAGAAAAATTAAACGAATTAAATGAAAAATTAAATACACAAGAAGTTAAAAAATCTTCATTATTAATAGAAAATATTGATTATAATAAAAAAATAGATGACCTAGATGATGAATTAACATCATTAAATACTAAAAATACAGAAATACTAACAAATATAAAAAGAAATATTAAAGATAAAGAAGAAAATGAAACTAAATTAAATAACTTAACCAAAACTCCTATATGTCCTATATGTAATACTCCTACAAATGATTCTCATGTAGAAGAATTTAAAACAGAATTGAAAGTAAAAATAATAAACTTAACTACATCAATCACACATATGGAAAAAGAATCAAAAATAATATCAAATAAAATAAAATCAATTTCATCAAACAAAACTTCTATAAAAGAAAAAATAAATGATCAAAACAAAATAAAAAAAGAATATGACAAACTATTAATTGAAATAGAAAATACCCATAAAGAAATAAAAGAAGTTGAATCTTCTTCTTTTATTATGACAGATGTAGTAACAAAAGAAGAAGTAATAAAAGCAAAATCTATTGCAACTATAAAAAAAGAAGAATTAAATAAAGAATCAGAAAATATGAAATATGCGGAAAGATTAAAAAATATATTAGGTGATAAAGGTATTAAAAATTATATTATTAGAAAAATACTACCCATTTTAAATAAAAAAATGAATGAATATCTATCGGTAATGAATGCAAATTATACTATAAAATTTGACGAAGAATTAAATGAAACATTAAAACATAGAAACTGTAATGTGTTTACATATAATAACTTCTCATCCGGCGAAAGAAAACGATTAGACTTAGCTTTAATGTTTACACTTATTGAAATATCTAAACTTAGAAGATCAATAGATTGTAATATATTAGTATTAGATGAAGTATTAGATTCGTCATTATGTGCTGATGGTACAGAATTATTCTTAAACTTTATGAAAAATGGGTTTAAAAACAATTATCCTGACCTATGTACATACGTAATAACACATAACTCTAATATAACAGAAAACTTTTTTGATAGTATAATAGAACTTAAAAAAGTTAATTCATTTACAAAACTCCATAATATTAAAAAATAATATAAATATATCATAGGAGTATATAATGACAGAAAAATTAGAAGAAAAAAAGAAAAGAAAAAAGAGAAAGAAAACAGGATTTGGTGCATATAAAAGAAATGGTAGATTGTATTGGGGATGGTCAACTGGTCTAGAAACTGGTGGACAACATTTTAACTCTGATACTACATCAGACTCAGGGGATTCTGGTGGAGACGGCGGTGGAGAATGAAACAAAATTTATCACAATTATTTCTTGAAAATATAAATGAACCACTTAATTATAACGTAAATTATAAACTAAATGTATCAGATGAGTGTAAAAGTATAATTAATAAGTTTATAGAATATACAAAAAATACCCTTGATATAACAGAATTACCAAATATTGTAATAACTGACGATAGAACTACTGTTCCTATGACAACTGGTGCTTTTTTACCAGATTCAAATACTATATATATCTATGCTAAAAATAGAGCATTATGTGATTATTTAAGAACATTAGCACACGAACTTAGCCATTATAAGCAAAGATTGGATGGTAAGATACCAAAAACCTTAAATGGTAGAAATAAACCATTAGAAGATGAGGCTAACATAGATTCTGGTGACTTAATTTATAATTTCGCCCACTCTAATGAAGATAATAAAGTAATATATGACTTATAACTTTATTTGGTTATTTTTTGTGTTTCTTCCTGTTTCTTTTTAATAGATTCTCCTAATTCTCCTACTTCACATGCACCACCACTACAAGCAGCACCAGCAAGTTTCGTAACATCTACTTTTTGCTCTATTTCCTCTTTAACATTTGTCCAGTCTACTTCTTTGTATTCTCTTTTTAAATCTAACCATAATTTTAGATTTGATACATCCTTTAATAGATAAGTACATTTCTTCAAATCATTATTTACATATCGTTCCGCAAATTGGTTAACCCTTCTAAGCCAATCCTTTTTTAATGTCATTGATTTATATTTTTCATTATATTCAATATATTTAGAATAGTTTAAAGTAAATTCTAATAATTTATCATTCCATTGTTTTTGTGTATAACCATTTTTTTCTGGTAATATTGGTTCATCCATTTTTTCTAAATCTTCTATTTTTTCACCTATACCTAGTACACAATCACATGCTGCCCATAAATTGTTATTAAATGCATGTAGTCCATCAACAATTAATCCAGATGCCATTAATGCCCCGTCTCCGTAATATTTAACTATTTGAGAAGAATCATAAATCGTTGTAAACGGTGCTTGTGGATAATCTTTATCTCCATCCATCGGCAATAATGATATTCCAGCAAACCATTTACGATTTTTATAGATATACTCTTCTACATCATTCCATTCTTCTGGTTTGACCGAAATAGTATTACTTACATTATGTCTTAACCAAGGATATTTTTCAAATCTCCAATCATTTTTTCTTGTTCCATATTCAATCCAATTTTGCTGAGTTAATTTTACATGTTCTAATAATTCGATAGCACCAGTTTTATTTTTTGTTTTTGCTCCATCAGGAACTTCACACAAGAAAGATAATACAACATCAGTTTTATTATTAGACCAAACTGATTCTTCGACTGCCAATGGATTCATTTTTTGAAATTCTTGAGCAGGAAATTCTAGTTTATTTGCCTGAACTCTTCTTATATATTTTTTAGCATGATTAGGATGAATACCAGAACTTGTACCTAAAATACAACTTGATGTACCACTAGGTTTTAAGGTACATCCTCTTGCACACGAATTTATTCCCAAAATTTTTGCAATTTTTTCATTTGTTTCTAAAACTACTTTTGCTCCTGTTTTTTGAATTTTTGTATCAAAAATAATGGTTGGATTATCCATCATTCCTGTTATAGAAACACCTAATAATGCATCACGTTCAATAATTTTTTTAGTTGATTCAGATAAATAATCAAGATTCATATAAGTTGCTTGGATTGTTCCTAAAATTGCTGCTGCTCTACAAGCATCATAAAAATCCTGATCGGTTTTTACTTTCTTTCCATTTATTTCTGAAAGGTTGCAAAAATTCCATCCAGAATTACCTTCTTCGTCATAACAATGTAAACTAATTTCGGAACACGGGTTAAACATTGTTTCTGTATTATCTGTCCATATGAATCCTGGTTCACCAAATTCTTTTACACTCTTCATAAGTTTTGAAAACTGTTCTTTTGAAACATTATCTCTAAGTAGTAATGCAGAATTGTTTGATCTTCCTCTTTGTGGATTTGTTATAAACCAATCACCAGTTTTTGCATTAGCCATTTCTTCGTCATCAGGAGAGAATAAAATAATTGTTGCACTTCTTCTTATTCCACCAGATAACACAGAATCACTCATATGCATAATAATATCATAAACTTCAATTGGTTTTAATTTTCTATTTTTTATATTTTTTAAAATATTCTCTATTAATTCTAATGATCTTTTTAATCCTGCTGGACCTGGAGCAATACCACCCCAAGAAATCATTGCTCCTTGAGGTCTAATCAGGCTATAATCAAATTCTATTTCATAACCACTAAAAGAATCAAAATTACATTGTGTATCATATGAATAAAATTTTGATGATGTATTAAAAAAAGATTGCATTAATACACCAACCGAATCTGCCCATCCTTCAATGGTATCGGGTATAACAAATATTTTTTTACCTTTATTTCGTTCAATAACTTTTGGTAATTTTTCTATATGATGTTTTTGTACACTTGCACCCACACCACAACCACATAATAATAAATATAATGTTTCTTTAAAAAAATCTAGTCTATCAACGTAACTAGCACAACAATTATATATTTTAGCATTCTTCTTTAGTATAGGATCACCGCCAAATTGTAATGCTCTTTGTGACCCTAAAATTCTTTTTTTAAGAATCATATCTTTTGCAAATTCAATTTCTGGTTTTATTAAATCATATTTTTCACCTAAATGAATTTTATGCATATTAAAAACACGTTCTACTAGTTCTTGCCATGTTTCTCTACGTTTCTTTTCTGGGATATATTTAGCATATTTTGCATATTGAGTATATTCTGATAAAGCCTTTAAGGACATTTTTAAACTCTCCTAACATTTTTTATGTTTAATGTATTTATGTTAATAAGATTTTGTACTTAATTAAAATCTTTGATACAAAATTATATCACAAACTTATTAACGATCAATTAAAAAATTATAAATACACATATGAGAAAACGTTTAAAATTACAGATTTTATCTATATTTTCAGAGAGTGTAAACATTGAAAAAGATGATTTATTTTTGTTACTTATAGATAGAAAACCTAAATTAAAAATTTTAACATCAAAAGGTGAATATAATGAAGAATTTGGATATGTTTTGCCTTTTGATTATGGAGAATTTTTAGAATATAAGAAAAATGATGTTAATTGGAAGTTTATAATAACACCAAATTCATTTTCTTATGATGATAAATTGAAACCAGTTGGAATTATTAATAATACAATAATATTAGCTAATAAAGGTAATATTAGTGATGATGAAAAGACTTTAATTAGAAAAGTTTTTAATAAAGATGATGTTGATTTTAGTTTAAAAGAGAATTGGGAAGATTCAATATTTAAAACATATAAGCTAACAAAGGTTAAAGACAAATATTATGGTGGAATAGGTGTAGGAAAAGTAGCTAGAAAATCTTTCTATAATTGAGTTACAATATAATTTCAGGCAGATATTAAGAATGTTTAAGTAGTTTAATATGTTTTGTTTATTATTTTATTTAAATTAATTTTAACTTATTATAGATCTACGGATACTACGTTTCACTTCGTATCCTCCGATCTACTCAACCTGCTAACACTTCGTGTTATCAGGTTTCGTAAGATTTATTTTTGATTTAAACTAGTTAAATTAGTTTTATTTAGTTTTATTTAGTTTTCGTCTGTGAAAATTTCTAGATTTTTAATACACAGACATATATTCCTATTTTTCTTGTACTATAAGTACAAAAATATACAGGACTTATGTGACTAGCGTTGCAACACATCAGGCAATTAGAGTCCGCTGACCGTCTTATGTTTTCGGACTAAATATTATTTCTATGTTTTCCTGGCTTGTTAACACCAGCACCTATACAATCGGTAATATATAAATTGATTATATAGATGGTCTACTGTGCTTTTGTTTATCGTGGTAGCCGTAGTCTTAATCCATTACTAACAAGTTCATATGTAAATAAACGGTTACTTTCTTATACTATAATTCGATATACTTGCTCCTTACTATTACTATTTGGTGGTAAAATATAAAGTGATATTCTTTCATTTACACCAAATGCGGTTGTTGATCGCCATTGATTTATATTTAGTTCTCTTAACATTATATGAAATCTTTTTGCGTCGTCAATATAATTTTTATAAGATTCTTCGGATCTAAGATTTTTCTTTCCATCTAATGAATTATGATAACAATATGCATCAATAGCAAAATTATGTAATCCTTTAGATTTTGCATTCATACAAATATCTGCCCCATAAAAATGAAACCCTGTTATTCTTTCATCTCTAAATCTTAGACCAGTTTGCTTATTTATTATAAGACATAACTCATCTAATGTCAAGACTTCGTTTTTATATTTATTTGGAGGATTTAATGGTGTTAAACTGGCATCTGTTAAATAATAATATGCTTTATGGTCTAACGTTACGCCAGCAGGACCAATTACACCCCATTTAGATTGTTCTACTTCTAATTGTTTTATATTTTTTGTAATTGAATTTAACCAATTGTCCGGAACAACAACATCTTGATGTAAAAATATAACATGTTTACCAGAACTAATATCCATAGCATTATTATATGCCTTTCCAACATTTGTATACATATTATTAAAATTAGGAATTGCGATTAATTCTATACTATGTTTTCCTTGTTGAGTTTTTAATGAATTACAAAAGTTTAAATATTCATTAAAATCATGAACTAATGTTATTATTGAATAATCATAATTTACAATTTTATTTCTTGTTATTGCATTTGCAGAAACTTTTCCTCTCAAATATGAACTATCCTTATGCATTTGTTTTAACCGTTCTTCTGGCATACCATTTCTAAATCTTGATGCATTATCTTTATGAATTATTTCTGCTTTTCTATTACATATATTATATTTTTTCAAAACGCTTGTTATTTTCATCATAATATCAACATCTTGAAATATATCTTCATATTGTTCATCAAACCCATTTATTTTTTTATAATCATTTACATGTATTAATACACCAGCAGCAGTATTACCATCAACTATTTTTATTCCATTTTCTTTTTCTATTAATTGTGGTTTTCTTAGTCCAAGATTAATATGACCAGGATTTGTGTATTTACCTGATGCATCATAAATATGTTGACCATCATGTTGAATTCTACCATCTTCATAGTACATTCTACAACCAACAGAACCAACTTTTCTAAAGATTCCAATTTCCATCATTTGAGTAACATAATCATTTAATGCTTTTGTATCATTATTTTGAATTACTACAAAATCTGTTGTAACATGATTAAAAATTGCAGAATTATAATTTTTTCCGAAATGATAGTTTTTAAGTTGGACAAATTTATAATTAAAGTTTTTCATATTACATAATTCTTGTAATGACTTATAATAATCAAATACTAATGGATCTGTTGTTCCAGTATCTACTATCATTATTGTTGTGTTTGGATATTTAACATGTTCTAATATAGAATCACAACATGGCTTAATTAAGTCCAAACTATCTTTAGTTAGTATAGAAATAGTTACTGTAGGATTTCTACCTAAACTATGATAATATTTTAAATGATTTAATTCATCATTAATAATTGTATTTAAATTTGTTGTTTGTGGTATAGATGATAATATTTTATCAATACTATTTGCTTGTGGAGGAGGTTTTATAGTTGAATGTTCATTAGGTATTTTTGGTTGTACAGTTTGTCCAATCATTGATAATCCAGGAATCATAGATAATGAATCTGGTCCATGAATAACAGCATTTGGCTTAATTACTCTTCTACTACCATTTATCATGATAGGTATTTCATAAATAGTGTTGTTTTTAAATACTGCCATTTATTTGTATATCCTTCACATCAATTGAAAACTCTGCTTTATCATAAAACTTAATCCTCTTATCTAAATGTGCATCTGAATATTTAAGACTATCTCCTATATCATACAAGAAAAGTTTATTTTTTTCTTTATGAAGTCTTAATCCTCTACCAACAGATTGTAAAGTTCTTATTTTAGATTTACCTGCAGCAGCAAATATGATTGCATGTAACCTCTTGATAGATATACCAGTTGAAAAAACTCCACTAGTAGCAACAATAATAACTTTTTTATTAATATTTGTAAATTTTCTTATTCGTTCTCGTTCTTCGGGGTCTACATCACCAGTTACTAAAAATATATGATCACAACAATTTAATTCTTTTAAATTGTTGTAAATAAAATCTGCATGATCAAGTTTATTTACAAGTATTAATATATTATGTTCCTTTTCAAGATGCTTTTTACATACACATTTAATTATATTTGCTCTTGGTTTAGATGATTCTAAATATTTCTTTTCTAATTCATATGGAGCATTCTTTAATTGTTTTTGTACCTCTTCTGGGTAATTTAAATATAATATTTTTATAGCTATATCTGATGCATCACCTTTTTCGATTAATTCTTTTGTTGTAACACGGTGTAAAACTGGACCTAATGTACTAATTACTCTATATTCATCAGATTTATGGTCTGGCATAGTTCCTGTACACCCAATTCTTATTTCTGCATTAATACAATTTTCTGAAACTGATCTAACAACATCTCCCTTAAGAGAGTGTGTTTCATCACAGATTAACATATCAAATTCTTTACTTAGTTCTTTTTGTTTACACATTGATTGCCATGTACTGATAATAATAGATTGATTTTTATCTTTACACTCACCATTAAATCTACCAATCATATCTTCTTTTATACCATAACTTATTAAGTCCGATCTCATTTGTTCAATAAGACCTAATGTTGGAACTAAGATTAAAACTTTGTTAATTTCTTTTGTTAATAAGAAGTGCATTGCGATTATCGCAATAGTTAAAGATTTTCCTGATGATGTAGCATGTTCTAAAATACCACGTCGATATTTTATAATTTTTTTAGCTCCATCAATTTGATGTGTTCTTGGTATCCATTCAGATGATAACCACGATTCTAAAATATTATCAAAATTATCTAATGAACTATATTTAACTAAATCTTTATCAAGTTGAATATCCAATTCATCACTTTTAACAAAATTATAAACTTGTTTTAATAATCCAATAGGAAATGTACCATCTTTATTTACAAACCTTATTTTACCATCCCACAATCCTGCTTTGACTTTAGGCTGAAACCAATAATTTTCAATATAAACAGAAAAATGATTTATTACATCATTCATTATAAATGGATGATTTGTAATTATTCTAGCATTAACATTATTTAATTTTTTAATTTTTAAATATTTTTTATCCATCAGTTAAGTCCGAGTTCGTGTGTCCATACATCAATTATGTTTTTTATTGTATAATTTCTGTTATTTAAATTTTTTGCGGTATTTTCTATGAATTCGATTAATGCTTTATAATTTTTAATTAATTCATATAATGCAAGTCTACATTCATTTGCATCAACATATCGTGTTACTGCTGAATCATATTTTAAACTAGTTGAAAAATCTGAGCAAAATTTATAATAATGAAATATTTGTGTTTCCATTTTTTGTAATTTAGCTTCAAGATCGTTTAGTAATTTTTTAGAACTATAAAGACGTTCTAGCCATCTTTGGAATTTTCCGATATTGGCATTAAGTTCTTCCATAACTATTTCTTTAGTTATATATGATGTATCTTTTTTTGCTTGTTCAATATATTCTTCAAATGTTGTATCTAATTTTTCTTGAAGAGAAGTTACCTTTTGTACATAAGAATCTATAAAAGATTTATCAGTAACATACTTGCATTTTTGATCCATTGAATATGACATTTTAAAATCCTTCTTAAACGTATAAATATGTACGACCGCAATAAATATTATACCATCATTTCATTATATTTATCTGAAAGGAACCAAATGATTCAAAGTATTACTGATAAATTAACTGAACAACTTGACTATATAAAATATAGTCAACAAACATTAAATGGTATATTTTTAGAAAAAGAAGATGTACAATTAATATTTAATACTTTAAAAAAATATGATTTAGAATTATTTCCTTTATTAGAAACAGTAGAAAAAATATCATTAAAAATGTTTGATATAGATCATTATTATATGAAGAATATAGTTAAAGAACTTTTAGAATATTATAATATTATAGAAAATCCTGATTGTATGAAATCAAGACATAAATTGTTTTTTACAGAAAGCAAAAATCTTGTTAAAAAACCATATTTAAGCGAAAATGTTTTGAAATCAATTAAAGATGAATTTAATAAAAGAAAAATATTTTCTAAGGTATCATCATGAATTTTAAATCATATGATAGATTAAATACTGTATTAATGGAATCTACAAAAGTTGAAAAGTTTTTTAGTGATAATTTGCGTCCTAAATTAACAGAAGAATTAATGAAACTATTAAAAGAATATAATAATAGTCCATTAGCAAAATATATAATTAGAAGAATACATAATCCAGAGTTAAATCCTCCTCAAAAATTAGAAATAGGAAAAGTCGGAAATTTGGACTCATATAAAATGGATAAGATTTTTTATGATGTACTGTTAGATGTAAAATCTGGTGATATTGGGCCAGGAGAAATATTAATAGGATTAACATTGGGAGATTGGATTGGTGGTACAAAAGGAGATTATGACGTTGAATTAAAGGATATAGGAAGAACAGAAGTAAAATATCTTGTACCATTTGCAAAATCTACAAATGTTCCTATGGGATCTGCTAATAAAAAACGTCTAATACATACAGATATACCAGTAATATTTAATACGTTTGTAAAAATTATAAAAGATAAACCAAAATTATTGAAAAGATACCTTAATGATGAAGAAATTGCATATTTTGCCGATTATACATTAGATCAATTACAAGGTAATAATGATGTATCTACAAATAGTTTACGATTATTGGGCAGAATTTTAAGAAGTTCTGAAAATCAAAAAGATAATAGTTTTATAAAAGAAGAAATTACATTTGATAGACTTAAAATTGCAATGGAAAGTACTTTAAAATTGGCAATGGGAGAAGCAGAATATTTATTGTTTATAGGCAACAGAATAAAAGATGATGACGAAATTGGTGGAAAATATTATTTAATGTCTAAAGATGATATTAAATATTATATGTTTTATAGGATATATGATGGTGACAGAATAAAGATTGCACCATTTACAACCGAAAAAGATTTTATGCAATCTAGGATTTATAATAAATGAATTTTAAATTTTTCTTTTTAGAAAATGAATTAAAAGGAAAGAATCTGGTCATTGTAGATGTACAACCAGAATATCAGCAATATTTTGAAAAATATGCATTTTCTATTAGAAATTTTACAAAATGGATTAACAAAAAATATAATACGTTTAATAAAGTTTTGTTTTTATTTAATGGGCCATCTTTGGGTATGATATCGGAAGATGATTTAAAATTATGGTATATAGAAAATGGATTAAAAGAAGATGTAGTTTATGAATCAGAATTTTTTGATAAAGGATATGCGTTTTTTAGAACATGCATTGATAATAATGTATCTGAATCTGACATTGTTTATCTTGTTAAATATATGTTAGAAAATAATATAAATGATTCCAGACAATTAGAAGAAACTGGATTATGGGATAAATTTGAAGAAAGATATAGTAATACACAATTAAGAAGTGTTTTAGAACATACAGGAGACATGATTTATATTCCTGATGTAATGGATGTATTAAAGAAATATGGAAATAATATAGTTCTTGTCGGTGGAGGAGCCGCTGAGTGCTTAAAAGAAGTAGAAATTGCATTAAATGCAAACGATCAGGAATATACACAAATAGCCGAATGGGTTTATTAGGAGATAAAAATGTTACCACCAGATGAAGGATTAAATGAAGAAGTCATGCTATGTCCAGCATGTGGATCATCAGATGTAGAAAAGACAGATACAAAATATAGAATCTGTCCAGGAAATAACGAAATGAATGAATATAAATGTAAAGCATGTGGTGCTACATATTTTCCTGCTATGGAATCTCATGATAAAACTGGAATTGATAAAATGATAGAAACATGGGGAAGAAAAACAGATCATGATAATTGGCTAAATAATATGAGAAATAAAAAAATAACCAAAATATATTTCATAAGAGAATCTAAATGAGAATAGTTGGTGTCGATCCAGGTATTAATGGTGGATTATGTTTTATGACCGATGGGGTTGTTAATGCGGTTGTAAAAACACCTACATATGCATATACAGTAGGTTCGGGAAAGAAATTAAAGAAAAAGAAAATGCTGGATGCAGAAATTGTCGGGGAATTGATAAAAAAGTTTAATCCTCATGCAGTCTATATTGAAAAGGTTGGAGGAATGCCAGGACAGGGAATTACATCTACATTTAATTTCGGGTTTGTAACTGGAATGGTCCACGGAATTTGTGGTGCATTAAAAATAAAAGTAACTACTGTTAGACCTCAAGAATGGAAAAAAGTTATACTAGAAAATGAAGATCATGATAAAGATGCAGCTATAGGATTTTGTCAACAAAACTTTCCTGATGTCAATTTATTACCAACAAAAAGATCCACAGAACCACATGATGGAATGGCAGAATCTATTTGTATAGCAATTTTTGGTCTGAAAAATGAAATAAATAAAATAAATACTACCGGAGATTCTACTAATGAAGGCTAGATATAACGGAATACTATATAAAGTTATAGATAAAACAGATAAATTCGTTATTCTGGAAGGAAAAGGTGGATACACATTTAAAGCATACTTAGAAAATGTAATATTTGAAAATAAACCAGAAGAAGTTCTTCCAAAAGAAAGACCACCTGTAAATGATATTGTAGAACAATCTGAAGATAAAAGCCTAATAGAAATGCCGTATGTAGATACACCAGATCATAGAGGATTTGATTTTGCATTTGAAATATTAAATAAAAATTATCCCGATATAAATGAACGTAAACAAGTCTTTATTACTATGTTAAAAGATATTTTTGATGGAAAAAAAGTTCAAAGCCCTAGAAACGAAGATAATATTATAGAATTAAAAACAGATGAAGATAAACAAGATTTTTCAGATTATCTGTTGTCTGATGATACATTTAAATTATCAATACAAAAGTTTTTTAATCTATCCATAGAAGATATAATGGATACAATATCAAGACCTACGTTAATAAATGAAATAGATTTAAAAAAGATCGCAACTCATCCTGATGTAATTGATGCTATCAAAACAGTTTATAGTATAAAAGGGGTTGGTGATAGAAAAGGTGAATATAGTCCAGAAAGAGCAGTAGGTATGTTAAAACGTGCCGCAGAATTATTAAAGAAAGAAGGTAAATTAACAGAAGAAGAATATATAAAAAGAATAGTCGAATGGCTAAAAAAATCTGGTGATAGAGGAAAAGGAAGAAAAGTTATAGGTCTAAATGACTTACCTGGAGAAGTTATGTCAGATATTTCAAAACAACCAAAAAAAGAACCAGAAACAAAATTAAATGATAATACAAAAGAGTTAGTACAGAAAATTATTGATTATATAGAAAATGGTAAGGTAACATATGATGAAATTAATACTGTTTTAAAAGATGAAAATGCACTAGAATATTTAGACCAAATAATAACAGTTTTAGAAAAACTTAATGTTGAAATAGTTGACGAAAAAACTCCTGAAACACAAACTCCTGCAATGTCTGGTGAATTAAACGAATGTGGTGTTACATCTGCTGCTGCACCAGGAACAATGGATGCAACAACAAATCAAGCAATAGATGGAACTAGTGGAATTGCTATTAGACCATCACGATTCGGCAAAAAAGATGAATATAAGTCTGATTTACAAAGAAGACTTGCAGAAGAAGTTGGATATGCCTCTTTAGAAGAAGTTTTTAAAACAGAAGTTCCTACAACAGGATTAACAAGTATAGAAGTATTAAAAAAGAAACAAAATGATGAAAAACAAAAAGAAGAATTAAAAAAATATTATTCGGAATTAGAAAATAATAAACAAACCCCCGAAGAACTAGAAGAAGTAGTTAAAACAAAACTTAGAAAAAGACAAGACGCAACAAGTATATCATCATTAAAAGGTCCATATGAACATGCTACAAAAGTTTTAAAAGATAAAGAACAACAAAATACTCCTAAAGAAAAAGAATTGGATGAAGTCGTTTCTACAAATTTAAGACCAACCCAAAATCTAAGAGATATAACAACATTGAAAGGTCCACATGCGGATGCGGTTAAAGCACAAGGAACTGCAACTACACGAAGAATGCCAGCAATAACCCCTTCTGTATCTAAAACTGATGATACAAAAAAATATACAAAGCCTAAATCTCACTCTGTCGGAATTATGAGGGAAAAAATTAAAAAATTATTTGATAATATTAATAATTCCGATAATTTTGAATTTGATATAGAAGAACAAGAAGAAACAACATTAGAAGAAGAATTTGATTTAAATAAAATAATAGACGAATCACTAAACTCTTGATTTCTATTTTAAACTCGCTATAATAGATTATTGCCCATAAGGATAATCTAAATGCAAGTTATATTCGACCTAAATCACCTATCATATAGATGCTTTTTCGCTTGTAGAAATGATATTCAACAAGTTGGATACAAATATCTACATCATGTAATGTTTAATAATATAATTAACTTATCTAGAAGATTTGAAGCAGATAAAGTAATTCTTTGTGTAGATGATAAACAAAATTGGAGAAAAAAGATATACCCAGAATATAAGGCACAAAGAAAAGAAAATAGAGCAGAAGATATTAATTGGGAAGAATTTTACGCGGAATTTGATAAGTTTATAGAATATTGTAAAACATATTTCCCTTTCTACGTACTCCAAGTTAAATATATGGAAGCAGATGATATTGCTGCTATGTTGGCCAAAACATATCAGAATGAATCTAAAACAATCGTAACATCAGATGGTGACTATATTCAACTACTAAGATATAAAAATGTAAAAATATACGATCCTATTAAATCTACATTTAAAAAAGAAGATGATCCAGTAAGAGCATTAAAAATAAAATGCCTGATGGGAGATAAATCTGATAATATACCACCTATTAAACCAAGAGTAGGTGAAGTAACGGCTGGAAAAATAGCAGACGATCCTAAATTGCTACAGGAAATACTTGAACATCCAGAATTAGGTGAAGAATATAAAGAAAACTATAAACGTAATATTAGACTAATAGATCTAAACCGTATTCCAGATAAATTACTATCTAAATCAATCCAACAATTTGAATCATATCAACTTGTTGACGGAAAAGGAATTTTTAACTTCCTAGCAAAAAATAAATTTAGAGATTTATTAAATAGATTAAATGAAATAGAAGAACTCTGCCTTAAATTAGTGGAAACATATAATAATTCAAAAATATTAGATGGACAAGTTTAAATCACGTTCTGTAATGATTCTAAAATTAATTCCTCTTTTATTGCAGTATTGAATTGCTGCATCCCATTTTGCTTTATTAACTGCCCATGTTTTTGCTTCTTGTAATAATGTAGTTTTCTTTTTGCCTTTTTTAGGAACAGGCTGTATTGTCTGCCTATATGGTTTAATCTCAATTAAATCAATTTGTTCCTTCCTATTTACATCTATATATTTAATTAAAAAGTCTGGATAATATCTACAGACTTTTCCTTTTATTGGATTAAAATACATTATTATTGAAGATTCTGACGACCATTCTAGTACTGATGGTGTAAGATCACAAAAACGCATGAATTTATATTCCCAAGACGACCTAGCCACAACCGGCCTTTTTCCTTTATACTTATCATTATTTACTATTTGATAAATACTTTTAATCCATTTGTTTTCTTGATGCATAATAACCTCAAAATTATTTATAAATATATTATACGAGAAATATTATGTTATTCAAAGAATATTTTTTATTAGAAAGAAAATCATTAGAAGAAAAAAGTATTTTTATCCAAAAATGGTATGAGGAAGCATTGGATAAAATTAGAAAAGGAGATTTCATAGTCTGTTCCGGTTTAAAAATGTCTTTCGGCAAATTATACGGAATAAAAGTAGTTGGTGAATATAATACAGATATAGGTTTTAGAAACGTCTATTATTTCGGTGTATTGGATGATGAACAACAACCATCAAGTGCTACTGGCAGAGCAGATATAATAGATATTCCAACAGGCGGAAAACAAGGAGGCATATCTAGATATATAAATTGTACATAATAATGTATATAAGTATAAAAATAAGTATTTGACAAATCAAAATTATATGATATAATATTATATA